TTATACAGTTGTTCCCTCAGAATAATCAATAACAACGTTTCCTTCCTTCAAACCAACAACATCCGTACTAAGAGACATACTAAATGAAATAGAGTTTGCATTATTTGGTAACAAAGTAACAGGCAAGGATGGAACCCCAATCAAAGTCATCTCTTCATGCGTTACTGATATAGAGTTTACAATTATTGTTTTATATATTCCAGAATTCTGTAATGTAAAATTCTTTATTATCTCTCTGCTTCTATCAACAACTCCCAAATCATTCTCTTGACTATCCTCAAGAACAACTCCATCAGATTTGAACTCTATAGAATACTGCTCCAATATTGCATAAGTAAGAGAAAAACTAAACAAAGGAGCATTTTGTGCATTAGAATAAATATCAACAAAAACCTCTTTATTACCAATAGAAGATGTTGACAAAACAAGATTAATAACGGAAGACTGACCAGCAATCAATACGGTTCCTGCTCCCATTGAATTTGAACCTATATTACCATCCCCTCTTATTGTAATATTTGAAATCGTAATAGAGTTTTGAACCATATCTAGTTCAATAAGTAAATTTGAAACATTTACAGACACGATTCTCTGAACATCAACAGGGAAAGAAGACAGTGACAAAGTATTGTTATTTGCTATAGAATTCGAATTATAAGACACAACCATGAAGGACGGTAAAGACGGAATTGGAGTCTGATCCCCTCCTTCAATATCTGGACCAGCAGGAATTAGATTAACATCATCGCTTATCTGAGAAAATGTTTCTACTGTAAAGGCAGCAAATGCAGAAAATGCAGATAAAGCATCATCAGTTATGCTATTCAAAAACAACTGCGATGCAAAACTTCCAGCTTTATTTCTGGAATATGTTCCTTGAATATTAACAGACTTTTCAAAATCCAGAGAAATATCAGTGTCAGGATATGGATAAGAAAGCAAACTTAACCCATTTGTATCAGCAGAAATAGACCCTAATGGAATCAATAATGGTTCAGTTCCGGCATTAACTATACTTATTTGAAATGAACCAATTTGATTTTCACTTATGAATGGCAAGTAAAAAGTATCCCCATTTTCATAAAACTCAGTAAGAATACCATTCTGCTCTTTTGCCATTAATGTATATGACGTTCCTGTTCCAGATAGTATCTGTATTTGAACATCATATATTCTAACTTCAACATTTATTTCGCTTGCATTAGAGCATTCAAAGAAAAAGCTAAATCCAAACTCGCTACCAGCCAATGTGTCATTGGATGGTATATTACTCATGAAACATGAAATTTCAGCCGTCTGAACCGAATCCAAGTTTCCATTAGAGAGACTGGCAACCCCATTTTTAGTTTGAAATGAAAGATCGCCTTTTGTTGTAGATGGGAAAATAGAACAAAAAACATCAGCATTAGAGTCGCTTCTACTAATTTCATATCTTACAATGAACTTCAAAACAGCAGTCGTTGCATTGCTATCCAAATGAGTAGCAATGTCTAAATACGAAAATGTAAAATCAACACTATGCGTACTGAATGATGGCTTACTGTTACTAGAGCTAGCGTATGCAGCAAGAGTTACATTTTCACCAAGCGCATTAGCAAGACTACCCCAGCTTTCTCCGTCATCTCCATCAGCGATTGTGTGTTCATAATACGCTGTAGAATATTCATAATAATTGGTAGCCATATGTATTACGCCTCAACTTCCCATTGTATGCTAAGATCTCCGGTTTTTCTGCCCAAACTTGAAGAAGCAAACCTAAGCGTAAACTGAACTGAATTACTATTATTTGGCTGAAGAACAAATGGTAAAGAAGGAAGATTAACGAGAGAAACCTCTCCTCCTACCAATATGTTTGTAACCCTTATCCCGTATGATATTCCATTATTCTCAAGAGTTATAACCTTGTTAATGGTAGTTCTTTCATTATATGAACCAAGATTTAATGTAGATCCATCATCAAGGTCTGTATCTCCCTGAGAAACGATTAATTCAAACGGTAGAGAAACAGAATATGTTACTGTAAATATGAAAGGATTTTCATCTGGATCATTAGATGAAATTACTACCACAAAAGATTTATCACCAGTTTCTAGCGTATCTAATTCTACAGTAAGAGTACAGTTCTGATTGAAACTCAAACTGACTTCACCAGAAGATGAAGGATTAGAAGTAACCGTTTCACTAGACCCAATTGAAGTAATACTTATTCCATCTTGAGGTATAACAAGAGACGGGATTGCGTAGTTGAATATCTCAAAATTTACGCTACTTACCGATTCTTGGGCAAATCTTCCGAGAGATACAGTACCTTCTTGCGAAACAGAATTTCCATCGTAAATGACATTTATTTGAGGATTTTGTGTTGATGGTTCTGTTACTGTAAAATAGAAAGTATAGAGAAACTTCGGGTCAGAAGCATCAGTAATGCTTTGAAAACTTATAGACTTATTGCCAGTAGATGATGTATCAACATCAATACTTATAAACATTGGCTTTCCTGAAAATATACTAACAGGAAGCGGTTTTACAATATCGCTTAGCACCCATCCATCAGAGTCTCCGCTAGGATCAGCCTCCCATGCTTGCTTGAAAGATCCATCTTGACCAACAGTTATAGAATCAGATGCTATATATACGGTATCTTGGCTGTCGGTTGTTAGAAAAAGATATAAAGTAAAGACTGTATCCTTAACAAACGAACCAATAGACATAGACTGCCCATCTGTTAGCATTTGCCCTTCGCTTGAACTGCCATATCTTATTATCAGATTCGCCATGATTATTATCCTATGCTATTCAAGCAAAACTTAGCCATTAGTATTACTACCGCTGCCATTAGAACCTCCATTACTACCGCTATCGCTGCCTCCTCCATTTCCGGAACCACCAGAACCGCCGCCGATTTCGCCGTTACCAGAACCATTTGAAGGCTCATAACCTATATCGCCTTTTATTGGGCCATTTCCCCCTCCAACCCATGAACCAGAAGATACAGGAGAGGCCCCAAAAGTTCTTATCTTGTAATAGTCAGGATTACCAAAAGAACCCTTCATATCACTTTCGTTATATTTCTCTCTAAATACTGTAAAATTGTTGAATATAGATATCTTTTGATCAATACTGTTATTAGATTCCATCATTGTAGCCCTTGTTGATAACTCGGAGAAAGTTTCAGGATTGCATTGTCCGGGAACATCTACTGTTATTATGCCAAGACCATCAATATTTATGACTCCATCATCCTCAAGCACTGAGAATGAACCCTTGTATATTCCTTCGCTTACCTTTGTTACAACAATTCCAATCTGGTCATTTATTCCCTGTTGATATACATTCATAGTTATATTACTAGACAATCCAAACCTATCAATCGCTCTTAGTTGCTCCAAAACAGAAAGTTTCTTCTTATCTCTGAACTCTATCTTGGCCCATATCGTTGAAACACTAGATGTTTCTTCTTGTATAGAAGTCAAATTAGTATCATCTATGTATGTTGTTGTTTTATTCGCGCTAACAACCGGATAGCTCTTATATAGAGGAACTGGCTGAGTAAGCTCTTCATCAAAGAATAAGTCTATCTTATACTCAAGCGAATTATAGATTGCCATGAAATCTACGCAGAATGATTCTGATTTTCCAAAGAACGTTAGAACTTCGCAGCAAACCTTCTTCACTCCATTTTCTGGAGAAGTAACCCAAGGAGCTACAAACCTATCCTTTTGCGTGAAATACGCTCTAAAGAAATCTCTTTCGCTCTTAGTTCCATCTGTATCTGTTTGAGTTTGAGCTGGCAAATCCGGTCCAATAGGCAACCATTCTGTCCAGTCTTCATCTGTCTCATTCTTAAGTCTATAGGCATAAGCACCAGGAATTCCAATGATATCCAACTCGATAAAGCAATCCGTTATAACAGGAATTGGAGTTTGCAAATCAAGATATGTTGAATACGATATACTTGATGGCCTAATTCTAATCTTTTGATATTGATCAACAGCTCTATCAGGAGATCCGCCAACGACGAAGAATGAAGGGTCTGTTTCATCCGTAAACATACATGGAAGAATAAGATCCCTGTTCTTTGCTTCATATACGCAACCAAGACTACATATTTGAGAATAAACCTTCTGTCCATCATGTAATACTAGATTAATATTCTGGAACGGATCTAAGAAAATAGATGCATCATAAAGAACTTTTCCATTATTTGCAAAACTTGTCAATCTTCTATCATATTCGCCCTGACCAGAACATACAAATTTATCAGCATTAGCATCATATAATGCCATGAAATAATCTGGTGAAACAAACTGTTGGTTTTCTAATATCCTAGAATACCTAAAGTCTTGCCAAATAACATAGAATAGATCATTTTCAGACACAACAACCTTCGGGAACAAACATTCATGGTCGGTAATCGTAACTCTAATATCATCAAATCCACGACCGCTAGATACCCAGTTATCAAGATCCTTATCTCTACTCCACAAATCCGCATCCGTTCTAGCGCAAGGGCAAAGGAGTTCAAACTCGGATTCAACATAGAATGAACCATCTCTATAGCTCTCAACAACGACCCTATAAGGAACTCCGCATATAAGAGGCTGTCTAAATAGAGTTTCAGAATAATCAGTAACCGTCTGCGCTTCTCTCATTTCAAATGGCAATATTTCAGGAGAATACACAACGCCTATTGACTGTCCCGGCTGAACAGTGAGACCTTCTGGCGGGAAATCAGATGAAGAGAAGAACCAGTTAAGCGTATCAGTTTGAGTAAACGAAGACATAATCAAATCTGTTTTTTCAGGATTAGAATAGAAACTGACTCTAAAATGAACAGTCTTATCAACAATAGAGTTATTAGAGAACGAACAACGAACATCGCATCTTGCAGATTGTTTTGATGGGCAATAATAAACGAAATTGCTTTCACCAACAGATGCAGAATCATCTAACAATATAACCCTGATTTCATCCATTGCAGGATTTACATCAAAATCCATTGTAATAGTTTTTCTATCAGCAGAAATAACGAGAGTATCAAGATTTTCTATTCCGGCGGTGGAATCCGTTGTATGATATGTAACACCGGAATGACCAAATACAGTATTAGTTGCAATCAACTTAGAACTGCTAACGAAAACAGCCAGTATAGGCGAATTGAATCTAACCACAGCGTTTACATTACCAGAGGCTCCGGCTGGATCATAATGAAGCAATACGCTTCTTATCTTTTGATCAACTTCAACTCCAGGCAATTCCGTAAGAGGATATTCAAAACTTACGCCGCTAAATAGCTGATAGTTTATATCACTAAGATCTTGAGGGTCTACAGCAATAGGAGATCTCATTTCAGATTCAAAAATTGCAGTAACATTTTCTGTATTTTCAAACCTATTAGATTTTAGATTCAATCCGTCATAAGCAAAAATAGTTCTTACATTAGAAGAATTTACAATATCAACTATAGTTGAGCTTATCTCGTATTCAACAATAACATATAAGACTCTTCCGCTTATATCATCTTCATAAGAAGGAGTATATGTTACTTGATAAACGGTATCTTCAACTGCGGAAAGGCCATTATATGCCAACTGAACATTATCAACTCGCCAACCGCCTATGCTTTCGCTTGAAGAAATCTTCTTGTATAGAGTTGTATATTCCTTGTCCTCATACAACCAGAGGCTAAAGTGGAATGGATTTGTACTTGGCGCAGAAAAACTAAACCCAATCTCGCAGTTCAATTGTGTTATATTTGCTGTGTACGGATCAAAATATGGGTCTATAGCAGAGTTCCATCTGTATATAAACTCATCAATTTCATCTTGTTTGCACATATCCGAAAATTCATCATCAACAACCTTAGAAACAGCAGAATATATACTAGAATTCCCATTTCTATCATCTTGCCAAACAATAACTCTTCTGCCAAACCCATCCACCGCAATAGATGGATTTACACTATTACTTCCTGAATCCGTTATTTGAGAATCAAATCTAAAAGGAACACCCCTAACCCTTGCTCCTCCATAGAATATATTCCAATATCCATCCCTATTGGATTGCCATACAACATGGAACTTATTCTTCTTGTCTATAAACAAGTCAGGATTCTTGTTTTGATATGTATCTGAAACAGTAATAGGTATTTGAGTAAAGTTGTCTGTTGCATTTAGGCTATAATTCAAATCAAACTCTTGTTGATCAACAAGAAGGCTTTCTGCCGTAGTAAATGAGGAAAACTCATCATTCAAACTTTCTTCAGGAACAACCACTACGTTGTCTATTTGAGGACCAGATGAGAAGTCTTTTGGATCATTGAAGAAGTTAGATGCATTTTCAAATCTTAGCAAAGTAGATGTTGAATTAGCAACAAACTTAAACGATACTGTTCTCCAGTTTGTAGGAGTTGGGCCAGTTGCTTCTAATGTTGTGGTAAACAATTTTGTTGTAGGACCAGCTATAACCCTTACTCTCTTCGTTACAACAGATCCTTGAGTGTAGTTATTTGGGTTATTTGACAAGTCAAACGTAACCCAATATGTTTTTCCAACCTCTGTAGCAACATTAGTATAAATAGCTCCCTTATATGCAACATTACCAACTAGCTGTCCGTTTACCTCAACCCAACTTCTTCCAATCGAAGGAGAAAGACCAACAGTGCTTGGCGGAGTATAAGATGAAACTCTTCTATATGAAACGCCTCTATAAACAGTCCATCCATCAATGGAGGTATAACCGTCTTCAAGTCTTGTATGGTCCGCATAAGGCAATACGGTATCCTCAAAACCTCCATTGGACAGAATGTTTCTATCAATATCATGAACAACCATTTGAGATGTATCTCTATCAAAACTAGAGAAATCAAAATAATCAGAATTCAAAGTTATCGAATGCGGACCTATATTGATATCATAAAACTTTTGATAGAAATCTCCATTCTCATACATATTGCCCTTGAACGGGATTATTTCGTTAATCTTAAATCCATTTCCAGGAGGCATTCCAAGAACAATGTCAAACTTCCTGTATTGGTCTGTAAAATCAGCCAAGAAAGAAGTTGCAGCGACAATATCATTTCCATAGGAAACAATTATATCTGCATTGTACCTGTATTTGTCTTTTTCTGCTGTGGTTTCTTTTCTTCTCTTAAGAACGCTATCAATATGGTCGCTACCCATTTTCGAGTAATGTACAGCCACCTTTAGATTTTTCAACTCAGCAAAATCAACATATCCATCTAAAAGCCTATATATAATATGAGTTTTATAAGCAGATCTCTCGTCAGAATCATTTGCGCTTGTTGAAAGAATAAGTGCTAACTTGTATCTTCCGGTTCCAATCTCATACTCTATCTCGTTATTGAAACCAGAACAATCGCCATCATCTTGACTGTTTCTTTGACAAAACTGAGAGTATGTTTCTGTGTTTTTGGCCCTAAACCTTATCTTCTCTGGAACCAAAAGAAGCATCCAATGTCGAATGTTAGATTCATGAGTAAGAGTTGGAGATTGAGTATACTCTCCATATATGAGAGGATAATTATGCTCAACTCCTGAGTATACATCTCCTCCGACTTTCGTTGCAATATTTTGTGAATCTAACTTAAAAGCTCCGCAAATAGGAATGCTATTCTCATAGAATCTTTCATACTTATCTATTGTATATACATTCTTACTTCTCAAATAAGTATAATTACCAACCGGAGTAAAGGTACTCTTCCACTGATTGAATCTTTCCTCTATATCCTCATCAGTAAGAATTCCCGTAGCCAACTTAGGCATCCATAGGCTAAATGAAACTTGATAACTCAACTGAGAAAAACCGGCTGGAAAATCGTTTCCATATTCATCTTTAGAAATAGTCGTATACGCCATTGCCGTATCTTGAGAAGGATTTCCTGTTACAGCAACAAAAGTGCTACTATATACAGAAGCCTTTCCGTTATTCCCAAGAACTCTAGTAAAACCAGTCTGTATAGGAGAGCCGGGCGTTTGTATGCTATAAAGGTCTACATTGGCATCAGACAAAGCATTCTTATCAAGAATAGACATTGCTATCTGATTTGTTATAGCTCTAGAACACTGCCCTAATATTGAATAATACAACTGAGTTGGACCTAACCTGTCAGATTCCCACACAATATGTAGATTGCCGTCTTTATCGCATTTTATCTTTGCGTTTTTGTTCTCGCCAACTTGGGTCAACTGTTTCCATTGAGTATTCTCAATAGATTGACCAACTCTAAAAGAGTAATAGAACAACTGATAAATACCGTCAACAGGGGCCTGGCATACTACATATGCAATTTCTTCGCCTGTTGCTTCTATTTTCCTTACTGCCACAACTGGATATACGCAACTAACCTCTCTATTGTAAATATCATAAACATATGGAAGAGGATTTACATCCGTCAAACTAGCAGATGGAAGTTCTGTATCTGAATCAACAACAACAAACTTTTGACAGTATATAGTCTCAAAAATATTCGGACCAACATCATTGTTAAAACCATTGGGAACATTTATTCTAATTACATTATTGACATAATCTCTACTGACTATTTCATGAGACTGATACCCAACTTGCGGAGACAAAAACACCAAAGTATTACCTTGGTCATATATAGCAGAAGAATCAACCAAAACATCAAGAGTTCTATTGCTCTTTAACGCAGCCTCAAAAGTTCCATCGCCAGAAATCACATCAGTTCGGATAGTAAACCTATCATCTGACTTCAACTCTATAAAAGTAGATTGATCAACAGCCTTAATGTTATAAGATCTAGCAGATAAATCGTTATTAACCAAAGTGACAAATGCTGATATTATTTCAGCAACTGTTCCAAGGATAGTTGTATATTGTATCTCAAAAACAGTTCCATCATCTACTCTAAAAATGATACCATACTTTTCATTTGCAGATATATTGCTTGGAGTTACTGTGTGATAGAACCTTGGAGGATTCAATATCGAACCGTCTCTTACCGGATTCCCCTTATACTTCAAAGAACTTGGCAGACTTGCAATAAAGACCCTACTAGAAAGAGTAGGCATTACATCAGGACTGTTTTCAAACGTCTCTTGCGAGCTAAAAACAACAAGTCCTGAACCATCATGAAGAAGGGCTGAAGAAGTTGAATTGAAAATTCTACAAACAGCCTCGTTGCTTACAGGATAAACCTCGTTCAAATCAGAGCAAAAACCTGCCTTAGAGTTATGAAAAGTTGATTCTTCATCAAAAATAGACATATCGCCAACAACAGCGCCGTCAACGCAAAAATCATCAAGCTTCCTAAGAGTCAATCCTTCGCCGGGAATGGGGTCCAATATAGCGCATTCAGGAGCAGCCGGATCACTCGTCGCCTGTAATGCTTTCATTTCTTCTGGAACAAAATGAACATAAGAACCGGAATCAAATATTTGACCGCTCTTATCATTTGGCATAGAATACAAAACCGGGAACTTCAAAAGAGTCTTTGAAGATAAAGAAGATCCGCTTATAACATCAATGGCTCTAAACGATATTGAACCTTCACCGGAATAGTTTGTCTTTACAACAAAGTTTTTACTATTTACACTAACTCTTAAACTTGAGTTTGGTTTAGAATGAACTTTAATAGTTGCTTTTTCTTGCAGTCCAACAAACGGAGGATATACAGAAATCTTGTCGCCAGTACCCTTTGGTACAGAACTTTCAATCTGAAATGAAAATGCAGCAATATCAGAAAGTCTCCATACGCCAGAATCTGTCTTCTCTTCAACGTTAGCATACACAGATATTACGCTTGCAGAATCTGCTTCTGTCAAACCCAAATCAACTCTACCGCTTACAATAGCAGTTCCCTCAACATAAACATGATTACCAGAAACAAAACCATTAGTTAGAGTGTTTGGCTTCAGAGTCCTGTTAAATGTTGCATTTTCAATCTCTATTCTATAAGACTTAGAAGAATCAAGATTGCTTACAGTAAAAGCAATAGCCTTTGTACCAGAAAGCGGTGCGCTAAATGGTTGTAGTTTAAGTTTGGCTGACACGGTAAATAGTCTCCATTGTTTCTCCAAACGCCTTTTCTGCTACCTCATAAGAGAAATTGTTATGAACATACTCATATGCTTTATCGGCTTTAGATAACGCTTGATCTCTGTTGGAAAAAACACTTCTCATGGCTGTTTGTATGGACGAAATAGGAATCCTCGGCCACTTCTTATTTGCAAACTGAAGTATATTGTCCATATTTGAATGCATCATAAAACCATCAGGTTCGAGCATTGTGCATCTTTCATTAGATGCATACTCCTGACACCCAGAAAAATTGGTTATTATAATGGGAACCTTTACTGCCATACATTGTAAACCCGGTAATCCGAATCCTTCTCCCAAAGTGGGCATCACAAGACAACTTACAGACTTGTAGAAGGACGGTAAATATGCGTTGTCGAATATTCTTCTTTCAAGCAAAATGGGTGGTAATTCCTTTGTTAACCCCAAAGATGCTGTAAGTTTTCCTATTTCTTTAGTTGCCAAATCATTCTTATCTGTTTTGATTATAAGCTGGACGTTATCTGAAGCGCTAAACTCTCTACAAAAAGCCTCAACAAGTTCCGCCCAACCTTTTCTCTTTTTCCATGTACCAACAAACAAAAAAGTAAATGGCTTGCGATTTTCTAATGGAAGAACCTTATCATGCCAATATCTTGAATCAAAACAATGAGGAATATAGAATAAAGGTCTTCGAACACCGGCATGAGCAAAAACTTTATAGTTAAACTGCGAAGGACATATAACTCCATCCATTCTGTTTAGAAGTTCAATCCATTTCTCTGGCGGCTCATACGTTTCAAAGGTAGCGAAACCCAGCGCCCTATCAGTCCTTGGGATTCTCATTTGCATTGGAGGAATGCAATGATAAACCTGAGTGGCTCTAGGATTAGGCCTTTTCCTTATAAGAGAATCAAGAGAACTTCTTGTTTCAGCATCAACAAACTGTTTAGATATACTTCCATTAAGAGGAACTAATCTTATATCATATTTCCCTGAACGAAGCATCGCAGATACAAGATCTAGAGAGGCCTGGCCGTAGCCTGTTTCATTAAAAAAACCTATCCACTCAATTGGTGTCATAAACATCTCTCCATCTTTCACCAACTTGTTTAGAAAATGGAATTATTGTTTCTGGTTTTATTTTCTTCTTATCCGCAAGTCTGTGACAATTTGGACATAAATAACTTAAATTATCATGAGAATTAGCATTTGGAATTTTTCTACCATATATATGATGAAGATCGCACATATCTTCAGACCAGCCACATCGAGAACATCCTATTTTCAAATTAACCAAAACTCTTTTTCTGGGTATAGAATTAAGATACCAAATAGAATCAACTCCAGTAAATCTTTCTTTAGCCTTTATTTTTGTCCAGTTTGCGTTTCTTCTATCCTTAGCATAATATTTACCTGAGCAAAATTTGTTACAAAATTTCCTTCTTCTTTCATATCCATTATCAAATTCATTACCGCAAAATAAACATTTTGATATTTTGCATCCAGGTTTTTTAGGCATACTACTGCCACATTTGCGTGAACAGCATTTTCTTATATCTTTACTGACAAATTCTTTTTTACAAAAAGCACATGTTCTTAAATGCGATGCATTCCAACATTTATTGCTACAATATTTTGAACCAGAAGTTTTACTTTCAAAGTTCAATTTACATACACAGCAAATAACATTCATAAATTCTCCCAATATGGTTTATTCCGTGATACTGGATACACAGATAATCGGAAGAATTCCTTTTATTTCATCAATTGGAATCATGTGCTAACGATTACATCGCCAGAAAGCTTAGCCCTTACATCGTTTATCTTATTGAAAAGGCCTCCGCTTATCTGCCAAACAATGTTGCCGTCAGAATCAACCTTGATTACTCTTCCTGCATTCCCAATGAACGATGTTTCTGCAATGACAACATTAGTATTGTCGTCTATAACAGCATCAGAAGGATAAGCATTATCAGAGGCAAGATACTCAAAACTTACAGATTTATCTTTTCTACTAAGTATGATCGTTTTGCCTCTGTAGTTTGTCAATTTTCTAATCGCTTGTTGTTCATACGTCTCAACCCCATCACCCGGAGTTGGAGCCGGTAATGGGTCTGACTCTTTTACCAGCCCGCTCACAAGAATTTTTTCTGAGTCAATTTCATATATAGATCCCAGAGTGAAATCTGAGAAAGTTAACGAACTATAAGAGAACTCAACCATTTCATCATCGAAATTGATTTCAACAAGATGAGGAGGGTCTGTTTGTTCCGAATCTCCTTCTCCTGCATCAGAAGCCACAATATGTAATATGAGAGTATTTGTTGTTCTAGCAGTCGTAATCCCGGTTGCGGTTTCTATATAAACAGCCGTAAAGATAAGCTGCCATGTCCTTATTTGAGAATCATTTGGAGAGTTAAGATTTACTGTTGCAACATTACCCGGAGTTGGAGCAGCAAAAGAAACAATGTCCTGTATTGCTGCTGGAATATTGTTTTCCCATACCAACTCAAATCCATCTCCCGGAGGGTCAACAGACACGGTAAATGTTGTACTCTCTCCGACCTTGAGAGTAAGAACGCTCGTATCGCCAGTAGAAACCTCTTCCTCTATTATGGTAGAGTTACAAATCATCCAGTTTCCGCTACTAGAAACATTAGCAAAAACCGGCCTACTAATATCATTCATGTAAACAAAGTCGCCAAGGAAAACATTAATACCCTTACTCGTAAGCAATCTTCTAGCGCTATCTGGATAAGCAAAAGGCGTAGGAAGGAATCCGGACAACATATCAATGTACACTTCAAAATCAGGATCCTGCAACTGCTCAACCTTATCATTCGTTAGAGCAATTTCTAAAAGCTTTGCAGTTTTCGCTGTATCTAAAATCTGGTCCTGCTCGCCAAGAACAAGATTTGCAGAACCAATCCAAAGACGCATCTTCGTTATATCAACCTTTTCTGGATCTATTTCTTGACTGAAAGAAACAGTAAGAACGCCCTTCCTTTGATTATAAACAGCCGTCAATGGATAGAAATAGGAAGGATCTGTTGCATTATGACCGCCAAGCCCTCTTACAAACTCTCCTGTTGGAGTCGTTTCTATAACTCTGTCGTTTGCCGTATCCGCTATAATAAAGTTTCTGTTTTGAAGCCTATATACAGAGAACGGGTTATTGAAACCGGGAGAGAAACCGGCGGAAGCGATATCTATTGCCTGTTGAGGAGACAATAGTGTTCTAAAAAGAAGTCCTCTAAATCCATAGATAGCTGTTCCTTGCGGATCATTTTCATTGACACCATTTTGGTAAATGTAGTAAATATCTCCTACAGATATGGGTTCTTGAAGGATAATCTTAGACCTTAATGGGTTATACTCGTCAAGAACTTGCTTCCCATTAACGTATGTACCCCTATCCCATTCTTGAGCATTTGATATAGTAAAGCCGGTAATATCTGAACTTACAATAAGTTGTAATTCAATCTGCTCAAGCGTAGGGGTCTTGGTTCTATCTGGATTGGAAACCAAAACAACTTCTATTTCCGCATCAGTTCCAGAAAGAGAAAACACATCGCCAGACCTGAGATTGGCGGTATATATTGCTCTATCCAAAAGAGCAGGAGAGTTTGCAACCCTTATTCTTATTCTTACGTCGCAATCCTCTGGAATTGTTGCATCATAGTTGATGGAACTAAATAAAACGGAAACTCCGCTAGAATATCTAAAGCGGATTATGCCGCTTGGAGGATAAAGACTCTGATTTCTTAGGAAGATATTATCTATCCAGAATGTATGCTTTGTTATAGTGTCATCTGTATAGAAGACGATTTCTTGAACATCGCTCTTGTCTTCTTGCGAAATATCAAAAACTCTTCTTTCAAAAGAGTTGAAAGCAGGATCAACATTATCAGTTATTTCATCCGGACCAAGAACAAGATATGGTTGCGATTGCTTTGCTGAATCTCCGGTTCCGTTTACAAAATACATATAAACAGCGCCGTGCGATATAGAAAGACTCTTGACATCCAAAATCAACTCATCATAAAGGCTCCAATCCTTATTCTGCGTCAAGGTTCTCTTATATATTATCCTTGATTCTCTCTCGGTTTGGAACTTTCCGCTATAAAAACCCTGAGTCTTCAAAGAAGAAGTATCTTCTGATGTTACGCCTATTTTGTCTGTTGTAATTTGAACAATGCTTGTAAAGCCAGGTATTGCAACGCCTGCATTTGGTACTTGCTCGAAGTTTTCTACCGTAGTGGAGCTTCCGCCTCCCCTAGTAAGAGTTACAGTATCTCTTGCAATTGTAACATTCTGTTTTTCCGTAGCAGTAAAGAACGCTTGAGTATTTGCCCAGTATATAGAAGTAATAGACCCTTGAGATACAGGCTTGCCAGAAATACAATGAGTATCAAGACTTAGGTTTGCAGAAGTTGCATCAAAATCAATACCAGAATCTGGAGTAATACCAGGATAGCATACGAACAAGTTTGGATAATCAACAAGCTCGCTCAAGTTAAGATTCATTGTATCTGCAAGATAATACTGGGCCGTGATAAGCTTCATTGTATTGACTGCGCCAACTTCTCCAAGGAGTTGTCTATTACCAGAGTTTATAAGTCTCGTAAACGAATCTAACTGAGCGTGAGTAAGAAGACCATTATTAGCAAGATCGTTATGGTCTAACTGAGGAATCCTTGCAGGATCCAGTCTTCCGCTAACAACCTTAGAAGCATCAAAATCTTCAATACGAGCGCCGGGTAACTGATTTCTTGTTTCTGTCTGCAAGTCTATTTTACTTGGGCTTCCTCTGTGCTTATGCTTGGCAACTTCATCTTTAATGAACTCAAGGAAGCTAATCTCTTGCCTAAAATCGGCATCAATAGAAGCGATTCCATTCGCATTAGTAATAACTCTAGCCAATCTTATAGCATGACTAATTGGAAGAGTTCTACTCCAAACAAACTCAACGCTTCTGGTTCTTACTGTTCCGCTATTCAAAACGGCATAAATATAGAAAGTATCATCTGGCGGCAAATCATTGACCTCTCCGACAGAATCAGTTTGAACAGCAAGGCTAGATATAATACCTATACCAGGAGTTATGTCAACTGCTATAGTATTTGATCCAGTATTATTTCTTTCAGAAACAGTCCATCCGCTAATAACACCATTACCAAAAACAGCATACAACCCATAGAGCTGCTTATCTATTACTAGGAAGCGGTCTATTTCTCGCTGTACGTTTACGCCATCACCAAGATCATCTCCGTAGGTGAAGTAAGCTAAACCGTAAAATGGTGTACTGCCAGGCATTTAGTTATTGTCCTACCCTTCCGCCTCTAGTTACTCCAACAATCATAATTCCTTCTGCGGCTGTATTTCTTGTAAGCTGGTACATGCCCATACCTCTATAACCTTGTCGGTTATTTCTTATATTAAGAAAATTCTCAGCAGAATTCCTATCCTTCTTTATCTCATCTTTCATTTTACTCCAAATTGCCGATGCTGCATTCTTTGACATATTAGCCTCCTATATTACCAGAAATAGAGCCATCCAACCCAAGTCCAATCTCATTAGTATTGCCCCATTGTATATCCTGTCTTGGGAACAACCATAAGCATTCGAAGTCTTGATACCACGTGTTCTTAGAAGCATCGACTTCGCTCTTTACAGAAGTAACAATCAGAGGTTGTTTTTCTCTAGAACCTAATGGCTGGAACGTAACAACATCTAATGCCTTTATATTATTCCTTCCAATTGCTTTGAAAGAAACCTTTATTGGAGGAATAAACATTCTTGTATAATTCTTCACAACCCATTTTACGGTATCTTCGCTTCCAAATATACCATCCATTTGCAAGAAAGGCTTCTTATATCCCAAGAAACCAGGAGAATCAGGGTCGTTCAACGAAGCGTAGTTTGTATGTCCCGCTACAAGAATCTCTCCATTTGGAGTTGTTGTTATAACCTTTATCTCGTTCATAACATCTTGAACAACTCTTTCTATCTTGTAATCTCCTATTATCTGCCTATTAAGTTCTGGGCAATCGCTCCCATCAATATTCAACTGCTTTGGCGTTGCAAAGAAATCTACCTTACTAAGCGCCGCCCAATCCTGTATAGTCCAATTTGTCTGAGAACCCGACTGACCGCCCCACATTTCTTGATCATACGGCAACGGATTGAAATGGAAAACTCCTAATCTATCAAAGAACGCTACCTTATTCGAAAGACCTGCCATTTTTTCTATAGCATCCCAATAACTACTTCCATCTGCAAATCTCATAAATGGAGACTGCAACATATCGTAAGAACCAGGCAAAGCATATTCTCTATTATAGATTTTATCCCCATTGAAGAAGAAATTATACCAACCTCCCTTAGATTCAGAATTAGCAAGAACCCTTATCAAAGAACCCGGCTCAAAAGACGAATCATTATCAGTGCCATCTCTTAGTCCTGCAAGCTGTATAATATCTCGCACAGCATTTACATCTCTCATCCTATCAAAAAATGGAGAGTTCATGAAAAACTGATCTTTCAAGATCTTAGAATAATCTATCATTTTACAATCCAAAACTCTCTTATTCGTTTCGGTTGTTATTGTTCCGCCATGACAAAGGCCTGTGAACACAATTCTATCCCTAGGATCTGATGGGGTTTCCATTATCCCATTTTCCCACCAAATACTTACCTGCAAATAGAATGTCTTATCAATAAGCTTATTAAGATAGTTAGACTGATTATTCCTAAACTTCATTCCATCGCTAACAAGGAACGAAATAGAACCGCTATGCTCAAGTTTTTGCCAATCCGTTTCAGACCACTCATCATTAAACGAAAGAACATGCTGGCTTACATCAACAGGGGTTTTTCTAAAAATACAACCCTTCGGCGGAACAAACAGTCTAAGCGTATATATCAAAGGAGTAACGCAATCTTGAAGAACCCACGGAACCCCATTAGGATCATCTATTGCCGGGAACATATAACCGCCTGGCAACACGCTAATAGTGGCCTGCATAAGCTTACTATTTTCCGAGGTTGACCCCTGAGAGATAGTACATTCTGTTGCGGAAACAGTCAAATTAGAAGGAAGCGCTCCATAAGAAGCAGCCATATCATTCTTCATCATGTCAGGAGCTTTTCCATAGTTCAAAACAAACTCTTTTTGAACATCAATAGCCCATGTATCTCTAGATTTAGCCTTCTCTGATGGCTTTTTAGGGTCTACGCATATTTCGGTATATGTTCCTGCCTCATTCGTATACTGCTGCTTTTCCAAGTTTACTGATACCGATGGATCGAGACTCTTTCCCTTGTCTCGCCATAAAAACTCAACTTCATCAGCATTAACTGGACCTTGTATAGAAAAAGGCTGAGGCATCAAGAAGTCAAACAGTTGATTGTATATTACTGGCGCGAAAGAAAATCCGCACTTTCTATTACCGCCCATAATTGCTATTTGAGCAAAAGGAATAAGCATTTGCACTGTTTTATAAGAAACCTGACTCTCGTTGACCGGAACATCATAAGAAGTTGTTCCTCCATCAGCATCAGGAAGTTCTATAGATATAGGAGTTTTTGCTGGGTCTATATCCTTTCTTGATATAACCCAAGGATTATTTTCAAATCCAGCAAAAGTAACAACAATATGACCAGCATGCTGTCTTACTGTAACCTTAAGTTTTTCCATCCCCAACAAAGTTGCAGAAGATGCAGCATCATATGTAGACAACTTTCTAAGAACAGGACTAAGAGCAAGCTTCGCAACAGTAACCTCTTTTAACTGTCCTCCCAAATCAACATCTCTTGAACTTTGAGTTTCATCTGCTCCGGTCCTGCATGGCTGAACCTCGTCCGAGTCTGTTTCTCTTGCTGGCGGAGGATTTTGATAATTAAAAGACTCTTTTACAGAACATTGCAACGTTGGAGTAACGCCAACATGACAAAAGATAGGGAAAGAATTTTCCGCAATAATAATCCAATAGTTATGGTCAGGATGATTAACCCCGATTTCTATTATGTAATATACTTGTCTACTAAAATCGAAAATCTTTCTCGTATTTTCTATTATCTTGTTATTACGGCTTTGGTCTAAAAGACCATCCGCGCCAAGCGCTCCGCAAACAACACTACTATTGGTAGAATAAACGTCTAAATACTTGAATTTTTCAAGCATTCTAAACTTAGCATTTGTCGAACCAATATTCGTACTCGCCGGAGCTTTTGTTGAAAACTCTATACTAAAATCTTCTCCCTGAAATATTGGAGTCCTCTTAAGTAATCTCCAATGCATTCCGGGATTTATACCGCCATTACCGCCAAATGAACCATACATATTCTCAGAAATTTGGAATATGCTTTCAACATTATTATCCTTCATCACTTGAATTGGGTCGCCAGCATGAGAAATGCCATCAGTTGATGGAACAACAATTGTATTTTGTTCAACCCTCTTGTTTTGAGTAGTATCGTTTTCGGGATTAAAATCCTCGGTATTGACAAAAGTAACAGCAACAGACTGTCCTACGTTTTCCCATCTATAATCCCACTTAGTGCAAAAAGCTTTTCTTACTCTAACAAAATCTTCTTCTATCTTCTGAATAGAATCATATTCTGTTGGCAATACATTATCGCTACAGAACAAGCTTCCATCAGATATCCATGTCTGATGAGCCGCAATCGCAGAAGATTCAACAGCTTTATAATCTAATGTTCTAAGATAATTTGCTGTCAAATCAGTAGGAACTAAAGACAAAAACATAAGCTGAGAAAGAGGGATAACATTGTCCCAAGAATAAGGTCCATTATCTCTTGATTTGGTTGCTTCTTTTCCAGGATCTGGAGCTTCTTTTGGAGCGTCTGGATCTATAAACGATATGAAGTTGTGTATATAAAACTGAGGGATAACTCTAAGATAAGCACCATCAACTCCCGGAATAGTAACAATCCTATTCCTCAGTTCTTGAGGAGCATACATAAGAGTTTCTGGCGAAAATATAAACGCCTGGTCCTGTTGAACTCTTTCGTAAATAGGACAGTTCGCCCAAAGTTCACACTTGAACTTAAGATTGCCAGGCCTACCCGGTGAAGCTGTTCTCCAATCTACTCCGCTCATTTTTCAAGGTTTCCCATAAGTTATATCTAATATAGGGGTTTCTGGATACGAAAAAGCTCTAAAATTACCAGAGGCATCCTTATAGAACAATCTCAAAAGACCGCCAGCCGTAGAATATCCCAGAGACGGGGTTTCGGATATTGCATAATTGCCACCGAAAACGTCCATATCTTTATACGGGAAAACAATCTCTTCTTCCTTGTTTTTCAACGCAGTCTTTACTTCTGGACTCAAAGAACCAACAACAAATACTGGTTTGCTACTTCCTACATCAGGGTCAAGGATATCTTTCATTTGCATGGTAGAAGTTACGGATGCTCCTGCATCAAACTTTCTCACAAATAACATACCATCAACTTGATATGTCAAATACATTTTCTGCAATTGCGTATCCACAGCATATCCTAAAAAGTAAACAGGCTTCAACTCTTGTATCGAACTATTCTTATGAATATACATACCATCATCAATAAACTCAAACCAAGAAAACCCTTCATCAGAACTTCCTCTACAATGAATCTTTCCTCCGCTTACAAATATAACTTTCAACTGACCAGATGAATCCCTATAAGAAACAAAATCAACATCCGGAAAACCCTGCGTATAATTTGCCGAATCGCCAGAAATAGTTATCCTATAATCATACCTCTTCAAGCTTTTCATTTCTTCATTTAGGAGAATCTGCGATTTTATATAGTTATCATCCATATTTCCAACAACAACAGAACTTACCGACTCTCTCATTCTTATACCAAATGAAGAAAAATGATACAATCCATACGAAACTAGAGTTTGCGCATTTATGCTATTAGGTCTCTTATACGCTAAAAATGCATCATCATATTGAAAATCATTACACTGTATTATCTTATGCATAAGAGAGTTATTGAGAGTATAAAACAAATGAACTTTATTACCTATTATATCAGAAACAGCGACAGGATTTCCAACTTCATCTCCAACAATAGTTCTTACAATGCCTTTGAAATCATACCATGTTCTTCCCCTATCCGGAGAAAGTAAACAAGATATTTCTTTATCTGATTTATCTTGCAATCCAGGCATCGCTCCGTCCTCAAATGGACCGACCAAATGACTTCCATCAGCATTTGCTCCGCCTTTGGATAAATCTCCATCGCCGCCATTTTCATCCTCATAAAATACAAGCCAATCGCCTCTTGAATTAAAACAAGTGCTAACGGCGTTTGTTGACACCTTATATTTCTGATAAAACTCTTCTTCTACAGAATCAACTTCTATAGCAGTAACCGTCATTTCTTTTAAGATTTCACCATCCACAAACCAGTTTTCAAGAGGAATATACTTTGTTGTTACGCATATTACTCTTTCTCTTTCTGAATGCGGTCCCTGATAAGCAATTCCAATATTGTCTATTACATTTTTTGAACCCGGGAAAACAAAAGCAATTATCCTTTCATCTTGTTCTACAAACTTCTTGGAAGGAGTATATCTTAGTGTAACTTTTCTCATTCTCCTACCGGGTATTCCTGTAACATTTAATCTTCCTGATGACTCTTCTACTGTAAACGCAAGATTATCCGTTTTTACAGATGAGAACAGGTCTTTACCCATTAGAATAGCGGCTTTATCCTTAGTAATTTCAATTCCTTTGAAGTATCCGGGCTGATCTCCCAAAATACCGTCATAACCGCCATATTTTATGCTTTCTTCCGTCAAACTAGAATCTATCGCAGGAAGAGAATGGCCAGAAGATTGAGGTTCAGATCTCTTTAGTGTTTGAAACTCTCTTTCCAAAGTTCCATTATTGAATATTCTAAAGTTTGTGGTTCCATTATTAGAATCTGGATATACAAGACAACCATAGTAGTTTTTGGGGTCAGTTGTTACAGAATATTTTTCATCTGAAGAAATCCTAGTACCAACAAATATTCCGCCATCTCTCGTAAGCGGATTTTGCGCCTGAAACTTTTCTACATATATTCTTGATTTTGTAGTTAGTTGATTCATAAAAAACGGAGTTCTCAACAACATATCAGCTCGTATCGTTCCTCTTGTGCAAAAACCAAAATCATAAACAAACACCACATTACAAGTGGAAAGAGTCGCCGACCCCTGCATAGGAACTGAAGTAAACTTAGCTGATGAAAGATCGTATGAGTCTCTTCCAGGAGTCTGATTTTTTACGAAATCCAAATTGGGGATTCCAACTCCTGTTCCATTCTTATCTTGAACAAAAGAAGAACATGCCGCAATAGCATTTGCAAATCTTCTCTCATATCCATACTTTTCATTATCATACAGCGCCATGTTTACATGGTCGCTTATATCAAACAAAAAATCATCAAACAATAAATCGTTTGCCGACGAAAGAAGAATTTCTCCATTCTCATCAAAAGCTCCCGGAGCAGAAGATTGCAAGTCCTGAAGTAAACTATCAAACCAACCTTGATCTCTGATATCATTCCTTGCAATAATAAGACTTGGCTGACCAGTTCCGCCCCTCAAATCCAAAGATAATATTCCTCTAGAATCAGCAAAATAACAACCTTTTATAAAAGGAACTCTTTGCGCCTTCTCAAGTTTGCTCTCAACAAGCCTTTGTCCTTCTATACTAGTAAGAATGATTTCGCTTCTTAATTTAGCGATTCTCTTCGCTTTTTCAGAAGCGCTCAAAAATCCATCAGACTGAACAGAACTGATTTGTCTCAATATCTCGTCATCATGAACAATATCAGCAAGAACGCATCTTTCGCTCTCTTTCTTTCTAACTTTGAACTCAAACTTCTTGAAATTCCACCCCTTTACCTTATCAAGAGGAGGAAGTTGATATGCGCTTTGATCGGGGAAAAGAAAAAAGTTAGTTATATTCTCTGTTGCATGCCTAAATAACGGCTTAATAGCCGCAGCATACGAAATATAAACCTTATCACCAGCTTTGAGTGGAGGGAGCGGAGGGCCTTCAAGATTAGGGTCTACTGTCTCCTGAAGATTGAACTCAATAACCTTATCAGTCAAATCATCAGTGCTTCCATTCCAAAAGCAATGACCATTTGCCCTATCAAACTCATTATCTGCTCTATACAAATTTTTCCTAGAATCCCTAACAATTCGAACAAACAAATTAGAACTATCCGAGTATGAATAATTCGTGTACTCGGCCTGAATCTGTCCTTCAGCAGTCTGAGGCCAACCCCTAATGGCTCCATTAGAATTCCCCAAATTCTCAAGTTCATTCAAATCGCCTAACCCAAGAAGAATTCTCATATCGCTATCAGTAAGCTGATCGGGAGCGACTCTTCTACCAAGACGAGCTTCAACCTCATCAGAAGGAATCGCCTTTGCCTGAGCCATTTGTTCTGAAGTTAAAGGAGTTGTTGGGGTTACAAATTCAATTGGAGCCTTTGTTACACCAAGAACGCCTTCTATATAATCTGGCAAAGTTATAGTTTTAGAATCTATATTTTCTTGGGTTAAAATATATTCTCTATTAAGTTTGCTTTCAGCATCGCATACATGGAAAACCCATCTTGATATTGTTCTTTCCGAATCGCCAGTAAGAGTACACGCTAATGCTCCGCCAATAACAGCGCCAGCACCGCCGCCTAAGAATCCAAGAGCATCAAAAGCCCCTTGTCCTGCATCTCGCAAATTAGTTCCAGTAATACGAGAACTAACCCCATACCAAAACTCTGCATATAATCGGTCTGCCGGCAATAGGCGTATTGTCTCTCTGGAGGAAATCACTTGTCCGCCAGCGTTCCTAGTACGAGGCCTTGCTGTTGTTCCTACTTCCGGAATGTATCCATTGGGAATAAGATCTATATTATCATACGCAAGGACGCTACTAGGGAGTAGATTGCCTAAGCAAACATTAGACACTCTTTAATGCTCCTTAATACGCTTCATAGTCTCAGTAATAATTTCAGTTCCAATCTTAGAGAAAGCATCGACAAACGAACCTTTTATCTTCTCTAAGTCTTCTTCGGTAATAACAAACTTGTTGGCATTTGGCGATTTATTTTCAAGAGCTTTATTTACACCCTCTTTAACTCCGTCGCCTATTGCTGAAGACATCTTAGTAAGACCTTCTTCGCTAATCCCTGTTATCTCGCCAGTTCCTTGCGGGCCAACTCCAAATGTAGCGGCAGCAGGAGATATTTTAGAACCCTTTTCCGCTTGCCATCGCATTAATGCTCTTGCATTTCCCTGCATGCCATTCAATGCCGAAATACCATATTGAGAAAGAACATCTTGTTCATATTCTCCTGGCGTACCTTCTGTAAATCCGCCAGCAGTCCACTGCGCAGAAGACGTTCTTCCTCCAGTTGTACCACCAAGAGCAAGAGCCTTAATCCTATCAGGCCTTCCAAATGCCAAATTACCAAGGCCTTTTTGTTGATTAATAATAATTCTAGTGAAAACACCAGCGCCAGTAGTCATTGCCTGAATGGCACTAATCCATCCTTCTCTCATAGATTTATTTAAATCAGTCTGCTTTTGAACAAGAGAAACTTCTTTTTGTCTATTTTCATATATCTTTTTCTGTACATCGTAAATTTCTCTTTCGATTCCTGCTCTTTCTTCAGGAGGAGCAATGGCTAGTTTAGCTTGAAGACGAGTCATTTCCTTCTGAGATTCAACATCTTGAGCCTTTATCATTTCAAGCTCTTGCGAAATCAAGTCGTTGACTTGTTGCCTTGTTCCAACCTGAGCCTTCAATCCAGCGCCAGCGCTGTCCAACAACGAGACATACGCTTCTGCTATAGAAACTTGCCTTTCAAGCTGTTCAATTTGAGGCTGATTAGCACTTATAGATTCTTGTATATTCTTATTTTTCTTCTCAATGATTTCGTTCATTTGAGTTCGAATTTCATTCATAGCTGCTTCATTTTCAAAAAGAGCCTGTTCATTATCTGGTTGTATGCCTGTCCTTTGCTTTTCAAGAAGAGACATTCTTTCTTTAAGAATATTTTCTTGCCTTTCTAACTGTTTATTATTTTCCTCAATTGACCCTCTAACTGCACCAACATCACCAGCTTTACCATATATTGTAATCTGAGAACTTAATAATCTAGTTGACATTTCAACTTGTCTTGAGATTATCTGCGTTGTTAATTTTTGTCTTTCAAGTTGATTATTGATATCTCCATCAACTTTTTCTTGTATTTTCTTTTGTTCAACTATTTTTTCTTCTTCTTTTACCTGCAAAGCAGACAATTGTTGTCTTGCTTGATTAATTGCAATATTAGTTTCATCGCTAGCCTCTATTGTTCTCCATCTGCCAAACATGCTTGATGCTTTATCAAACTTTTCCTTTTCTGCCTTAGCTTCAAGTAGAGAAAGTTGCATCTTCAATTTTCTAACTGGATCTGCTTCTTTAGCCGCCATTTCAGCATACTTTGCATTTTCATTAAATGCATTTCCTGCAAAATCTTTTCCGCCCAAAGCTCTTTCTGCGAGATTTTCTATTCCATATCCAACTCCAAAAGCAGCAGCAGCAGTAGCGGTAATAGCTGCTCCGGTCCCAAGGCCTGCCAATATCCCGCCACCGGAAACCGCACCACCAGCGCCGGTCGCGGCTCCAGCAGACCCGGCAGCACCAGCGGCCCCAGCAGCTCCGGCAGCCCTTCCTCCAACACCTAACATTCTAAATAATGGTCCTAGTTTTCTAAGAGACAGCAAAGAAGTCATGCCGCCAACAACAGAAAGAATAGAAGACACTATCCCGCTAGCAATTGTCAAATGATGATTCATTTTCTCAAGAGCAGCAGAAACCTTATCTATTCCTCCAGCCCAGTTATCTATACCTTTTGTTATAGCATCTACAGTTTCTTTACCGGCCTTCATTGCTCCGGTTTCCATAGCAGCAGCCATTTTTCTTGCATATATTGCCGGCTTTTGTTCAGAATCTAGAGCTGACTGCTCTCCGGGAGATCGTTCCTGAGCCAAAGCCATAGCTTGAAAACTCTTGTATGTGTCATAATCTATTTGACCGCTAGCCTGCAATGCAGAAGCAAGTTGTTTTGCCGCTTCTATATTTCCGCCTTCTAACATATCTTGCAAGAAAGGATTACTCTTAATAGTCCCTTCTATCGTAGACCTAAATTCATTCATTGCATTAATGTTATTGCCGACAGTTTTTCTAACTGCCTCTAAATACTTATTTAGATTACCAGGATCTTTGAGACTAAAAGACTTTTCCAAAGAAGCATTTAGCTTCATGGCGTCATCATAGCTCATATTGTACGTTTTTCTAAGATCTTCAATTCTACCCTTATACTGACCAAGCGTTGTTCCAAATCTTTGTAGAATAGCCATATTCTGAACCACAGAATCTCTGTATTTCAGATTCATCTGTACGGCTTTTTCTAGACTCAATGTTGGAGCATTTATAGCTCCAGCAAATGCGATAACGGGAGAAGATACCGTTCTAAATGCCCTACCTAAAGAATTCACTGCATCTTCAAATGCTCTTACCTTTGGATGGGCTTTCCTAAAAGAGTCATCAATCTTATCAAGAGACTCAATCATCTCTTGCGCTTTTACAGCGCCACACTGTACAACTAGCCTAGCATGAATCTCTTTTATGTTTTTGGGTAAATTGTTTGGATCAAATGGCATAAGTGTTTATCGTCCTATGATAAACACTTATTACAAGAAAAAACCGTACAATCCTTGAATTGTACGGTCTCAAAATGCCATATTCTATTCTAGAAAACTAATCCCTAAATAAGAACCTAAAAAACAGGCCATGACTCTCTTCGATTTTTTTGGCTTGTTCGGCCTCTTTATTAGCCTTTTGTTCAAGTTCAACAATGTAAGATTCGTATGTTTTCCCGGGATTATAAGACTTCCACCTAGCAACGATTTCCGCCTCTGGACCGTTCGGATTATCAATCGCCTTATTATACAAATCCCTAGTTTCAATAGCCGCTGAACGAGAAGATTCCACAATACCAATCTTTTGTTCATTTCCGCTAAAATGACCAGATTCAGGTATTCCAAAAAAGAAAACAAAATGAAGCATGTACGTTAGTATTGGGATTGTAAGAATAAGTCTCAAAACCTCAGGCATAAGGCATATGAAAATAAAGTAAATAACCAATATACCTGTTGGAATCACCAACGGTAACAAACCGCTGTTCAATGAAGCCAAAAATCCATGTCCATCCCACAATCCCCAAAGAAGACCCTTGGCAACACAAACAATAATGCCAAAAACAAAAAGCCACAACTCAATCCTCAATACAACCAACAGGAAATTGAGAGGCGAAGGAAAAACTCGGCCAGATAGCCCTAATGCTTTTCTCTCTAAACCTTCTGTTTCGTAGAGCATTTTCATCTCCTAATCCATCTACTCTATGCAGAAGTTACAAGAAAGTTTAGCCAGCACAAAAGTCTTGGATGCAAACGCTTACCTAACTTACTGAGGTAACTGCTCTTCAAGGTCAGCATTTATACATTGAGCAAGCTTAGGATTTAGCAACGAAACCATTTCTTGATTAGCAGGAATAGGCTCTCCCTGAGCATCTTCAAAGGTCCAAGACTTCAATAGCTTTACAAACCTATAAAACGATACAGCTCCTGAAGAAACCTTGAAATCTCCATTAGGGGAAAACTGTATACCAGTATCTACAAAATCTATCGTATCTCGATATGTTGGAATTCTGAAAAACACTTTGTATGACTTTACACCATCAGAGGTTTCTGTTACTCCATCCGGTTTAGTCCCCTTACCATTTTTTGTCCAACAAAAATGAATGCCATTGACCTCGATAGTATATACTTCAACAACAATTTCTTCGTCTTTACCAACAAAAATACTCATACCATTCTCCTTATCGCATTTAGTCCTGCAAATGATTCCATCTGTTTTTGTTCTATTTTCTTTTTCATCAAACACACCATTGTGTGAATTTTCATGTCTCGAATATCCAAAGACCTAATATATTCAAGAGACCATCCATATTCTGATGCAAGCAAATGTTCTTTGATCGATTCGTGCAGACTTTCATCTATATCTTTGCCGCTAAGCAAGTTTGCCGCATCAGTTATGATTTTTTTTTCTCGTCCTCGTCTATCGAAATACTCTTATCGTACTTCTCAAGCAATGCGCTTGCGATAATAGAAGGCAGAGATCCTATTGTATCAGAATTAACCGGAATGGGCTTTCCTTCTCCATCAACAACATCCCATTCTCTCAAACAGTTTCTAAAAACATTGTCTTGATACTTTGACCAATCTATTCTATTTGTACCGTCAGATGGATTATAATAAGTAGATGATCTTACAATTGTATTATTAGACTTCCACGTTGGACTTATCCATTTAGTATTTAGAATATCAACGCTTTCATCTTTTTTCTCAACAAGCTTCTTACCTTCCTCGTCTGACAGTATTTTATACTGAAGAACTCCGTACTTATTCTTTTTTGCTTGATAGTATAAAGGAATATGTATGAGATTTTCCCCTTCTTCTACAATTAACGACTTTGCCATGATTCCTCCTTAGCGACAACAGAACATGCCCTCGTTTGTAACGAAGGCATTGCCCTATGAACATATCGTCATTTATGCAAATCTTTCACTTAGGAAAGAGGCGAGAAATATCCAGGAGCCGTTGGCCCTCCGAATGTATTAGAAGAATTATCAACAGAAGTATTGCAAGCTCCGATTTCAATAGCCTCATAATCGTTTTCGCAATCGCCAAGAGCGCTAAACGGCATTCTAGTTTCAATGAGGTCATTAGAAATTGCGACTTCTTCAATCTGGAAAATAACTCCCCAAAGAGCCGTTGCCCAATAAGGAACAATGGAACTGCCCAAAGTGTATCCAAACTGAATCTTTGTTTGAGAAGTAAAGCGATTCTGGTTATTATATACAAAGTCATGGAACTGCTTATTTGCGAAACCCATAAAAGCAACACTACCCTCAATTGTTCTCTTACGAGCAGTAATGTCTTGAGGAACAAGTTTTCCATTCAAGGTGTAGAAACGGTCTGCATTGTTGTTTAGGGTAACTTCAAACGAACGAATAAACGAACCCGGAACAACAATAGACTCTTCTCTAGCAAATATATTGATTCTAAAGTCATTCCATGTTACAATACGAGCAGGAGAAAGGAAAGTTGGATCTCTTTCGGTTGTCAAAGCTTCTCTTACGTTATCAGTTACATTGGCTCCGCCTATAACTCCAAAGTTCATATTTACAATATCTGCTTGCGTAACGTTAATTCTCATTGTATTTATGATACAGTTAGGATAACGAAAAGCGGTATTATCGGTATAGCGAACATCAACATTGAACTGATTTATAAGTCTACCAACCGAGTCTCTTTGAGAAGCAATTCTCCACAAACGATTTGCTAGGTTTGTCTGGCATGTTGCGGTTGGCTCTCCGCAATCCTTTGCTGTTCCATTCTGAATACCTTCATGAACAAGAGGAAAATCGCAAGAACCATCAACCATGCGGGGACCAACTTGGTAGAGGGTTCTATCAATACGACCATCAACTACGTCTGGATATGTAATTTCTTGCTTTGCTCTGATATCGCAGGACTTAGCCCTTACAAAGATTTCTTGACCGATAGACCCACCGCTGAATCTTACGGAACCAACAAATCCCATTTGTGCTGTCGGAATAGGCATTTTTGTAACTCCTAACTTAAGTGAACGCCGCCATTAGCATGCTGGGGTTGCTGTACCATCAGTATATGTCGCAGGACTACCAGTAATATTGTCTCTACAAATAAGAACCCCTGTTATCTTGCAAAGATCTGCCCACCCAAGCGGGACCGTAATATTCTGATCTATAAGGTAGTCGTTTATGTCCGTAATCGCATTACCCCATTGATCGTTTCCAGCTCTGTTTACAACGTGATTGTTTATTGATCTTACAGCGCTCAAATATGTAGTTGGAGAGCGATAAATGTCAGTATTGACAAGATAACTTGTCCAGAATTCATTTACAAGATCAATTGTTGGGTAAACATTGTCTGACAGAACGATTTTGTATACCGCATCATATAGATAAGTAACAGAGCCGAGGTTATTAGCCCTTGAATCGGAATAGTATGTTGCGATAGCCAGATAATCTATTCCTGATATAACATTGTTAGATGCCATTTGTGTTAACTCCTCTTTCTAAGCTTGGTCCCCGATAAGCAAGTCCCGCACTCTATATCTTATTCACATAAAATACAGAGTCTCCTCTTTTTTTCTAAAAGCCTATCGAAAATCCTTCTAATTGGAGGAACTAATTCATACAGAATCCAAAACCATACATTGCTTAGAAGAAGCAGTTTCTTTTACAGCAGCCATAAGATTGTCTAAAAATCTGTTACTAGAATAGATTACGGCCAACTGCTTTGCTGCCTCAGATGCTTCTTTAAGCCTACCCTTATCGCTCATTACATCATAAACTATAGAACGAAGTTCGGTAGGAGAAATTATGGCAAATTCTTCTTCATTTTGCCCTATAAATGTATTATACGAAACTGTGAACTTAAGTCCTTCCGGCATTTGCGAAATTATTTCTCCAACTCTACCATAATTAGGGCCAACAGGAACACATCCGCAAGCCATTCCTTCCAATAACGAAAGCCCTGTGGCTGATTTAATTGAACAATCAACAATAACTGCTGACTTGTTATAAATCTCATTCAATTTGGAGGAAGGGATGCCGTCTTTTATAGAGCAATAATCGCTCGTATACTCTAAATTATCCGCTTTGTACCTCTCTTTGAGTAAATCTATGTTGTAATCGCCCGGATCGTATAAATTGGTATGCAAATAGGATTTTATCCCAGTTCCGGCCATAGCCATTATGAATGCTGGCAAATTACTTGCTTGAGCGTTCCTTGCCGAACACAAAACCGTATCCCTATCAAATCCATCAATATAGTTAAAGATTTGATGATTTACTCCATATGGATTACAAATGCATTTTACATTAGCAACAGCCAAGATTTCTTCTGCACCAAAATCGCTCGTAACCAAAGAACAGTCAGCATATTCAAAAGCATCCTTCAAGGACGGAGACAATCCCTTAGAATCAAAAGTATATATAGCTATCCACTTAAACAGGGTTGGATACATTGCCTTAATCGCATAGATAAAGTTTGTATCCTTATGGTCTCCTATAGTAACAACCAAATCTGGCTGTATTCTTTTCATAAGCTCATAGATAAACGGAGAAGCCTCTTCTGTTTTAGGAGTAAAGGGGTATAGTTGACAAATAGTTCTACCATCTTTCTCATACGCATGAACTCCCTCATCAGATGGCATGAAATAGCCTTCATCATGATGCCAAACAGCAGAAGAAACCTGGTGTCCTTCAGAAATAAATCTCTCAATAACATCCGCATTCATTTTGCCATTACGAACAAGCAAATAAGGAGATGCTCCAATAGTCAATATTTTCATTTTTTACTCCATAAGTATATACATAGGGTTCTTCATCGCATACGCCGTTATGTCATATAACTCATCTATCTTTGATTGCGACAGCAAAGAACAACAATCAACAATAACAACATCTACATCAGCATGACCCCATAACTTGTCAAAAGTTTCAGGAGTAATGATGGTAATCTTGTTTTTTATATTTGGATACTGTTTCTGAAATATCGCAGAAATCTTGAGAGTATGAAAGACTACAATAGCCTTATCAAACTTTTCCTCAATAATTTTCGCCAAAGCAGAAGTATGACCGCATCCTCTTGCTGTACAAAGTTTGATCGTTCCAAACTCTTTTGCATATTTCAGTCTAGGCAAACAATGCGATACCGAATCAATTTCTTTTCTTCTGTCTTGCAAAAGCTCTATTAAAGAAACAAGGCAAGAATATAACTTGCCGCACCTTCTACCAGATTCTATTTTTTCCATAGGAACATCTCCTTTTGAGTCTGACTTGACTCATTAGGAGATATCGACTTATTTGCGAAATAACTTAATCTGAGCAGAAGGCCATTGCTTCTTAATGGCATCAACGCATCCTTCTGGAATACCGCCCAAAGCCATTATACTTACCATATTAGTAGATGGGTCATATCTGCCTCTACATAGATTTGCATTGTAAATAGAAGGAGAAACAACTTCAGAATGACCAAACCTGGGGTCTTCCGTATCTCTAGTCCAAAGCCTACCATCCCACCACCACAACGTAATAGGTTTACCTTTTGAAGGCTTATGACCTATATCAAAATAAGGATGATTTGCTTGCTTGTACCACATATATTACGACAACTGAGGGTCTGACCATCCATGACGAGTCTGTATTTCTTGCTCTTCAGCAAACCATGAAATACTTGCAGCATGCAATAGAGTTCCCTTGTACTTAAAACCATATTCAATATCGCTAGGCCATGAATTGTAAATAAACCTAGTCAATCTGATAACCTTTGTTTGTTCGCTTACAAGGTAAGGGAAGTGAGGATTTGGAAATACTTGTATAGTTGTTGAATCTGGAATTGCCGCAACCCTAAGTTCTTCCGCCTGATATATATTCTCAACAACTATCTTATCCTCGCATTGGAATATTGAAGAATCAGCAACCTTAATAAAAGTATCTTCTGCGGCTATGTCAGCCGTAATGGTTGTTGTTTCGTATTGTCCCACAAGAGGGAAGATGTTCTTTTTCAAACCAAGCTGAATAATATCAGCAAGCTGCATAACGGTTCTATATGAATCTTCATGATTATCAGCAGCAGAATAAATGGCAATTTGAAGAGAATATCTCTCTTTGGTAGTACCAAGAGTAAACCATTCCGAAGACCTTTTTTGTCCAAGAATGGTTATGGCAGGATACATTGGAATAACATCTGGCTCTCCAATATAAATTGCCTGCATAAACTGTCCATTATAAGTCTTTGTAAGCATAGCGTTATTCGAAACTCTCCATCCAGTAATAACCTGTATAGGAGTTTCAAGAATAATCGTATTGTTATCTGGAACTTCATATATTCTAAGACCAGGCTCTCCATCAACTCCATTGTGAAGAGCAACCTCATCGCCAGCCTTGAATCTAATCGAAGAAGTGACTTTAAGAGTTGTGGTATTATATGGAGCATCTTCCGTAAGGGCAACATTAGTGTTTACCCAACGGTATATGGTTCTCCTGACGCTTTCAAGAATATCTATCATTATAGTTACCTACCAAACAAATCATCAAGAAATTCATTAACAACATCTTCGATTTTCTTATCTATTTCTTCTTCATTTTCAAGATTGACTTCAATATCAGACGTTTTCATATACTGTTCATAATCATATCTCTTTATGGCAGATTCTTTATCTGGAGATACTATTGATTCCATTTTCAAACCAACATCAGTTATCTTTGTTTTGCTTGAGATATTTGAAACAGATTTAGCAAAATCGCTTATCTGTTCAGAAAACTGCTTAGAATCCTCGCTCATGCGTCACCGCCCTTCATCTCTCTATCTCCGCCTTCAAGACCAGGTAATCCATACCTATCTCTAAGCGTTGGATTGAAGAAACGATGACCAATTCTCTTTTGACCATGCAGTATTATGATACCCTGCAAGATTGAATTCAAATCAGATAAAGCCCACTTTCGAAGATTTTTGCCATAATCAGAAATATTGGGATTAGCTTGCGATGCAAAAAACTTATCGTACAAGTTAGCAGCAGCAAGGCGAGCGCAAATTAGATTGATAGTTGGAGGAAACTTTACTCTCAAAACTCTTGTTGTTTCTGCCATATAGATTCCATAAAGAGCTGTATCCAAAATAATAACATATCCTGATACAGAAGAAACAATTGCCCTCTCTTCTGTAAGAGAGTCTATAAACACAAGAATATCGCCAGCGCTTATCGGTCCCGGCTTATCAACCTGAACATCATTATTATAAGCATCTATATCCGCAATCAACCTAAGTTCTAAATCTGTTTTTTCTTCTAACGGAGTAACATACAGCTCGCTTATAGAGGCATCTATCTGGTCGCTAGCCCAAACGATATACTGATTTACTGTATCATCAGATATAACGTTACTACTTCTTTCTTTACCAAAACGCCAAAGAGGGACAGGCTGCCCATTAACAACAGGGCTTGTTGCAGTTGTAAGAGCTTGAGCTAAAATCTCGTAGACCTGTTGTGCTGTTGCATATGCCATTTACTTACCCCATTACTCTGTTTGCATTCTCCTTCTTTTGCGTAATCATGGCTTGAGTGAGCAAACCTTCTACTACGGCGTTTCTAGGACTCTTCGCAAGTCTTACATCTTTGATCGCAAAAGGAAGATTCATTCCCCTTACTATCTTATCTAATTTTTCGCAAAAACCCTTTGGCATACTAGTTCCACCAGCAACAATAATATCAAGGGGTTGAGTAAACTGACTCTTAACTTCTTGGAATTTCTTGCCAAAATGCTTAAATACATGCTCAATCATGGCATCATAGTAGGTATCTAAAGCAAAAACAATATCATCATTTTCATCAAGATTGGTAAAATCGAGCTTCTTTTCTTTGGCGGATATTACTTGAGAAATAGCAACACCTGTCTGGTCGGAAACTTGCTTATCAATCCAATCTCCGCTACGAGCAACGCTCATTCCTATAACAGGAAGACCTTTATAGGCCAAAAGACAGTTTACTCTTCCAGCCCCAAAACTAACGCCAATGCCGGAATATGGAACAACCGTGCCATCTTCTTCTGTAATAGTTGGCCTTTCGCTTAGAACAACGGCGTGACCTTCCTCGATAACCTTTACATTCCATCCAAGTCTTTCAAACAACGCCGAAAGTCTATTTTTATGGAAAGATGAATCAACCGAGCTGTCAACGGACTCCGAGCTTACGCAAATACATACCCACGAAGCATCGTCTGGAGCCTGACCAACAGAAGCCTTGATAATTTCCGCAAGAACAACAAGTTTCTTATCCTCGTTTTTATTCAAAACTCCATCAGCCATAGGTCTACGAACTTCAACCTTGCCGGGGAAAATATTAGCAACCTTTATGCAATCATCTCCAACAACATAATAAGTGTCGTTGTCTTTTACGAATTGCCAATTATTACCTCTAAGGACATCTTCAACGTCATCGCCCTTTGGAAGCTCAACAAACGCATTTCTCGTATTTTTTACCTTTACGATCCCATCAACCATTTCAGCAACCTGAAAAAACATCGTTCCGGGATCACACCCTATAACTCTACTCATCTCTGTTCTCCTTTTCTCTATTACAACAGCCCTTCTAATTCCCTAGCGTTCTTCGCTACATCTTTATCGGTTATCTGTTCATCATGCTTTACATTAGATTCTGCATTATTAACAAGCCTACCAACCGTTCTTTTCTGTATATCAACAAGTCGTTTAGGATCTATTTCGCTTTTTGCCTCTTCAATCTTCTGTTCAGCAATATGCGATATTTTTCCGGAACCGCCAGTCAAGGCTTGTAACGCTGAAATTGCATTATTCAAAGCATTGACATCTATTTGAGGCTGAGAGTTTGCAACTTTCTCATCAATCCTCTTTGTAATCTTGTCTTCTAGCTGCTTAATTGATTCCATTACATCAGAAGACGAAGGCGATTGAGGTTTGGATTCTTGTACATGAACTCTTTTTATCTGATAAGCCCCAGATCCATCATCTCTAACTATACATATCATCTTGTTAGTTGAAAGAAGATTTCTAAGAGTTCTAGATTGGTCAATATAATGCCTTGAAGTTATCATGTCCAAGTCAATCTTATTTCCCGGACCCAAAGTTAAACTCAACTCTGGCACGGACAAATCATGAGATGTATTGTTTTTAACTATATACACTCATTGTCTCCTTGTTTTAGGATAAGCAGGAGGAAGTCTCTTAGAAAAATCCATTTCATTCATCTTTGTGCATGAAGGACAAAGCCAATAAACTTTGCTATCGCCAAAATTGAACTCTATAGTAGGATTATGAGCGTGATGTCTACAATGCATACATACAGCAACAAGTTTGCAACTATTATCTACTTCTTTACTCAAGTCCCATGCTTTGTCTTCCGCCATTTTTTAATCCTTGGATTAATGCGTCTACTATAGTTATATCGGCGTTCATCTTAACAAACTTTTGTCTTACAGATATAGCCTTAGCAACCTTTCTTTGATTTGCAATCTTCTTGAGCGATTGCATTCTTACAGCAAATCTCTGAGGAGATTCAGCATCCAAAATTTGAGCAAAGAACAAGGCATCTTTAGCTTTTTGTCTTGATGGACCATATGGCCTTTTGGAACTCTTAAGATCAACAGGAGCATTCTCTGCGCCTGCAAGCAAATCATCAACAATTTTTTGTATCTTGGAAGATTCAGCCTTATCTCCCTCGGTCTTCTTTAATAAGCCCCTATTATAGGCATCAAAAAGTTTCGGATAGTATCTTTGCGCTACTTGGAATATTCTTCTATCTGGAGACTTATCCAAAAACTCATCAACGCTTCCTCCCTTAACTCCAATATGCCTATAAAAATCATCCTTACTCTTGAACCCATTTCTTTGCAAGAAAGCCTGGTCACCAGTGCTATACGAAATATACTTTTCCAAGAAAGACTTCATTGCATTAATAGCAGTAATTTGATCTACGCAATATTTCTTAAACTCGCTCTTGTCAAGTTCATTTATAATAGCATCTTTGCTTTCATCATTCAGCTTAGCAAAATCAGTTTTACTTCTAACATTTCCCAAGCCGGCAGCAGCCGCAAATCTAGAAACATCCTCATCCTTGAAGAACGAATTAGGATCAGAAAGCCTAGTCCTTATCTCTTCAGACGTTGAATACAGCGTTTCAAGCATTCCTCTTACGTTATCAAAGATAGCAGAGATTTCTTGAGGAGACATAACTTCTATTTCTTCTTCAGTCTTACCTAAATCAACACCTCTTCTTACAAGTTGTGTAAGATAGTTAATCTTATCATCAAATGTTCCTCTGTTCTTTTTAGCAAGTAAAGCTCCAATAGCAGCCGTCTCCGGGAAGAACCCAACAACTTCAATAAAGGACACAAGAGTGTCATTTCCAAACTGAGTAATCAAATCTGGATCTAACAAAACTTCTTTCAAGTTCTCCATAGTTCCATAAGCTTTTTGCTGTATGATATTTCTTGTATTATTTACCTTCATGTAATTAGGATCTTTTTTTCCATTAACTTTCATATTTGGAGGATAATCTATAGCACTTAAAGTTACAAGTTCATCATAAGCAGACTGTTGTGCTGTCATTGCAACATTGCCAGTATTCTTATCCACCTTCGCTTTACAAACACCATCAGCAACCAACTTTTGAATTGCTTCTGCTATATCCGGCTCTGTAGGAGAGAAAGATTTATCGCTCAGATGCTCCAACTTGAATAGCTCGCTCCAGTCTTGATTGATAATGTTAAGCATTCTCTCGTCAGTTATACTCTTAACTCCTCTTGATATCGCTTCCAAGGTTTGTTTTACAGACAACTCGCAAGATTGTCTAACTCTTGACCAAAGAATCTTCTTTCTCATTGCGTTTATTTTTTGATCAGGACTGGTTGATTTTGCATATAGAGCATCTAATTTTCCAGAAAGAGCCATCATAAACTGGTTAAGTCTATTCCAGTTATTTCGCAAACTATCCGCCTTATCAACATCAACTAAATCGCCTTTTTCCGCTTTTGGACCTTCAATTCTTAGCCCCTCAGTTTCAAAGACATTTTTACCCATTTCAATTCTAAAATCGCTTCTAAACCCTCTATCAGGAGCGCTTTCAAATGGGTCAACCATTTTATCTCCCTTTTTAGGAGCATCTGGAGTAAACTGAATCTCTTTGCCAATCTTACTACTAGCCCCTCTTACAATTTCTTTTAGAACCCAATCAAAGAATTTATGATGTAAATGATTTCCAGGATTCGATATAATATCTTTCATTTCTACAACAAGAGCATCCGCATGCCTTTGAAGAACATCCATCGCATTAGCTCTATATGTACCTTCTTTTGCAGATACAAGTAGTTCGCTTTCAATCGGGTCAAGATCCGGACCAATAGCATTAAACATATCTTGTCTTGCATATGGCTCTAAAAAGAAGGACAAGAAAATATCTTTGTTATTACTATCCGGGAAAAACAGATCGTTTGATATAAATGAAAATGGGTCAATACTTTCCATAATCTGCTTAGGGATTATTGGAGGAGGGCCTTTTTCTCCCCTCTCTTGCCTCTTTTGATCTCGCATTGCTTTTTGCTTTCCGCTCAATGGCTGACCAAGCAATAAGCTCCATCTTACAAGAGATTCTGGGTCTTGTTTATTGTTCAAATAACTATCCAAAAAGAGTTTAGAAAGAGATTTTCTATCTTCTTCGCTTATAGAGCTAGCAACTGCCGAACCCATTTGCTCAGCAGCAACTTCTTCCAAAAGTTTTCTATTAGAATCATTTCTTGCAAATTCCGGTAACTTCAAAAGACCTTCAAGAGTCTTCTCAGCCTTCTCTCTGCCCTGTTGTAAGTATCTACTTCTATCAAAAATAGCCTTAACTTCTCCCTTTGAAAGATTTCTTGGAATAGAAACATCTTCGGGCTTCATCCCGGGTTCTTCAATATCTCCTTCTCTATAATACTTATTAAAAGCCGTTTCAAATGCTCTTTCAAATATACTTATGGCTTCAAATTTCTTCTGTGTTTGTTCTTTAGTAAGAGGTTTATTTTCAGGACTAAGCTTGTTTTCTTTTTCATCCTTAACAAAGGTTCTGAACTGATCTTTTATTTGTTCAGGAGTAATTTCATTATTACTCGTATACTCTTCAATCATCTTATTGAATTTGAACTTAAAAGCCTCAACCCACATTGAAACGGTTATAGAAGAAGTGGGAATAGCATTTTGACCGCCAAGATACGGAGCAACAACGCCTGAATCGGAAGACTCTTGAGAAGGCGCTTTAGACATGGGCTTAGGAACCAATGGCTTATCAGGATATCCTTTATTAACCATTGGAGGAATAGAAGAAGGGTCATGCAATGGAGTTTCATACTCATCACCCGTAAAAGGGCGATGCTTATATGGCCTAAGAGTTGCTGCTTCTTTCAAAAGAGCCTCGCTCATTTCTTTAATAAATGTTATAGCATTCATTTCTTTACTCCGTAACTGTCGGTATTCAGTAATTCGATAAAATACCGAATCTTCCTCTAATGTTTGGAAGAACAGCTAAATAACAACAGACTATCAATTATCGTCAATCGTACTCTGTTTTACTAACATCATTGGAGGAATTCTGTTTCCCATTAAGAAGCTTTGCATGCTCTCTAATAGCAGCAAGACTAACATGGGAATTGCCATCCTTATATCTTTGATCAATATCAGAAACAATCTTTTCTCTAACGCAAGAGGAATAATCAAGTTCAACAAACTCAAGATTTTGTATTCCCTGAAGCCTATTGATAGCGTCAGCAAGACCATTAAGTTTTGCTCCAAGGTCTGATTGCTCAACGTCTCCGGTGCAAACAATCTTAGATCCTTCTCCGATACGAGTAAGCATCATTCTCATCTGAGCAATAGTTGAATTCTGAACCTCATCAGCAATAACATATGACTTTTTGAAAGTAATACCCCTCATATAGGCAAGAGGATAAACAACAATCTTTCTTGCCTCAATCAATTCTTTTAGGTCTTCTTGACTGAGATAGTCTGACACGACCTCATAAAGAGGCATAACAAAAGGAGCAAACTTGTTGTCTGAGTTTCCTGGGAGGAAGCCTAGTTTTTCGCCAGCCTCAACATATGGTCTTGTAAAGATAACTCTCTCAAAGTTACCCTTCATCATTTCTTGAATTCCCCAACCGGCAGCGCAATGAGTGTTATGTGTTACAACAAAACCATCTGTCAAATATAGATGGTCTTCACTGTCAACAAGAATACATTGAGCTTCCTTTTCTCCTATTTTTTCAATAGATTGCAAAACCCTCTTCTTCGGCGCATACTTTGTTTTTGGTTTAGCAAGATTCTTTTTTCTTGCTAATCTAAAAGCCATAGAACAATCTGGAAGATTTAAGAAACATATATAAGATTTTCTTCCATGCTTCTTTTCTCCTAAATATGTATATGTAGGATTCTTTTCTGAAATAGTACACAATCCTCCAAGAGAGTCAACAAGTAATTTAACATCAGAAGCGAGAATTTCAGAAGATGTACAAAAATATGCCTGACCTGTTTTTTTGTTTACAGAGCCATCGGTATCCATAAGTCCCTGCAATATAGCCCATCTATCTTCTTCTGAAGAATACAGATAATCTTCTGGTATAAACTTTTCGTAAGACTTCTTACCCCAAAGCCCATATAGTCTTAAAGAATCTTTATATATGTTTGACTGAGAACCATTCAAATTATGAAGCGTTGTTTTTACAATTCTATAATCATATTCCCCAAAACTTTTCTTTAAAGAATAACCACTTGGTATATCATTTTGTATAGCAGCAAGAATCTCTTCATCTGCGGAAGAAACACAAACGTTTGCATTACATATATTTCCATCTCCAATCAAAACACCAAGAATATATGGATCTATGAGAAGATTTTTCTTAGAAAACCCTACAGCAGAAGAAAGTTCTATGTAAATGTTTCTTTCACCAAGATTTGTATGAAGATTGTTTATTATGTAATCCGTGTCTACGACTTTCTTTTCATCTCTATCTGAAGAATTTCTCTCTGTTATTCTCCAAAGATGCTCTTTACAACACTCTACGGAAGAACCATCTGCAAAGGTTAGCTTATATATATCTTTCTTGCCTTGTGGGAATATTGCTAAAATCTTTGAAGAAGACCCATCAGGCGTACATACTTTGTCTCCTTTTTGCAAACTACCCATTTTTACTGGCCCATTTGGAGTAAAAACAGTAGAATCCAAAGGCTGCGCCTTTCCGGTTCCTGGTGCACCATAAATAAATGTGACTTGATTTTCAGAAATGGCTTTAAGAGCTTTTTTCTGTCCGGCATTTTTCGCAGATACTGATATCAAAAGCTTCGATGGAGAATCTTTAGTAAAGACAAAATCTTCACCCTTCTTACTCTTACTCTTTCGTGCCATGTACTCTCCTTTTAGTAGAGGCTTAAAACAATACAACCTTCCGTTTCCCTCTAACTAGAGGGAAGCAAGTCTTTTCTCTGACTCGCAATAAGGAAGGTCGTTTGCAAACAAAATCTTTCTAAATATAACACTTTCAACGATATTAGTTTTCTAAATTACAGATAAAATACCTCTTATTTTTTCTCAGCAATTTTACTTCTATTTAAACATTTTATCATAAGTTCATTTGCATTTCTTACTCTAATTTCTCCCAAATCAAATATATATGAATTGTTCTTATCTAAGGTTCCATCAATATATTTAATAACCATTGGAGTGTACAATGCAATTCCTTTGCCATATGGCAACTCTAAAAACGAAGTTTTAGCCAATTTAGGCAATTTGTCTATAATCGGGTCTCCCCCTCTAATAATCTTTTCTTTTAGTTCTTTAGAGGGAAGAAAATAAAAATCTATCTCATTCTCTATGCCAAGCTTCCTAAGCTTTGCAAGAAATTCACCAGTCGTCGGTTTGTTATTTTCCATACTAATACTTCGGCATATTTAGCCAATAACATCTAGGTCTCGCACAGAATAGTAATCTTTTCCAGCTCCTGATATCAAAGCCAACTCACCAAATCGAGAAGGAACAACCCTTAACACAACGCCTTCTATGGGTTTTCTGGCAGCATTACCAGAAGCGCCCGGATTTCCTTGGATTCTAACCCTAACTCGCTTACCGCACATGGAATGATTGTACTGCTCGGGAAACGCATCTCTATGCGAATTAGACTGAATAAACTTCATAATTAAGTGCCCCCTCCAAACATATATCTAAACCATCTTGAACGTCCGCCTGGCAAGGTAAACTCTGGTGTGACAATACCTTTTGTTCTTGGATACTTGCCATACTTCTTCTGCTCTAAAAGCCTTGTAAATTCTTCTTCATAGTTCTTCTTCAATGTTTCCATATTAGAAAACGCTTTTTGGGCCGCATCCGAACCCCCAAAAACCTGTTGAGGCTGTTGAAAATTGAGACACATAAGAAGTTCTCTAAGAGCATCTTTTGCTGCTCCATAAAGAACAAGAGGAACGTACAAGTCAGGAATTGTCAGTATGCTATATCCGCTCTGAGGAGGGTAATAGTTTATAACCATAGCAGCATTTTCTAAAAACCTATCCATTTGTTCATCAGAAAACCATCTAAAATTATAATCAGCATAAATCGTATCATATGAAGTCATGGGTGTATCAAAAATAACAGTTCCCTTGAAATAGTTTATCTCATACTCGTTTTCTATGAGCTTGTTATTCCTAAATATCCTCGTCCCATATGCCTGATTCCATCTTGGAAATGTAAACTTAAATGTAGTATAATCAATATTCGGAAGAGACTGTTCGTGATAAACCGGAATCTTTTGCGCGCAACAAATCATTTCGCTTAATGCCGTTCTAAAAGCACTTAAACGAGCGCCATATAATTGAATAGAAGAATTAGCTGTATCCCCGCTAGCAGAAACAACAATTTGTTGAAGCTCTGTTCCAGAAAAACCCTCAGCCACATAGGTCCATGTTACTAGATAACTGCCAGCAGATAAATCAGATGGAATAGTCCAATCAAATGCATAAAAACCTGCTCGAATAAAATCAGGACTAATATCCGAAAGAACAGCCTCTCCATCTTTCGTAATTGCAAGAGAAATTGATTCTGCCGTAAGAGGATTACCATGAACATCTGTAAGACTTAAGAAAAGAGTACATAGGTTTCCTTGAACAAATGTTCCTCTATAATCAGGAGTTGATTTGATAGGAGATTCTGCGACCGTATAAAAAGGACCAAGAGATTGTATCGCATAAACAGGCTCAGATCCTACAGAAGAAATTATCTTCCAAGAAGCGACATAAATAATTCCATCATCTACGGATAAATCATATTCATATACACCTGTAGAAGAATTTGTAACAGCAGTTCCGCTAGAAACCACAACAGTTCCGTCTTGCTTCTTAACTCCATAAGAAGAATCATCAGAAGCAAGCTCAACAGAATAAGCTGAAGATAAAGACCCATCAACTTTGTATTCAATAAATATCTTCTTTGTTGCCATTTCTTACCTAACTCCAGGAGTAATCCTAACAGAAGAACCTTGAGACCCTGTAATTATATTGATTGTTTCTGAAGGTAAAACCTCTTTATTTTCACCAAAAACAACATTAGAACCAACAGTTTCAGAACCTTTTGTAATTTCTATTGTTCTATTATTACCAACACTTGTTTCTGTGGAATTTTGAACAACAACACTAGAATGTCCAACATTTACACTAACAGATCCAGATGTTCCACCAGAACACACTTCAGAAACTTTAACATCTGCATTTTCAGTCTCTTGAGGATTTATAGAAACAAAAGTCAAAATACTATTCGGAGACCCTTGTTCATAGAATTTAACGCCACCTCTAAAATTATCTGGAAAACCCTCATAATGCCAAAGATAATAACCATTGCCAACTTCACTAAAACCCGTAGACACACTGCCACCAACAACAGATAAAGAAGAATCAACAAGTTGAGCATTTAATGTTATACCAGCCTTACTTGAACCCAAAGCTAAGGATATATCAAGAGTGTACGCCATAATTACAAAGCTCCAGGGATTAGATCTGTCATTCTTTTAATAGCAGACAAATCTTGAGATTGTTGACCAGTCAAACCTCCTGTTGCAACAGTAATAGCTTGAACTGGTTGTTGATAATTTATACGAACTATATAGCTACCAGTTGTATCAACAAAAGGATCCCCACCTCCATCAACAAGAAGAACTCCGTTTGTAACATTTAGAGTATGATTTGATTCTTGAGGCTTTATTCTCCATCCATTTGCCAAAAATGCATATAAAGGAACAGCTGTTCCAGCCCCCGGATCAATAGTATCTCCACCGGAAACCAAAAAAGCAAGATCCCATTTACTATTATCACTTAATAAAACCCAGTCTTTCCATCTGGAATACAAATCCTTAACGTCCAGTGTTGTTGTTCCTGACGTTAGTGTAATAATTTTTTGAGAACCATCAAACGAATATCCCATAAAATCTCACTACGTTAAACCGGGTTAAGATAATTCCTATCAATAACTTGCTGCACTGGAATTGAAACGGATTCATTTGTCAATGTATAAGGAATGGTTAAATGTAAATATCCATAGTTCTGAATAACTATATTTACATCGACATTTGCATAATAATCATATGTCAAAGAAAAAGACGTTCCGCTACTAGACGTTCCACCCAAAGAAGATCCATCTGAAATTTTTACAAATGTTATTTTTGATCCAGATCTCAATCCTGTCAACGTAATAGTTGGAGTTTCCTCTGGATATAAAGCTGTTTTATCAACAGTTGTAAATATTATCAAACCATCTATATAGCTTGTAAAACTTGGACCAAGAGCAAAACCGTTAGTTGCAGAATTTGTTGCCCTATTTGTAACGCCACTCCTTATAACCTCTCCAGGAATGAATGTTCCTGTAACACTTGATAATCTAAGAGTCCCGCCTATACCAGAAGCTCCAGCTTCTTCGTCGTCAATAACAGCGGTCGCTCCAGAAGTAGCTCCGTTAATAGTTTCGCCAATAACAAATCTTGAGGTGAACGAAGTATATTTCATAAACGTTGTTGCTGTTAACTTAATTTTAAGATAAAAACCGACATCAGCATCTGGTAAAGTTTCTGCAACAAGATTTTCTGGTGTGGCCTCTTTATAAGATCCATATCCAGATCCAGTATTTATGGCATATTCAATTTTAATACCATAACCCGTTGTTGCATCATTGCCGCAATCATTTACGTTTACTTTATACATTAAACTACGAAAACCTGTTACTCCATATATTTTATGAGGCCATATATATTCGGCATAATCTCCAGAATTTTTGAAATACAAACGTCCTGCATTAGAGAAAGATGCTCCGCTCAAAGTATAAGGAGGAGTATCAAGAGCGGAAGCATTAAAAGTCAAAGCCAAAGCTCCATTACTCGCTCCTTGATAAAGCTCATTAAAGATTGTATCATATATCGTTGTATATCCATTTGCCAAACCATCAGTTGTTGATGTTATAACCGCAGTTGTTGCAGATCCTGAAAGAGGCGAAAAAGAAGCACCGCTAACCCCTTTGCAAATAACTCCAAGATAGTTATTATTCAAAGGAAGACTATATGCATTCATTTTTATATTTTGCAAAATCAAGCCTGAGTTGTTATTCGTAGTACCCGAAGTTCCTCCAAAAGGATAAATTGCAGCAACAGCATTAACTGGATTTCTTATATCCCAGTTATGAAGGAAATTGTTATTACAAAGATTTGATATAGTAGTAATATATCCCGTAGCCGCATTTCCATAATCAAGCCCTATATCATAGTTCAAAAATCTATTATTTGAGGAAGTTGTAAGAGAAATAACCGCAGCAGTTATGCCTCCTCCAATTTCTTCAAATGTATCAAAAACATTACCATTACTATTTGCCAAAATATGCATTGCAGTTGTAGCACCAAAGTTTGCTAATGTTCTATTTGAAGAGCTTGGAGTAAATCCAGAATTTGTACTCATGTACATTTCCCATAATACACCTTGAGCAGACACTGTTATAGCAACACCTTGATTTTCTGCTTCTCCAGAATTTGCTTTTGACCAAGCAAGTAAAGCTGAAATTTCCGTAGCACCAGCAGTTGTTGCAGAACCAGCAGAGGCAACATAAGGAGCGGCAGTTGCTCCGGTATTTACCATAGCAGATCCAACAATTATATTTTGTCCTGTTGTGTTAATTGTTATTGTTGCCGTTGTTGAAACACCTGTTGCTGTAAATGTTACAGAAACTCTTTGCCATTGCAAGCTTGCTGTAAAAGCTTGAGTTGCAGTTCCAAAGCTAATGCTTCCAGCTGTTGCGTTTTGAGGAGTAGCAATATCAGATCTTATGTAAACTGAAAAAGTATACTGAGTGCTAACGACTGTTGTTATTGATTGAGTCGTTGTTGCGTTATTACCTGTAGCAGCCAATCGGTCTGCTGTGCCTGTTATTGCTGCTGTAGAAAAATAAATCTGAGTTGGAGGTATATCAACGTTTGTAGTAACTGTTGTTGTTGTTTTTGTCCAAGAAGCACTACTAAAGTCATCTGTATTCAAAAGTAAATTAGTTACAGTTGTTGCAGCACCATGAGTATAGCAAGACTGTTCGGCTGACTCTGTTCCCGAAGCAAAATTCAAAGTTCCAGAAATTGTTCCAGCATTAGCAACAGTAACAGTCATTGATGTATTTGAATCAACAGATTGTATTTGAGCATTTTGACCTATATTTGTTCCAAAAACATACATTCCTGCAACAAGACCAAAAGTAAGAGTAACACCAAGTATATCTTGCGTTAGATTATTATTGAGAGTAATTTGATAATAAGAATCAACACTTGAAACGGTAGTATTTGCAGGAACTCCAGTTCCAGAAACAGGCATGCCAGCAACAATACCTACTGTGTCAAAGTTAGATCCTATAGCTAGAATTATATTCTTTCCAGATTTTCCTTTACAGTTTGTTATCGTTGCAACAGCGTTAAAGTTGCCTGACGTTGTTACTGTTGTCGAGCCTCCAGAGCCGGATCCGGTGCCTCCTGCAATTCTAACATTATATTTTCTAAGAACATAATAATATGTAGTTCCATTAGAAGGAGCAGAAAGCAAAAGAGAACCATTGTCTGTTGCTGTTACAGTTGCTGCTGTTCCGTTTTGATATAATCTAGTTGTAGCATCTCTTGTAGTAAATCCAGCAGAAGTTCCTCGGTATATTTCATAAACAACTGTCGCAGCAGAGGGAGCTCTTTGTGTCCATGTTAAGACATTTGTACCTGAAGCTGTATTTACAACACCGAAGTTGAATGGATGAAATTTATCATCTCCCAAATAAGGAGTAACAGAATACAATCTACTTTCTTGATAACTTGTTAAATCAGACCAGTCCCTGTAGCTTCTTTGCTTGAAATAATACTTCGTATCATCAAGCATTTTATCACCCAGATTAGGATCGTATCCATATCTAGCGCCAGCAACATATATTGTTCTACCATAAAACATACTTTGAGACGTTGACGTATTTGTAAATGTATTATTATTAGATCTAATTAAGTTATATGGCGCGCAACCATGAATATCTATATTAGAAAAAGAACAATCAAAAACAGAATCAAGCAAATAAAGCCCAAATGAAGAAGTTTTTGTTGGATGCAAACAAAATAATCTTAGTTTATCAAATATTGCATCTTGCGTGAATGACAAACCAAGAATACCCGTTACAGCAGCAGCAGCAGCAAGAGCTTGCGGATTAGAAACAACAATCTTCAAATCTGTTACAGATGCATTTGATATATAACTCCAAAGAGCATTAGTACCAAATCTACCTCTTCTTGTTTGCCATGCAGAAGAACCAAAAAACAATCTATCAGGATGCAAACCCATGCCAACAGATTCAATAAGAAGATTATATGTTTCTGAGATAAGCGGAATAATCGAAAAACCGCAATTCTTCAAAGAGCAAATCTTAGACTGAGTAAAGTTGTTATATGACTCGGAAAAAATAGCTTTATCAACAGTTATGTTTCCACCAGATGTAAGCAATATATTTGCGCTTAAGACTAAAGAAGAAGTCTGCAAGCTTGCAGGAGTCAAGTCGTCAATAACAATATTTGGAACCCTAACTTTTGCTCCATTAGGAACTACATTACCATTTGTTCCATCGCCGAACCTTATGGTTGAAGTTAATTGAGATTTATAAGGATTATAGACAGTATATGTATTAGGACCAGCAGAGGCTGTAGTAACCAGATTAAGCCTCAAGACTGTTGCCGAAATAACCGCATCCACAACCGAGTTAGCTGCAATTCCTGTTCCAGATATTGCAGCGCCTTCTATAATTCCAGACGTTGATGTAACAGTAACATACTTGGAAACTGTAGAAGAACCACCAGTAACAGAAAGAGGTCCATAATTAACAACGCTCGTTCCATAAACGGTTGAATCTGCGTCTTGAGTAAAGAAATTACCCCTAACTCCCGAACTAACTCCAGAAATACCATCTCTAATAAGAGGGGTAACACCAGAGTAAGATCCTGTTACATTGTTCCAAATCTCATAAATTCCAGTTCCGCTTCCCGTTTCAACCCAAATACAAGGACAATGGTTTCTATAAGGAAGTGTCATTGTTTGATTTGAAGTTCCATCTCCTGTATCTATTTCAATCCAATTGCCAGTTACCTCAACAGTTCCAAGACCACTTGCAGGAACTATTGAATTAACAGTAGCACCAGTATTGCGACCCATAGCAAACTGTATTGGAGTTGAAGTAGAACTATTTGTAATCAACAATTTACCATTATTAATCGTTATTGTTTTCCAAAATTTAGTCTGGTCTGTATCAACTGTTATAATTGCGCCATTATTAATGGTCAAGGTATCGCCTGAGTTCCACTTTATTGGAGTTTCGCAAACAGATGTATAAGCAGCAGAAGTTAGGGTTCCACCTGTCCAATCAATTCCGTCAGGCGATGTTGCAAGACCGTTCGTTGTTGCATTTGTTATTGCGCCAAAAAGTTTAAGACTTGTTGAATAAGAAATAGAAGACCAGTTACCAGAAACCGGCAAAACTCTTTGAGTCCAATCTATTCCATCAGTAGAAGTTAGAGCAACAGTACCACCAGTTGCAACTGCAACAAAAACCCCATTTCCATAAGCTATAGAAGTCCAGTTTCCTGTTACAGGCAAAGTATTACAAGCAGTCCAGTTAGCTCCTCCATCCGTTGAATAAGCTCCTGCTGTTGAATTGTATCGCAAAGCAACAAGAGTTCCTCCTCCAGCCGCGACGCATCTCCAATCACCAGAGGACGGTAAAGTTGCGGCACTCCAAGAAGTTCCATCCGTTGAATATGCCGCCGCAGTTGAAGTACCGCCAGAAACAGCGGCAAAATTACCATTTACAGAATCATAAGCAACAGATAACCAGTTTGCAGAAGATGGTAAAGTTGCAGCTGTAAAAGTTATACCATCCGTTGAATAAGCAGCAGCAGTTGAAGATGTTGTTGAAACAGCAACAAATTTACCTTCGCCAAAAACCAAAGAAGTCCAAACAGCAGTCGAAGGCATGCCTGTTGCATTTGCCGTCCAAGTAGCGCAATCATAACTATAATTAAGGACTCTAGTGCTTGCTGCAACAGCAACAGCAACGGAATTTCCATTTCCAGCGGGGTCTCCACAACAAACAGCATTCCAAGAGTTTGCCGCAGAGAGAGCGTTCGTACCAGTTGACCACGTTACGCCGTCAATAGACGTAGTTCTCGTTCTTGAACCAGTAATTACCGCCATAAATGCGTTACTATCAAGAACGTCAACATTGTTACTAACGTTTGCGACTATTGCTGCCATATTTTACTATCGTCCAAAAAAATATTATGCTATTATGCATTAGCATAGTTACGTTCAAGAGGAGCAACTAGAGAAACGCTATTTGCGGTAGAACGGGCTATAGTTCCTGTTGCCTTAACATACTGACCTGTATTCAAACCAATACCAACTGCCGTTATAGCAGCATCAACAGCTGCCGTTCTACCACCTTGAACATTTCCATCATAATTGAATGACAATTGAACGCTAGATTGACTAGAAACGCTAGCTGTCATATCTGCTCCAGCATTATTATCAACTATTACAGCACTAGCACTACCAAACGGATTAAACTGAATAGTTACGCTAGCACCTGCTGATTCGTTTGTAAAGTTAGAATCTCCAGTATCGGCTTTTTCAACAGCAACCGAACCGCTTGATCCCCCGGCGGTAGCCCTATATAGTCCATTATTAGCAGTTGTAGCAAACCCGCTAATATAAAATTCTTCATTATCAAGTATCTGAGAAAGATCCGTTGTTGAGCTTGTAAGCGTAGCTGTTTGAGCAGAAGCGCTTGTTATAGCAAATCCAGTATTAGTAGCCTGATGGGTATATGTGAAATATATCCAATATTTAGCACTTGCATCCAATCTCAAGTTGTCTCCAAAGTTTATTGTAAGAACAGCAACATATGGGAACGTTCTTTGAGTTCCAGTATTATCATAAAACTGGATTCTGTTAGTATCACTTGAACTAAATCCTTCAATAATAACACCTGAACCACCTGAGTTTGGATTTGTTGGAGATGGATTTCCACAAACGAGCGTATCACCAACGAATCTCATAAGAGCATCAGCAGTCTTTCCTGTTACAGACTGATCTGTTGTATCAATATCAGAATTCTGTCTTAGAAGATATTGAACTTTTGTATAAATTTCTTCCGCTGTAGCAACAATAGGAGTTCCTCTTTGCAAGGTAAAGCTTTGATTGGAAACTGTACCTGCAAAAGTTCCTCCAGTGATAGTTACTTGAGTTGCTGTTGGATTTCCTGATATTGTATAAGTTCCAGCATTAGCTCCTTCATGTATAGTTAATGTTCCTCCTGCATAAGGATTTCCAGAAGTATTTATACCGCCTTCTGAAGTTGTAAACACGGTTCCGCCAGAAGAACACGATCCATCAACACCAGAATGAGTTCCAACATCAACAACAATGCCAAAGTTTCTATCAGTTGAAGAATCAACATCTCTTGTAAAGGCTTGATCAAAATATCTAACAAGAATTTCGGTATACGGAGAATCAGCACCTACGGCAGTATCATCATCAGTGATTTTAAGGTCAGTACCCGTAGATATAGGAAAGCGATAAGCAATAGAGTCCATTGTAGTAACACCGATATCGCTTAAGCTTGACTTTCCATATAACTGATTATATTCACGACAGAAAAGATTAAAAACAGTTCTTCTGTCATAATCAGAACCTTCTGCATAGTTAGCATCACCATCATCATCTCTTAAGATTTGAACGGCCTGATTCACCTGTCCTGTAAGTTGAACGTTTACTGCGGAACCACCGCTTGATTGCTGAAAATACAATTGATCGTCTGACTCAATTGTACCAAGACCTATAATTCCTGCCCATTTTTGAGTGGTATTTCCTGAGGTATTCTTAACTGTCCATCCTGCCGTTCTAATAAGATACCTACTTGAATCCGAATCAAAATCCCATCCTTCAATAAACTCAAAAGATTCATCAGTAATAGGGGTCATTGGAAACGGGAATGCTGCAAGATTCTTGCTATTAGTATCATCTCTCCACTCTTCTTTCAAGAATGAATATAAACACTTAAGAGTAACCCCATCCGTAGAAAGATTACCTGTTTGATTTAGTTTTATTGTCTTTCCAGAAGTATCTATAAAAACTTCTGTTGCTGTATTATTACTTGCGTGATCATTTAAGTTGTCAGGATCTGTGATTAATGCCATTTGCTAAACTCCAAAATGTTATACCATAAACTACAAAAAAAATATGGTTATTCCTCTTTTTTCTCTTCCAAAAACAAGATGTAATTTGGATTAGACACTTCCCAAATATTATCTAATTTTCTAATTTCAACAACTTCAAATATATAACCAAAATCAAGTAATATATCTTGCCCAACAAAAGGCAATGAATCAAATACTTTACCAATATTTTTCCCATCTATTGATTTTATAACCACATATTTCATAAAACACTCTCCTTATGTTATGAAACCGATATTCCTGAAAGAGTTCCATCCAAATTATAGCTAAAGGTCTTCGTAACATATGGACCTGTGCCAACGATCTGATTTAATGTCCCATCTAAATTATAAGAAAGGGTCTTCGTTCCGCTAGAATCAGTAATAACAGAAAGGCGACCATCTCCATCATATGTAAAACTTTTTGATAATTCTGCCGCACCGCTTCCCGAAGGAGGAGTCGCCCATAAAGCGGTTGTTCCATTAGTTTTCAAAAACTTATCTGTATTTCCAACCTGAGAAGGAAGTAAAGCGTTAATCGCATCAGAAGCACTAGTTTGACCTGTTCCTCCTTTTGTAATAGGAATTGTACTAGCATTCCAAGTTCCTGTTACAATTGTTCCAAGAGTAACAATATCTATAGAGCCAGAAGCCGGTGCGTAAACTCCACTATGATTATGAGAAGAAGAAGCGGCGTCAGTAATTCCATAACCAGACAACGTGGTAGGAGTTGAAGTTATATCAGTCCAAGGGTGAGTATGAGGACCGCCTCCAGATGAAGATCCGTTCTCCCATTTTTGATTCGTAGAATTATATATTAAAACATCATTATCCTGAACATTTACTACAGAAATGTCAGATAATTCTGATATTTTATCTATAATTCTAACACCCAAAGGCATTATTTAATCTCCTATATTATCTTTAAAATAGGACCATACACTATATTGTAAATTCCAATATATGTTATAAATTCCTTTTTAAACAAAAATTGTTTCTATAGCCGAAACAACCATGTATGGTTCAACAAAAACATCTTGTTTAAAATCAAGACTTTCCCACAGTCCAAACTGGTCTGTTCTTAGAAACTTTTTATCTTTTAACAAATTAATATTTACAGGATAGCCATAAATCTTTGGATCTGAACGACCAAAAACAACAACTCCTCTTTTTTTATAATAAGTAGCAAAATGATTGAAGAAATTATCAACCGAAGCCCAAGTATCTACTTCGTCTAGTAATTTTTTCAAATCTTTCAAACTCAAATCGTATCGAACCTCATTAGCTCCGATTTGAAGCTCACCCGAGACTCCGACCTGTATAACATAATAGCCTTTACTTCGCAAAAGTTTTACAACATCCTCCCAAAATGGATAGTTTTTAGGATTATCCTTTTCTGGTTCATTCAAATTAAACCTTCTTAACTTTTTTGAGAATGGACTTATAATAATCTTTTTCATAACCACATTTTCCTATAAGCTTCAACAAGGCTTTCTGTCCAACCTCGATCTGTCATGAATTTATACACATTGTGTTTATCTTTATCTACTCCTATAGAGTAAGCTTCCGCTATAGAAATAAGTCTTACGCCTTCATCTTCAAAAACTTCAGGATAACAAACAGCAAGCGTTAGATTCTTGTACTTAGCCTTTATTTCTGGCATAATCATTTTGAAAGCGTAATGATCTCCAAGACCGCTATCTAAAACAATAAGTTGCGGCCTATCTACAGAAATTCCAACATCTTCTAAATACTTATGGAATATCATTTCGTCGTGTTCCCAGAAAAATTCCTGGGTATATGAACGGATTCCTCCTTGAGGAGACCTCATATGCCATATAATAGCTTCTGGATCAACAAGAAGTTTGAATCCCTTCCTCTTGAACTCGTATGTGAACATTGTTTCTTCTCTATGTCCGGCAGGACTTAGTTTCAAACAATATCCATGAGTTGCCGCTGACTTTCTAAACAAAAACGTATTGTTCATATGGTCAACTTCTTTGACTCCCTTGAACCTTGACCATTGAACATTTGCGCTAGTAAAAATGTCTTCTATTCTGCCAGATGTACTTGCAGGATTCGCCTCTGGCTGTCCAGGAATCAAAACAAGACCGCTTATAACTCCAACATCATCTTTGATGTTACGGACCAAAATTTCAAGCACGTTTGGCTCTGGAACATCATCATCATCTACTCTCCATATCCATTCAGTCTGAGACAGTCCAATAGCTATTTGGTGATTAGCAACCTGTCCCTTCTTTTGACCAAAAATAACTTGAAAATCAATTCCCTTAGAAAACAATAAGCCAAATATACTGGCATATGTAGGATCATTTCTTAGATCTTTTTGTTCTCCATCATCAAATATAAGTATCTTCTTAGGTTTATGAGTTTGATTAGCAATCGCAACTATACACATCGGAAGAGTTGTATAGTAACGGTCTTTAGTTGATACTTCTGCTGTTACTTCAACATTTTTCATTTATTTCTCCGCTTTAACTACAATATTCCTTGCTATATTGTTAGCCTTGAAAAGGCTCTCGAATGTTCCAGCATCTGTCCACTCGCCTTTCACAACGCTATAATGTACGCCGCCATCCTTTTTGATATAAGCATTATTAACGTCAGTTATCTCAAGCTCTCCCCTTGATGAAGGCTTCAGTTTTCTAATGATAGTAAAAACGTCCTTATCATATACATACAAACCAGTAACCGCATAATTAGATGGAGGGTCTTTTGGCTTTTCCAAAATCCAAACGATCTTTCCATTAACAATAGTTGGAACACCAAACCTACGAGGCTCATCTGTTTCTTTGATAAAAAGTCTTGCTCCTGTTGTGAAATCATGTACATCAAACTTGTCTTCAAAAATATTATCTCCAAGAATAACGGCAACGGAATTATCTCCAACAAAATTCTCTGCTAAGCCCAGAGCCTGAGCAATGCCGCCAGCCTCATCTTGTACTTTATAAGAAATGCTTACTCCAAAGTCTTTACCGCTACCAAGCAGTTGCAAAATATGTCCGCAATGTTCAGTTCCAGAAACGATTAGAATATCTTTTATTCCCATTCCAATAAGAGTCTGCAATGGATAAAAAATCATTGGCTTATTGTATATTGGAAGCAAATGTTTATTCGTTACTTTACAAAGAGGGCCAAGACGAGAACCTGTACCGCCAGCCAATAGAACACCCTTCTTCACTGACATATTGCCTCCATTTCTTGATATTTCAAGTATTTTCTTTCAAGTCTATTTTTTGGATTATCACGATATATCCATTCAGATATTTTATAAACCTGATGCTTACCAGTATATCTCATCATATAATGATTTGATTTTTCATTTTGACAATACAACTTTGTTTTTTGAATTCCAAGATATCCAATCAGTCTTTTTTGTATTTCAAGCAACAATTCTTTTGTACCAACAATCTGAAAACAATAAGATTCCCTATGCGGATAAACAAGAAGACTGCCATCCCCTTCAAATATTCCTCTAATAAAAGCCCTATCCAATTCTTCTCCGTTAATACATTTCAAATATCTTTCTTTGCTAGTTTTTGCTGGCTTTATACCCAGCTCAATAATCTTATTTCGCAATACTTTAGAAGACATTTTAAGCAATTTGTTTTTATAGATTTTCTTTGTTTTCTTTAGATAAGAGTTTTGTTCAAGAATTGGACCAGAATATCCAAAAAAGTCTTTAATTTTCTCTAATATGGATTGATCTTTTATTGCAACTTTACATCCAAAATAATTTGCATCTTTAGATACAAAACCATCAGAGAGAAACCACCCAAGAATCCAAGCTACATCAGTAGTAATACAATCTAAAACATCTTGCTTAATACAATAAACCTGATGACTAAGAAATCTTTCTTTGGGAAATGCTTTCATATTGGAGTTTTTCATTCTTTGAAAAACAGTCCACTGCGAAACCCCAAGCTCTTTCGATATGGCTTTTTGAGATTTCTTTTCAACAAAATACAATCTTCTTATTTCAGAATCTAATATATCTAATTTCTTTAGCATACTATATCTATCGACAAAACAATAAATAAAATACAGTTCGTAACCTTCGTAATTGGAAAAAGTCTAGACCCAGTTCCTCCTGCAAGAATTACTCCTTTCATACATTGCCTCCTTCAACATATTTTCTAATACAATCATCAACAGCATAACTTGACGGTCTCATTTGTAGACCAAGAGCATTCAATTTCTTTATTGATAGAACACAGTTAGACCTTTTTGCCAAAGTAATAGAATCCAAATCATCTGCTGTTATTGTCTTATAAGATAACGTTTTACCGCTTATCTGTTCATACTTCTTAAGTATTTCACTATGCAATATCGGGTCTGGATTAACAACATTGTAAATACCAGAAGCGTTCATTGAAATAAGAGACCTCATAACCTCCAAAAGATCAGGAATATAAGTTATTGAATTTGGAGCGTCTACAACCATGCTGTATCCAAGAAGCTTTGAAAGAAGATTCCTTGGACTCCTATCAGAACTAAGCGGCATTCTAATTCTAAGTTGCAAAACATCGTGACCATTCAAGTATCTTTCTGAAACTATCTTTGTCCAACTATAGTAACTTGAGTCATGATTTGGAGCAGCATCTTCTGTAAACCCATTTCCATCATAGTTTCCCTGATAGATACATCCGCTACCGACATGAACCATTTTTGCGCCAAATTTATTACATGCTGATTGAATATAAGTAGGAAGAATAACATTACCGAAGAATGTCTCTTCTTTATGGACTTCGCACCAATCAATATTTGGTCTTCCAGTTTTACCAGCGCAGTTGATTACAAACTTAGGCTTCCATACCTTAATACAAAAATCAGCCTCAGCCTGCGTACACAATTTTTCTTCGAATAAGTAGCAATCAAAATATTCTGCAACCTTATTCCCCAAATAGCCATTACCAATTACAAGAACATTGTTATTCATTTTACTTCTTTCTAAGAGGTTCCCACCATTGTCTATTTTTCAAATACCAATCAACCGTTTTAGATATGTTCGTTTCAAAGCTATTTTTAGGACTCCATCCAAGATCCATTGTTTTAGAACAATCAAGAGAATACCTTAGATCATGTCCAAGCCTATCTTCAACAAACTCTATACTAGATTCATCTTTACCCATTTTTTCAAGTATGATTTTCGTTAGATCTATGTTTTTGACTTCATTTCCTCCGCCAATGTTATAAATCTCACCAGTAACACCTCTATTGGCAACAGCCAATATTGCTTCGCAGTTGTCTTCTACAAATATCCAATCCCTTATATTACCTCCATTACCATATACCGGAACCTTCTTACCGCTCATAAGGTTAGAAATGAACAACGGTATAATCTTTTCTGGAAACTGATATGGACCGAAATTATTAGAAGATCGTGTTACAATAATCGGAACCTTAAACGTTCTCATATAAGCAAAACACAACATTTCAGCAGCAGCCTTTGAAGCGCTATATGGAGAAGACGGACAAAGAATATCAGTCTCTTGAGAAGACTTTTGATCCATAGAAAGAGAACCATACACTTCATCAGTGCTAATCTGAACAAACAGGTCTACCTTTTTATCTTTACATACTTCAAGTAGATTCTGTACTCCAAATACATTGGTTTCCAAAAAGATATAAGGGTTTCTTATAGAGTTATCAACATGACTTTCTGCTGCAAAATTGAAAACAAAAGAACCCTTATCAATAACATCATACATAGCCTTCTTATCTCTTATATCAGCATTAACAAACCTATAATTAGGATTCTTCTCGAAGTCTCTAATTGTTTCTGGATTTGCAGCGTAAGTTAGACTATCAACATTGGTAACTTTGTGACCGCTGTTAAGAAGTAATCTTATAAAGTTTGAACCTATAAAACCTGCACCACCAGTTACAAATATACTCATGCGATTACTCCATGTTTAGCCTTGAATCTATCTAATATTTCCTGCGTTCTTTTAGAAGCCATGTTTCCATTGATCTTCACTATGTAGGTAAAAGATGCTTTTTCGTTCTTCTTGATAGAATATTCTGCCTTAGCAATCCTTATCCACATATCCCAATCCTCTATAGAGTTAATAGTCCCATCAAAATCTCCTACAGCCATACAGTTTCTCTTATGAACAACTCCTGATATATACATAAAGGCATTATTGAGCATGAACTTCCAACCCGGAAACTCTGGCGGATTTGGGATTCCTTGAGGATACGCTTTTTCTCCATTGTCAAACTCGTGTCTTGGATAGCAATAAACAAGGTCGCAATTTTGAATAGCTTCAATCTGAGATTCCAAATACCCCTCATCCCATACATCGTCAGAATCGCAATATGCAATATAAGCAAACGATGGATCTTTTCTAACAAGATCTAATGCCGCATTCCTAGCGGAACTAACTCCTCCGTTTTCTTTTTCTATAATCCTTATACGGCTTGGATAGTGACGACCAAGAACCTTTGCCGCCTTATTGTTTTCTGAAGAACCGTCATCAACTAAGAAGAGAACCCAGTCTCTATACGTTTGATTCAATATTCCCATAACAGAAGATATCATCAAAGAACTATCATTGTAATACGGCATTATAATAGCAACTTTAGATGACTTCTCTATTGGCTTGATCAAACCTTTTCCAACGAGATCGTCATAATTGTCTCGGATGAACTTTGGAAAAGAATTATCAACCTCAACAAGCATTGGCTTGTGAGGAGGATTCTCTCTTCCAAATGCATCAGTGCTTTCAGAAATATTCTTGTTTATGAGTTCAATCTTTTTGTATTGATCCTGATTTATCTCTTCATGAGCATAAGATTCAAGCTTTTCTATTATCCTATTTGCCCCTCCAATCCAACTAAAGTGCCAACCTCCATTGTGTATAAGTCGGTCTTTTCCGCACTCCGCATATCTCAAATCAGTCAACCATGCGTTCATTTTTCTGAGATTTTCAAGAGTTGTTATCCTTCCAAAAACCCCCGTTTCCAACTCTCCAATTCCAACATTCATATTGAGGTAATAGTTATACTGATTCATCTCAAAACACATAAAACTCAAAGAAGGATCATATTCTTTTATCTTCTCTCCTCTTGGAATCTCGTCAATATCAGACAAAATAATAATGTCTTTGGGCTTACAATCTTTCAAGCCCCTATCCAAAACATTCCTCTGATAATGCTCCCTTAACCAAGGATCGCTAAATCTTGGACAATCATCAACTATAACATGGACTATCTTGTGTAAGAACTTAGCAAATCTTTGCTTGTTCTCATTGAAATAAAGAGGCTTTGGCTTGCCTTGATGAGTTATTGTCATCTCTGATAAAACAAAATAATCAACATATGGGTCAAGCTCATTAAGCCTAATCTCCAATAAGTCTAGTTCATTGAAAAAGGGGAAGCAATCAAATACCTTCCTTTTCTCTTTTACGGCAGAAAGATGAAGCTTCCCATTTGAATACTGAGCAAACAAAGAAGAAAATCCAGTAGCCAATAGCTGACTTACTAAGAAGTCTTTTGCTCCATCCTCTGTAACAACAACTATCTTGCCGCCATCCGTTAGAACTCTATTACTCTCTTTAATGACGCTTGTTATATCATTAATACCAAATCTCTCAAGCAAATTCTGAAGAACAATCTCTGTGACAGAGTTATCTTCTAAATCCATTTTCCTAGCATCTAACATAAGATGCGTTTTTGAAGTATCCATATCAGCAGAAAAGAATCCTGGCAAGTTTTGTTCAGCATTGATGAAGTTTATCTTTAGATTCTTTGTCTTATACTTATTGATAAGCTTTACATTATTGATTTTTATGTTCGTGTGGTCCTCTCCTCTTGTGGAGGCGTTCTTGTGCCATAGAGGGTAAGGACTTGTTGCGACACCCGGACCAGAATGAACATATTGGTCATTATCAGGAACCTGTACTAGGGAATAGCCTGCGGCTTTCGCTCTGATACAGAAATCAAAATCTTCTCCGGCTCCAGGATTGAATCTTTCATCTAATAACCCCAATTCATCAAACAACTTCCTAGGAATCATTACGCAGAAAAATATAAGAAATTCACCATCTTTGTTATCAAAAGCATCTAAGAAATTGCAATAGTTTTTGCTTGGCCCAGTAACTCCAACCTTATCTTTACTACTAAATGGCCTTGCCATCAAATCTAGCCATTCATTTTTCTTTTGATAGTCAAGAAGAATGACATCATTATTAAGCAAAACAACAAACTCTCCCTTGGAGGCTTTTATTCCCTCATTTGCGGCTCTAGTATATCCAGCAGATTCGTCCATCCATACTAACTTGAACGGACTTCCAAGGCCTTCAACATAACTTCTCGTCCCATCTGTGCATCCATTAGCAACAACAATAACCTCTACATTTGAAAGGTCTGTATGCTTAATAATGCTTTCAATGCAAGGCTTGAGGCAATCATCAAGATGATTGTAAGTCGGAATTACAATCGAATACTTTGGAGTAGACGGAGTAACAGAAGATCTCTTTACTGTTGTAAACCAAAGATTAGATTGAACATCAAAAGAATTGCCAAAAGTTTCATGCACAGCGGTTCTAACTCCTTCGCTATACAAGAAATCATGTCCAGCAATAACTCCTCCATCCTTCACTTTGGGCAACCAAAGCTTTATATCTTGCAAAACATATTCATACGAATGATTTGCATCTATAAACACAAAATCTAATGAACGATTAGGAATTGCGGCGGAAGCAGAAGCAGAAGTCATACTATATATAGAAATGTTCTTTTCTAGACCAAATCTAAGTATGTTATTCTTAAACGCATCCAAAATACTAATCTTCTCGGCCAAAGATGTATGTTCTTTTTCTCCTTCGCTTCCCTTGAACGTATCAATAGCTGCGACTTGTAAGTTTTTATCTTTGATTATCTTGGCAACAGAGCAAAGAGACCTTCCTTGCCACACTCCGATTTCTGCCATCTTCCCATTTTCAGGCACCGCTGACACTAAACTCTTATATACGGATACGTCCTCTTCTCCAAACCACCCATCTGGCAACGACGCCTCTGCTTTCCTTCTAAAACGTATACACTTAATTGGAGACGGAGTAAACGACCCATCAGCCCAAAACATACCAAACTGAGGGCCATGCTTCTCTTGAATAAAGCCAAGATCTTCTATATACTTTATAAGGTCTTCCATTCTTCCCTTATAATTAGGATTCATATCATCATGTATTTCTATATACATGAAAGAAAATCTCTTTAATATTTCAGGAGGAGAATTGAAGATAATCTCAAACTCAGAACCCTCGCAATCAACCTTTAGAACCAAATCTTCATTCTCTTTTACATACGAAAAGGCTTCTTGGAAAGAAATGCATTTTACCTTATTAGAGTCGCCTTGTCCCCAAATATTACTGAAGACATCTTTCCCTCCCATTACAACTTCGCTTACGCTACCATCAAGAACGGCCAACTTCTTCGCATCAATTTTCTCTTTGAAACCAAATTCATCTATGAGTTCAACTAGCTTTTTATAGTTATCTGATTGCGGCTCAAAGCAATAACACTTTTTAGCTCCCATTTCCAAGCATCTAAAAGAAAAGAAACCAAAATTAGCACCAATATCAACAATAACCTTGTTTCTAATATCCTTGTCTTCTAGACTATAAACGTCATACATATACATTTCATCATAAGTTCCACTATGTTCTTCCTGCATTCTTTCTTTCATAGTCTTCATTTTTGTTCCGCCTATTAATCCTGCTTTTCTGTATTTATCTAAATTGTCAATAACGAATTTCGGGAAAGAATCATCAATAGCAACAGTCTCAAACTGAACCTGAGGCCTACCGAAAACATCTCTTCCCTCATTAATCGCCTTATCTATATTCTCGTCACTTTTTATAAGATCGTTATTGAACTCAATGTGACCATAACTTTCAATTTTCTGCCTTATATGCTCTCTATCGCCCAAGAAGCTAAAATGCCAACCTCCGTCATCAATAACGGTTTTATAGTCATAATCTCTAGAGCCTCTAACTTGCTGAACTTCTCCCCCTCTAAGCTCAGAGAATGGGAAAATCCTTAGTTTAAACCACTTTACAGGGCATAAATAGTTCAGTTTGTAATAAAAGAGCCTTGTTTGAATACAAGTTAAGCCCATCTCTTTTCTATATTGTTTCACAACAGACGCTTTGGGGATTTCATCTACATCTGAAACAATAATGATATCATCTGGTTTACAGTTCTTAAGCCCTCTCATAATCTGATTTCGCTGAAAAGGCTCCCTAACCCAAGGGTCATTCGTTTCTGGAAACTCTTCAACTACAATATGATCAATCTTGTGTAAGAACTTAGCAAATCTTTGCTTGTTCTCATCAAAATAAAGAGGCTTTGGCTTGCCTTGATGAGTATATTTGGCCTCAACAAGAACGAACCTATCAACAACCTCGTCAAGCTCATTGAGCCTTATTTCCAAAACATCCATCTCATTGAAGAACATGAAACAGTCATAAACCTTTGGCCTTCCGTCTTCTTTTGCGCTTCTAATAAGCCCTAGTCTTCTATACTTATCAAGATTATTCAAAACAAATGAAGGCAAATACGAAAGATCTTCAACCAACTGGAAAGAAATATCTCTACCAAAAACATCTTTACACTCGCTCACCCTACTTTCTATTGCATTCTTGTTTACAATGTGTTCTTGATTATATTCAAGATGAGAAAAAGCTTTGATCTTAGATATTATCTGCTCGCTTCCTCCAATGTAACTAAAATGACAACCTGCGTTTTTCAAAACATTAACAACAGGAGATGTTCTAATATCGTTTATCGTTCTATTGCCAATATCTGAATATCTACATATCTTAGCCAATGTCCATTTAGAATCAGGAATCTCGCAGTTCAAATGATAGTAGAAAACCCTCTGCTCTAACGTATAAATTCCTGTCAAAGAAAAATACTCAAGTATAGCCGACTTACTAGGTATCTCGTCTACATCTGACAATATAACAACAGCATTAGGAATAGCATCCTTCAAAACATTCATCGCTGCATTACGCTGAAAAATCTCATTGTCCCATTTACTTTTTGCCTCTGGAAACTCTTCAACTACAATATGATCAATCTTGTGTAAGAACTTAGCAAACCTTTGCTTGTTCTCGTCAAAATAAAGAGGCTTTGGTTTGCCTTGGTGAGTGTATCTTGCTTCAATAAGTACAAACTTATCCACAACCTCATCAAGTTCATTAAGTCTTATTTCAAGCAAATCAAGCTCATTGAAAAACATGAAACAGTCATAAACCTTTGGACAATGCTTTGCATACAATAAATGGACATTCTTAGATGCCCCTGCCGCAGAACTCTCAAACATGCTCGAAAATGTTCTTCCGCCTGTATGACAAATCGGGAATGGCATTTCTCTGCTATCATTTCCCTTATTGCTATCGCTATACTTGATATCATACGGAACTTCAACAAGTTCATAACCTGCTTTTACTGCTCGTATGCAGAAATCCGTATCCTCATTATACCCGATACCAAAACTCTCATCTAATAAACCTATCTTGTTGAAAACCTCTTTCTTTATCATAGCGCAGAAGAAAAGGATATACTCTTTCTTTACATCATCTCTCCATGCCTTTCTGGGGCCAGTTATACCAATATTGCCTGATGCAAAAGGAGAAGCGAGAATCTCAATCCATCCTGGCGCAACTATTTGCGTATCATTATTTAACAGTATAACATACTCGCCTTTTGCCTCCCTGATGCCCATATTGGTTGGCTTTATATATCCAAGAGGAGCCTCATTCCAAATAAGCCTAAATGGACTTCCAAGGCTTTCAACATACTCTCTAGTTCCATCTGTACAACCATTAGCAACAACGATAACCTCTACGTTTGAAAGGTTCGTATGCCTAATAACGCTTTCAATACAAGGTTTGAGACAATCCTGAAAGTGATTGTAGGTTGGAATTACAATCGAATACTTTGGATAGGATGCCTTACCATATCTTTCAAAGAGTATCTTTTCATTTCTAGGAACAGTCTTATCCCAGTCCTTGAATGTAGACACCGTTTTGCTTCCTTTATGCCAAATAGGAAAATTAAGACCATGTTCATGAGCAAGTCTCGGTCTGGTCAAAGTGCAATCTTCGGGAACCTGTACAACCTTTAGACCATTCCTCTTTACTTTGTTACAAAAATCTATATCCTCTCCATAACCGGGATTGAATACCTCATCCAAGAACCCGATTTTCCTAAAAACATTGTAATCAATCATTACACAGAAAAACAACAAGAACTCGCAACCTGTTCCATAATGAACATCTTTGGCAACGCCAGTTATTCCGACATTACTTTGCTCTCTAAACGGTCTCTCTAAAGCCTTTATCCATTCATGCTTTGGAGATTCCATAATCACGTTATCATTATTGAGCAATATAACGTACTTGCCTTGCGATACCTTAATGCCCTCATTCGTAGATTTTGTATATCCAGCAGCCTCTTTAATATGCAATAGCTTAAATGGATATCCAAGATTCCTTACATATTCTTCAGTACCATCTGTACACCCATTGGCAACGATGATAACCTCTACTTCTGAAAGATCTGTATACCTAATAATGCTTTCAATGCAAGGCTTGAGGCAATCTTCGAGATGATTGTAGGTTGGAATTATAATGGAATACTTTGGAGGCCTATGCTTTTTCAACAGCGGACTGCTTTGGCGAGGAAGAGTAATATGCTTAAAGGTCATCCTATCAAGATGAATCAGAGGATACTTTGTGTTGATATTAGGATTTGCTTCTAGATATTCTCTTGTTATATTTAGATCATAATGCATGTCATCTGGAACTTCAACAACTTTGAATCCAGCCTTGGTTATTCTTGTGCAAAACTCTACATCTTCTTCATATCCTAAGCCAAAATCTTCATCTAAAAGACCCACCAAACTGATAATAGATCTTTTGAACATTGCGCAGAAAAATGCAATAAACTCATTTCTGAAGTTTATCCTACCGCTTTCCCAATAAAAAAGAATGTCTTTATATGGACCAGTTATTCCCGTTTTAGGATCTTTGATAAACGGGCTTTCCAGCATAAATAACCAAAGATTCTTAGGCTGTTCGCATAAGATAACATCATTATTCAAAAGGACGACATATTCGCCTTTTGCCTCTCTAATACCCATATTAGTTGGTTTTATGTAACCGAGAGGAGCGTCGGCCCAAATAAGTCTAAAATGTTCGCCAAGACTTTCAACATACTGCCTCGTTCCATCTGTACAACCATTAGCAACAACAATAACCTCTACATTTGAGAGGTCTGTATACCTAATAATGCTTTCAATACAGGGCTTAAGGCAGTCTTCAAGATGATTGTAGGTCGGAATTACAATCGAATACTTCACATTTTGCATTTTCGATTCCTCGTTTACTTAACGATTATCGACAAACGCAAACTGAATTACACCCTATTACTTGAACCTTACGTCTGGATTTCTTCCCTTGGAGCCTCTTGGTCCTATTCGAGGAGTTTGAATGTTAGGAGTGCCCTTCGTCTTGGCGCAACATACCTTTAACAAATCAAATGTCTTCTGTATACTAACGGCCAAAGCAGCATCTCCTTGATGTATCTCTTCGATTGTCTTGCCCGTAGATATCGCTATCGCTGCCAAAATATGCTTTTCAAGTTCTGTATAATCGCAATCGGCTATTCCGCCCTCTGTAAGAGTTCTTGTCGAATATTCCCAAATTTGTTGAGGGGTAATGCCGTTGAAATCAGTCAACGTTCTTGTTCCATATTCCCAAACTCTGCGAGCAATTTCAAGCCATTCTCCCTCTTGAGCGCCCCAGCATACCCTTAGAGTTCCAGTATTAAGATCGGCAGTTCTATCTGGAGAAGCCCCTCTTCTTTGCCAAACTTCTACAAAATAATACTGCCCACCAACAACAACCGGAATATTTGCAACATTAGTTATTGTATATTCATACCATCCAAGTCTATCCGGGTCTTGCACCAAAGGCATAACAAAGTTTGAATGACTTGACAAGAGATACGTTTCAAATGTTGACGTTGCTGGAACCCAAGCTTTTGTACCATCTTCAGCAGAAAACAACAATGCATAGAAGTTAAGGTTTGGTTGATCGCTATAGGTTATATCAAACGTTTCTCCTATTTCCGGAACGCACTCCTCATTAGAAGTACATCCTGTTACGTCTTCAGATGTAACATCTATGAACGAAAGAACCCTTGAAGTATCAGCTTGATTGTAAAACTTGACTCCGCCTCTAAAATTATCAGGGAAATTGAGATATTCCCAAATATAGAATCCTTCTCCAACCTCATAAAATCCATCAGCAATAAGTCCCGTCATATTGGTGCCATCAGGCCTAATAATTTGCGCAACAAGATTAAGGCCAGCAAATCCAGCTCCAAGGTTGACCGAAATAACTATCGCTCTAGGCATTATTCAAATCTCCCAAATATCACCATTCAATAACAGGAGCCGGAGGATTAGCCCCAGGATAAGATGATCTTCCGCCAGCACCTTTCTCAATTCCAGCAGAGCTTGGAGTTATCAGCCTTCTATTCTGATAGAAAACCATAAGCTTTGTCATTTCTATATCGACATATCTTGTTGAAGTTCCAGCAGTCTTAAATATACCTAGTATAGACGGATGAACCCTTGTAGTAGCAAGAGGTATTGAAGTTGTTATGTCATAAATAAACCCGTTATTGATATAGAATGATACTTTGGTTCTATCGCTAGAAAGTATCCATTTCAAACTAATCCAGTTTGTATCAACAGCAATATTTGTTACAACGTCGGTTGTTGTTGAGCCGTCATGACATCTCATGTACCAATAATCGCCATATGTTGCTCTATCGTAGATAAATCCAATAAACGCATTCGTAGAACCAAACGTTGTATTAGAATCTGATGTCCCCAATATTACTTTATAATCATTAGTCCCATCAGCAATAGTTGGAAGTCTTATAAGACATTCCCAAATAGTTCCATTAAGAATGTTACTTGTCTTTTGGGTTGCAGCATTATAATGAAGGGTTGCATATCCTGTAGTTCCTGTTCCAGTCTGAATCTGAACCCAACCTTGTTCGTCTGTGCTAGTCCCGCTTACGTTTTGCAAAACAGACCCACCAGAAGCCTGTAAAAGATATCCAGTATTTCCAATACTACCAGAGGTTGTTATTCCTCCCCAAAACTCTTCATACATCTTTGCAACACACATTGGATCTTCAACAACAGTATCGTGTCCATTTACAAGTAGCCATCTTCCTAATCCATCTCCGCCGGCCTCGTCATCCCACATAAAAGTAAACTCGTCTTTTGGCCTCATAAGCAAATCAACGCCATATGGAGTTACAATTCTCTTTGCTGCGGAATAAGCGCTTGAACTTTCATGGCATACAAGGATGTCGTACTCTCCTGCGTTTCTTATATAGACTCTTCTTCCCGCGAAATTATAGTCCATACCCTGAAGCCTTCTCGGAGGATCTCCTGTATCTCCTGCTATCTTTATATAGTTTTCATGGAATCCTATAGAATATTTGGTTGCATTAGCAGAAAGAGTTGCAGGAGTATATCTTCCGTGGGCTATTTGTATACACTGATCTCCAACAGTAAACTGTTGAGTATAATTATACGCAGAAGAAGTTGTTCCGCTGCTTAGATTATAAGTTAAGCTTCCGCCGCTATTATAGAACTGCATACTAAGCGGATAGAAATACATTCTTGACGGATCTTGAACTGTCATTATTTGACCGCTTACATTAACTCCTGTAGTAATTAGGTCAAACGAAACCCCGCTACCAGCAATCCATGACAAATTGCCGGAAACATCAGAAGAAAGAACATATCCGCTTCCAACCGGATAAGCGTTTGGCAAAATATATGGAGTGCTAGACGCTAGCGATGCGGGAGCTTTCAGACTTACATAATTTCCTCCGCTATTCTGAGTAAGCCTTATTTCTCCAGCAGCAGTCCCGGAGCCAAGCCTTAGATAATTAGCATTTACTGTATTATCCCAATAGAAATTTGTATTGTTCTGAGATAAAACAGGACCGCTTCCGACAAACAATACAGAACCAGCGGTTCCGCTTGTAACAGTTGCTCCTATTGACATCGAAGCAGTTGCAGGAGCCTGAGAAATCCATGTTGTACCATTGGATGTAAGAACGTTTCCGCTTGTACTTGGAGCAACTAGTCCAACTGGAGAGGTTACATTTCCAAGCAAAACATTATTTGCAGTAAGAGTTGCCCTGCCAGTACCTCCCTGAGCAACAGTAACAGTTGCAGCCGTTGTAAGAATGGTTGTAGATGTATCTGGAAGGGTATACGTTTTAATAGATGTTGTTGGCCCAGAGAACTGCATAAACGCATTATTTGTTCCGCCATTCCCGCCCGGAAGGATTCCGCTTACATCAGCGGTTAGACTTACAGACGCCCACGATGGAGTCGCCCCTCCATGAAGAACTTGAGTAGAAGAACCAGCAGCAAGAGAAGCCAAAGCGGTTGTAGACGTTCCATAAAGCAATGCGCCAGCGCCAGAAATAAGATTGAAATTACCAGAAGCGGCATCAGTATAATCGGTTTCTGCCCCTCCAGTATCAGTAGTAATATTGCCAGAAGAAGCATTAGTTAACACGCCAGTAAGCAAAGTTCCTATATCTCTAGTTCTATTGGTAATTTCAAATATCGCCAGATCTTGAGTTGTATACAAATTCTCTATATATTTGGTACAATCAGTTGCATGATTATTGAACATAACATAAGCACAAGCTGTTGGAGCGTCATTGCTAAACAACATACAAGTATCTAAATTATAAAAAGTGCAATTAAATATAGATATAGGGAACGCGCCCGGTGAAGTTATACTTATTCCAGTTCCTGTTACAGAAGAACCAATAAAAAGACAACGATTAATAATAGGACCGTCATTCGGACTAACTAAAGCAGCCGACGCAACTCCCTTGAATCTACAATCAATATATCTTGCATGTACATCTGTATTAACAACTGTTGTATGACTAGCTCCAGAACATTCAAAATCACACATAATTAAGACTATTGAATCGTCTAATCTCAAACAAGAAGCAGAAGCATTATTAGCAGAATTGACCATCTTAATTTGAATCAATATACAGTTATCAACCGCTGATGATAAAATCAATTCTCCATTTACGCTTCCGCTAAAGTTTATATTTTGTAACACTATATGAGCCGCAGGCGTCCAAGATGCCGTAACAGTAATTGTTGGGAAATTTGTAACATTCAACGAACCGTCTGGATTCCTACCTTGTGCATCCAAATCTCCTATAGAAGAACTATAACCTCGATAAACAAGAGGTCTCATTGCTGCTCCGCCAATCAGAGTAGTAGCTCCAATAGACCCATAAGAACCGCTCTTGACATTGACTCTAATACTTCCAACTCCTGCAAGATTTGTAAAATCAGTAGCAACATTAGCAATCATTTGAGACCATGACCAAGCATTAGCTTCTGATGTTCCATCATTGCTTCCGGCACCAGAAACAGTTACATATCTTTCTGTGAAACTAGCCATACTACAGACATCCTTTACATTATTTTAGTAAAACTATCAATTATCTACAAAAAAACACTATGATAATCCTCTCTACAAATGGATGGAGAGTACATTTCAAATTCAGTTAAATACAGGAAAATTATCTTGTAATTTTGAATATTATGCGAAAAATGCAGCCGGATACCTTGCGTATGGAAAATCATCAATATACAACAAAATACCTGGACACAAATCTTTCAGCAACGTCCATCCCCCAGCCCCGTCATCAACAACTCCAATAGGATTATGCAGTGTGTCTTGCGCTCTCATGCTATCAAACATGGTGCTATAGCTAGAATAATCTTCTATAACACCAGAAGCAGGCAACGTTGAGTTAGCGCTAATAGACAGCACAATATTATAAGTTCCGGCAGGTAATGTAATAGGAGAAAACGAAAAACCTCCGCTTGTATCTCCGGTTGTCATATTTGCTGTACTATCCAAGTCAATCGTTGCTATTGTTGTTCCTCCCGGCGCTGTAGTTGAATCGTAGATTTTTAGTTCATTTATATTGGATGCGCCTGCATAAATCATTACTCCGCTAATAGTGACGGGACTTGTAAGCGTAATCTGTATGCCCCTTTCAAGAGTGTTTGACCCTGTTGTTGTTGCTTGATAAGCGGTAAAAGGATTGCCAACATACATGCTTCCTTGTTTTATAACAAATGGAGTTTCACTTATTGCTGAACCGCCAGCGCTAAATCCGTTCGTTGTAGAATATGCGTTTGTTACTCCATAAGCTGATATAATGTTATTATATTGAGCAGTTGTAACTGTTAGAATTTGCGGATAATCTGTTGTTGGAGCTGCTGATGTATTGTATGCAATAAACCATAATATTTCCCCAATAGCAGGAGTATATGGTGTACCAAATGTAAACTTAATCCACTTATCAACAGCATTAGGCATTGCGGTTGCGGTTGATGTTGCTCTCGTTGTTGATCCAGCTCTGGTTGCCCCGTTTTCGTTATTAATTATACATTGCATAGTTATATTGCCAAGAGTTCCAGTATTAGCATCAAGCATAACATAAAACTCATCTAAAGTATCTGTTGTTTTCGCATGATAACGAACACCAACACCAAATCCACTTGTATTGTTAACATATGCAGAGTTTAGAGAGAATGAGGTACGAGTACCTGAATTCACATAGTGGTTTCCCATAAACAACGGACTTGATACAAGTGCGCTTATTTTCATATCTTTGTTGCCCTTGTTGTAATTCTATACGTTGACCCCTCCATTTGATTAAATACTAAAGGATTGAATGAACCATTGTTTCTATCAACCAAAAGAGTCACAAGCGAACGTATAATATCTCCGCTATCCTGCTCTGCAATAACTCTCTTAATATCATCAAGATCTGCAAAAGAAAACGTAAATGTTCCCATAACATTTCCATTTGAATCATTCCATTGTAGTTGTATCTCAATATTTGTTGGCGCAAGTGCTGTTCCACTTCTTGTTGCTTTAATTACTTGAACTGTATCATTATCTATTCTCATACCTATTCTCCTTTATGTTTTAAGGTATTGTTATTTTCAAAGAGCATATAACATATGCTACTGTTGATATCGAATCTAATTTAAACACCAACCAATCGCCAGCAGTCACCGCAGTTGTCCATCCTGTAAGAGTTGTATCTACAGACTTGTTAGCAGAACTTATTGTTGGTTTAGCAGATGCGGTTATAGTATCCGCTACTGTTGGCGGATAATTTGCGTTTGTATCTTTCCATACATCAACAACCGCAGATCCAGCAGTTGCTGCGCCGGTTGCAGAATGTCCTGTAATATAAGAAGCCGTAATAGTTCCAGTAACAGGAGAAGTAACAAAAGCAACATCGCCAGCAGTTGAAAGAACTGCTGATACAAGCTTTGTTGAACCTGCTCCTGAATATCCTGAGAATCCAGAATAACCGCTAAAGCTGGAATAACCGGAAAATGCAGAATAACCACTAAATCCTGAATATCCCGAGAAACCGGAACGTCCTGAATATCCACTAAAGCCGCTATATCCTGAGAAACCAGAATCTCCTGCATGAGCAAAAGTAACAATTACTTCTTCAGACGCAGAAAAAGCATTATTATGAATTATATAACTAACTCCTATAGTAAACCAGTCTGTATTATTTAAAACACTTGCAACGCTAAATATTGCAAAATTGGCAGAATTATTTCTAGAAACAACTCTTAAAATTCCTTTAACAGGATTTGTAGAATCGCCAAGAAACCCAAGCCACGGATCAGTGTTAGCCCCATCTGAATTTGTATTACTTATATATATCTCAGTTACAGAAGAATATGTAGCATTATTAAACGCTACATAAGGAGCGCCAGGGTCCGTCGCTGTTGTTCCTGTATCAAACCACTGAGGCTGACTGTCTCCACCAAAAACTCCTCGATAACCTGAGAAGCCGCTAAAACCTGAATATCCGCTAAATCCAGAACGCCCTGAATATCCAGAGAAACCACTAAAGCCGCTATATCCGCTAAAGCCAGATGTTGAAGAATAGCCTGAAAAGCCAGAATATCCACTAAAACCTGACGTTGATGAATAACCTGAGAAGCCGCTAAAGCCGGAATATCCAGAGAAGCCTGAATATCCTGAGAAACCAGAAAAGCCAGAATATCCACTAAAGCCTGAATAACCAGAAAAGCCAGATCTGCCAGAATAACCAGAATATCCAGAAGAAGACATTAAGCTCCAATGTAAAGCATCAATATCAGGTGGATCTGCCGGCCAAGTGTCCAAAGATGAAATACATATATAAGAACTTCCATTATAAGAAACAACATCGTTTGTTACATAAGCCCCCATTGAAGACCAAGTACCTTGCCAAACGAAACCTGCACCAGAATATCCGCTAAAACCTGAACGGCCAGAATAACCAGAGAAACCGCTGAGGCCAGAATAGCCCGAAAACCCTGAATCTCCTTGAGTTCCTATGCCTGCCGGTCCTGAATAACCAGAAAAGCCCGATGTTCCATAACCAGAATATCCACTAAATCCAGACTGTCCATATCCTGAATAACCGCTGAAGCCTGAACCAGAATATCCTGAAAAACCTGAAGTCGATGAATATCCAGAGAAGCCTGAAGTTGATGAATAGCCGCTAAAACCGGAAGCTGATGAATAACCTGAATAACCAGAAACGCCAGCAGTATCAGCCAACGTATCTCCAATATAAACATAACATCCAAGGTATGCAGGCGCTGTAGAATTGTCTCGTATAACAATAATACCTCTCTCATCAAGAATCCAATCAAGACTTGAAAGCGGAGGAATTTCTACTTTTCCAGAATCATACAATATTGGTCGCCATGTCGTTCCAAACTTCTTTGGAATTATGGACATAACAACGCTACCCTCTGCATATGCAACACCAGTAAGTGGATTAATTTCTCCAATCAAACCGTGTCCAGCAGGAACCGTTACAAGATAAGCGTGACCCTCTCCAGAACCATCTGGAGCAACAGAAAGATTTTGAGAAACAGTCAAATAACTATCAGTTTGACCGTTTGTAGCATTTGTACAAGCAACAATAACGTTTGCAACAGCTCCCGCTGTCGCCGGAATAGTATCAACATAAACATCAGAAGCCACAATAGTAATTTGGCTTGCAATACCTTCATTCCCAAGCGGATAGCCCTTGACTTCGGTATGAGCTAAACCGAAGAGTTTCTTAAATGCCGCCTGAGTTAATGATTCAACTGAAAAAGACATGAATTACCTTTATGATCCTGATACCGATATTGTCTCCAAAACCCCAGTCCAAGCTGCCGCCGCTGTAATCCTAATAGCAATAACATTTCCGCTAGTTGATGTTGATTTTGTTCCTAAAGTACAAGCCCAGTTACTTGTTGATGAAGATTTTGTTCCGCTAACATAACATCCTATGTCCGTATCTATTGTGTAATCAACATAACAATCTTTCCATTCAACAACAGAAGACCCATCCACGGTTGTTGCAGGAGCAAGCATTTCTAGAGTTAGATTATTAGAACTTGGACCAGTCGCTACTGAAACAAAACTTGTTGTTCCGGACTGATTCGCTAATGTAAATACTAAGTTCTGAATTCCTGCTCCAACATAAAAATATCTAATATAGACCCTATTTCCTGATGCAGAAGAATAATTAACCTGACCCGTTGATGGTAAATATCCACTTGTATAGTTAGTAACTGGATACTTTAATCCTCCATTAAAGCATTGCAAACCATCATATCCAGTCGTTCCAGATACTAACGACACTGAAGAGTCCCAACCTCCTGTTCCTCCAGAAGAATAGGTAGTGCTTAGAGTATTAAAGTTTGATAACATCCTATACCATTCATCATCAAAATATTCTGCTGTATCAGTGGATGTTCCTGATGCATTATTCAAATAACCATCAATCAATCTATTTTCCGAAGCAGAAGATACCGCAGAATATGACCCGTAAGGATCGGATGGTGTTATAGTAACACGAGCGTTCGTGCTTCTAACGTTACTAGATGGTACTGTTATTACCTTATCAGTAACAGTCATTGTCTCTCCAATAACAGGAATAGCAGAAACTCCTGTTACCGTGGCGTCATTCCAGGGAATAGAAGCGTTCCCCATAGAATTGCTATTCGATGAAGTAATTACAAGAGGATTGAGAACATAAACATTATCAAAACAATCTAGTCCAACGCAACCAACTTTGAACGTTGTTCCTCTATCATAAAACTTAACTCCAGAAAGATATCTCGTATTAACAGTTGCCCCTTCTACCGCTGTTGGAGTTCCAGAAACAGATGGATTAGCGCCTGCATCATTGTCGTAGAAAACCTCATAATCATTTGACGACTGAGTTGTAAAGCTTCCCTCTCTGGTCATCTTCATCTTATTATATCCCTGAGACAACTGAGCAGCCGTAATAGTTATAACAGCGTTTCCTTTTTGCCATTTCGGGAAAGAGTTATACCATGCAACAGAAGTAACAGAAAGCTGTCCATCAGTCCAAGGAGTCGTACCCTGAGTTCCTGCTCTACTTCCTTCAACGAAATTTGTCGCATGATTAACTTCATCAGTTGCAGCGCCATAAGATCCAGTTCCAACAGCAATATACCAACGAGTATAACCTTCATCTGCTTTATTGAAAGCTGTTGACGTACTTGGACTTGTTAGCGTGAATGTTGGGTCATTAATAATTGTCGTATATTGAGATCCAGCTCCTAGTCCAGTTTTATAGTTTGTATTTCCATTTGAAACATATCCAGTATACAATGTTGTGTTTGCCATTGTAAGATTACCAGACAAATCAGATGCATTTGCAGGAGCAAGATAACTAAAAAGTTCATTACAATCATCTAATGCATCAGCAACGGTTGTCGAAACAGTCCAAGGATTAAGTCCGTCAGTCCAGAATCCATCGGTAGGAGTTCCAAGAGGAACAAACGTTGCATCTGTAACGCTTCCTGAATAACCGGAGAAACCAGAAGTTCCATAACCAGAGTAACCGCTAAAGCCAGAACCGCTATATCCTGAAAATCCTGAATAGCCACTAAAGCCTGAATATCCTGAATAACCTGAATAACCGGACGCTCCAACGCCAGCCGTAATTTGAGACCAACCAGTATTACCAGTTCCGCTTCCTTTTACCCACAAAGCGTCCGATGAGCCAGAGGCATCAGAACGAAGATATACGCTTCCAACGGGAGCTGTAACAACCCCCTCTGGACTTCCTGTTCCATAGGCAACTTGGACGAGATTTTCGCCAAAAAGAATCGGAGTTAGAAATTGATAACCCATTTATCCTACCACCACTACCCTATAACTAATCCCATTACCCGGCGGATTATAGAAAGTTACAAGAACATTATTAGTATCCACTATTTCGACTTGAGAAGAAACAAGAAGATTATTTGAATCAAAGATTTGAACTACAACATCTTCAGTTGCAAGTCCATGTTCTATATTAAACTGGTTCAATATGTTATTACCTGTTATGGTTTCTGCATACTTGCCAGTTCCTCCGCCTCCTCCATTTAGTTCTATATCATAAACTCTGGCAGCAAGATCATCTAGCGCATATTGAACACTACTCGGACTTGAAGACCAACTATTATTGTCAAGAGGAGTATATGACACCTGTACAGCGTCTGGATAGCAACATTTGTTACGAGGAACATGAGGCATTCTTAGTATTCACTCCCTTGCCGCCAATCTTCCAATTTCATTATATAGAACTTGAGGATTTTTAATGTCGCATCCTTTGTGTCTAAGATCCTGAAAAGCCAAAACTCCAATTCCAGCTACAGCAGCTGCGCATAAACTACTTCCTGTTAGTACAGCAAATTTTGAATCTGCAAAAGTTGTTTCAAAATCTTGCGATGGCAAGATAATTCCCTTTGCATTACCATCAGCCATAATAACCTCTGTCCTGCTTATGTTATTCGAGTAACCAACCGAAAAAACCTCGTCATATCTTGCAGGAAAGTCTACATCTTTTGTTCTATTAGTACAGTTTCCTCCAGCCGCAAACATTGAGATACCGCTTCTGTGACATTTTTTAATAGCATCCCTTAATCCAGAATGCTCCGTCTGACAACCAAACGACATAAGAATAATATCAACATCCCTTGTTATAGCCCACAATATTCCTTTTATTACAGCATCAAAATTCCCATCTCCATCATTATCAGCAAGAGATTTAGCAAAATACAAATCAGTGTTTATCGCTAATCCTTTTATTCCCTTATTCCCATTTGCCGCAATAATACCAGCAAGAGCGGTAGAATGCCCAAAAACATCATACACGCTTCCGCTTTCTGTTAAATTTACAGATTTGAACAAGTCGGTTTTTATATCATCATGAGTAGGAACGCCGCTATCTATAATAGCAAGCCTTACAAACTTCCCGTCTCCATGCGTCTTCTGAAAACCGAACATTGAAGAGGAATACTCAACCCGATGAGTTGGGGACGAGCGGATTCTCTTTACACTCGTCTTTTTGCATTTGGGATTTCCATTCTGCATAAAATATTCCGTAATAGTTACCGCGACCAAAAAACTCCATTCTATATGGCAATCCTGCCGTATCCAAAAACTCAACATCCTTCCTTAGAGCAATTGAAGAGTGCAGAGTAAAAAGGTCATCAGTAACAACATACATATGTCTATTGATTTCATCCATTTTCTTGAAAAGATTCTTTCTATCAGGTATCAAATAAACATTGTCCATTGTCCTACCCAAATTATTCCTTACAAACTCTCTCAATCCTCCGCTAGATATACCGACCCCAATACTGTTTTTCTTTGCTCTATTCTTTGGATAATAACTCAAATCATAGCCTTCGCCCTTCCATGTCATATCGCATAATCTGTACAAAACTTGAAGCAAGTGTCTTTCGGTTTTATTATTCTCAAACAAAACCTTATAATATTCTTCAGCCCCAACGGTTGTACAAGAAACTCCTCCGGGTTTTTCCATAAATCCAACTAGATTACCAGAACAAATAGATGAAGAAAAAACAGAAGACTCCGCAGTTGGAGTCATATTTATAACCAAATCAAACTGTTGTTCAGAAAACAGTTCAATCATGGTTTGAACTTTCTTATTGAAAAGTAAAACAGGAAGACTTTCCGGTTCAATAAAGAAAGTTATCGAAGCATCTGGAAATTTCTTCTGCAAACCTTTTATAAGACTTGTTGATGCAAGAACAAGCCAAGGTTTATCTTTGTTTACAATTGCTATATTCATATGTTTACAACTCTATCTGAATAGGATTGTCAATAGAGCCTTCCCTATTTCTGCTCTCTTTGGCTCTTCTAATCTTTTCTTCTTTTTCTTCTTGTTGCTGCTGCTTCTGATGCTCTAAATATATCTTGGTTTGCTCGTTGACTATTTCAAACAAACCGCTTTTGAGTCCATCAGAAACAACCTTGCATGTTTCTGTAAAATCGCTTGGCAAAGAAGAAAGAGGCTTGAAATCATACATGCCTTGAAAATAAAACGATAGGTTGCCATGTTTAACAAGATTCTTACTAGCTGTTGTTACTCGGAGATAAAGCGTTCCATTCTGTATTGATTCTTCATTATCAGACTCTAATAACTCTTCAACCAACGCAATAACTTCATCTCCGCTAGACGCTAGAGTTTCTGAAACATATACGACTTCCTTCCCTTCTATTTCTTTAGCAATATCTCTAATGAATGAAAAGGGATATGTTTTTACAACCTTGTCCATAACCAACGTAACTATTCTGCTTTCTGAATCTATATAAACGAGTATCATCTTGCCTCCCATATCTTGTCTACTATTTCTTTCGTCTGTTTTCCGGTTTTTTCGCCGCTAAACATATCAATAACTTTACTCCTAAGCAATGCCGCCTTTCTGCTATTCAGATTCTTATCAGAAGCCACCAATCTCAAAGAGTCCGACAACCCGCTAATAAACTCGCCTCCAAGCTTAGGGAATCTCTGTCCATCCCAATAATGAATTCCTGTCTTTCCTTTTTCAGCAATTTCAAACCCATCAACATCAACAAGATATGAGTTATTCTCATCTAAGAAATCTAAACTTCCGCCATACTTTGTTGCAATAACAGGAAGTCCGCAAAGAGCCGCCTCGCAATATGGTAATCCAAAACCCTCTCCTCTTGACGGAAGAACAAATGCATTGAATGACTTATAAAACGATGGCATTTGATATTCAGGAATGCCTTTATGAGATATCAAAATATGAGGCTTACAAGGATATTCAGAAAGAATCTTTCCTACCTCTTCTTTTATCTTAGACTGTTGCGTTCTTGAACTTTCAGAAATAAGAAGAACAAGAGATACGTCATCCTTATTCGTAAACGCATCGCAAAATGCTCGCAATAGAACTTCTGAACCTTTTCTATATCCCCAAGTTTGAACGCTTAGAAACGAAAAAGAACGAAGACCTGGTCTAAATTCGCAAGACTGTACTTGAGGGTTATATAGATTAGGATTGACTACAGGATGAACAACTGTAACCTTGCCATTATAACCGCTATCAATAAACGAACGAGCGCTAAAAGAGCTTGTAACCCATAACTCGTTATACTGATTTGCTGCTTTTACAAACTGATTAGGAACGCCAGAAGACTCTGCTGTTGTATACAATATGTTATAATTACCATCCAAAGGCTTCGCTTGCGTTGGAATCACGCTATCGATCTGAATAGCATCCTTACCAACTGGTCTCCTGAATACAGACATTATCTTGGCCTCTATTTCGTTGAGACAGTTTCCTCTTATGGTAACAGGATCTATTTCAACACAAACTCCTTTTCTATATAATGTCAATGCAAGGTTTCTGTTAACTTTTGCATACCCGGAGGCGTCGTAAAAATGACCTCTTATGATAGTTTCTGTCTTTGAACCGCTTTTTCCCCTTTCCGGGACTATAGGTTCTTGAAAAACGGCCCTTTGACTGACTTTAAATAGGTTTTTTTCAATCCTTTCATCAGATACCTCTACAACTCTGAAACAGCCCATAGATACCATTTTTTGAAAGGCTAAACTCTTTTTTACAAGTTCTGTATCTATCTCTTGCGGAGTATCATTCTGATATTCCACAGAAAGACCAATATCATCTATTTGAACCGTATTCTTCGTTGTATTGATAAACTTCATATTCATTTATCGACGCAAAAGAAAACCGCCATCAAAGATGGCGGTTTAAGACTCTGAAGAACCCTCATTTTTCTCTAATTCTCTGTGTTCTCGATTAAGACCTATCCAAAATGAACGTCACCTTACGGGAGAGGTTCGATAGGTATGTTACTTGTGTTTCTCCTTAACATACGGAACGCATATTTCAAACTTTTTAGGGTCAGAGTCTTTCATTGTTCCTCTGTATCGCATAAGAAGGGCGAAAGATTTGCCATGTCTCTAGCGCTTATCTTGTTTTCTCCAAGCAAAGCAATTGATATGGGCTTGAAATTAACTTCAATCTCTTCGTTCAACAATCCTTCCATTTCCTTTTGAAATGCAGCAGCGTTTTCCGGCTTAACTCTAATAACATCTTCGTTATCTACCTTCTCTCCATACTTTGTCACCAATCCACGCCTTACTTGCTCATAAGCAACAAGTTTTTCTTGTATTGTTTTAGCTGCAAGACTAAGCCTATAAGAATCCTTTGCCGGCAGCGGTAAGTTCATCAAAACATTAAGGCTATCAAACATTGGTGTTACATCTCTAAGCGTGATCTTCATTCTAAATTCCTCCGTTTACAATACGCTGTTGTTTCATAAGCTGTATCGACCAAATCTTCTTACGAGTTAAAAGAAAAAGGGCCATCATATAAAGGACTTTTTCTGTTTTGTAAATATGGATAAATAAGGAGTATAAAATGAAAGCAAAAACATACGATGGGTGGACACAAAAAGAAATAGAAACCTACAGAAAAAAGGCAAAAGAAAGATGGAGAAAATTATCTCCCAAGAAAAAAGCAGAAATTCAAAAAAATAAACACCAACAACGAAAACAAAACGGATACTACGAAAAACGAAGACAAAACGAAAGAGAGTTCAAAAGGAAATGCGTTGTCTATAAAGGCGGAAAATGCATGAAATGCGGGTTAATAGATCATCCATCAGTATATGACTTCCATCATCGAGATCCAAAAATGAAAGACTTTGGCATTTGCAAATATCCTTCTCGATGTCTTGATGAAACTGTAAAAAAAGAGCTTGACAAATGCGATATTCTTTGTGCCAATTGCCATAGAAAAGAACATCACTTAAAATAAAGACTGCCGATCATTTGATCGGCAGTCTTCTAGTCATTCAAGGTAGACTAGCACCATTATCAATAACCTATTAGGTTACGGAACCAGTGAACGATACTGCGCTGAGAGCGTAGTCGTTGATGATTGCTACGCCGACTTCCTCATAGATAACCCAGCCGAGGCGGAGTTTCTTAGGATCGTCTGCTGGAAGGACGGTGATATCCTGACGAATCGGGAATGCACCAACCGTATCAGGCGAAGCAAGAAGAAGAACGTAATCGGAACGCATACGAGAGGAAACGTGGAGGTCAGCGGTCCACAAGTGGCCGTAAAGACCAGTTGTAAGGATTTCGCGGACAGTTGCCTGATCGTAGAATGGGTTGATATTAGCAGAAGCAGCTCCACCCTGATTGAACTGGCGAACATCAGCATAGCGGAAAGCGTTCATAACGATCTTGGTGCAAACAAGGTCGTGCTGTTCGATTTCGCGGAATGCGCTGTTGAGCATTGCTGGGGTTAGAGGAGTTGTTTGACCAGAAACAACCTGATCAGCGCGGAGAGCGTTGATGCATGCGTTGAAAATCTGCTCATCCTCTTCCTTTTGGATGGCTTCCTTAGCCTTGATCTGAGCGCGGTCAACGATATAGAAGCGGCGTGCCTTTATTTCGCTGAGGCGGATCGTTGGGTTCGCTGCGATTTCCCAAGTTGGAACGAGGATTTCCTCGCCTTCTTGGATCTGATCAGGAACTGCGCCTCTACGGGAGACGACGAATGCGATTGCAGCAACGTCTCTCTCATAACGAGCGAGAGCGCCCTGTGGCAACTCGTCAACCATAAGAAGCTTACGGCCTACCGCCTGATATTCAAGCGAGCGGCGGATTGGTTCTACCATTGCCTGAGCGAGAGCGGTACGACCCTCATCGGTCTCAAGGGCTTGAGCAATAACCATTTCTTTCTGTTCATCTGTATAAGACTTTACGAGACTCATTTTATATTCTCCTTAGTGTTCCTTGTGTACCCTTTGAATAGGCCATAAGGTAACAGTATAAAAGTAACCCTTTTCCTAGAAGATACAATCCTTCTAAGACAATGCAACATTAGAGCTGCATAACGAAACCAATGAAGCCGCTTCCGTTGTAGGAATTAAGCTGCATCGAGTAATCCAAGTTTGCGCCACCGTCTACGCCAGGGACACCGTTTGGATACTGTTTAACACCAGCGGTCAAAACACCGACCTGGCTTGCGTTGGAGGTTGTGGAGCAAGTTACAAGACCAGCGTTTGCCGTTGTATAGGCAGCAACTGGGTTTGCATAAACCTTGGCACCAACCGTGAACGTATCAGTTGAGAGGAACATATCCGTATAGAACTCTCCGCCCGTGATATAAACGGTCATAAGACCTGAACCAAGGGTTTCATTGAAGTAGTCAGAAACTCTGTTCTGCGTACTCTTCGTTGTTCCGCCTGGGCTTACAACCAAGCTAGCTTGGTATGCAGTGTGACCAGCGGCGGCTGCAAGAGAATCACCAGCCAAACCAATCGGAAGAATGGTTGGGGAGGCGTTGCTTGCCGTTGCGTGCTTGATGTAGCCGGCGCTTGTTAGACCGACAACTTGACCTTGGTAAATACCATAGGTTGCGTCAGATGATCCGTTGTTGATCAAGGTAACGTCTGCTGGATCAACTGGGAACATAGCGACTGCTGTGTGATAACGAGGAATTAAAGCCATTTGAAAATCTCCTTTGTGTACTTATTAGTACAGATTATTACTTGAACCTTCTAAAGTTTGTGTTCAACTCGGTGCTAGGATCGTCCTGCGCGAGCTGATTATTCCTATTTAGAGTAAACATACTCTGAATGGATTCCTTCAATTCTGAACCAATTTTTCTTTGGTTAGAACGTTCGGATATTACCAAAGGCTTTTCTGTGCCTTTCGCAACGGTGTCGAGTCCCTTCTTGGTAGCTCCGAAAAGGGCTGTCTCAAGATCCTTCAAGTCGGATGGCTCATAACGAGAAAGCTTCTCGATTTCTGAGGCAAGCTTATCAAGTTCAATCATGCCTGCCTTGAGCTTACGACCTGCGATTCTTGTAGCAGCTTCTTTCTTTGCCGCCAAGGACTCTGCATCGCCACCAGCAATGACCGTTCCCTTATGCGCTGTTTGTTTTTCAGGCGCATTCTTTTCGTTGTTATCGTACTTAGGATTCGTTCCGCCGCCAGCAGGAATGCTTGGTGCAGCGTTTTCTTCCTTTGGTACGCTTACTAATGTTTCTTTTTCATGACCCATGAAGCTGGAATCTCCGGCTTCAATCTTACCAATATCTGCTGATTCTTGAGGAGTTATTGGGTTGCCGCTCTTTGGCAAGTCCTTATTTGCTGCATATGGCTTTGTATCGCCATCTTCAGAAACAGGAGCTGCTTTTTCGAGCTTCTTATCAGAAGCGGTCTTCTTTGCGCTTGCAGTGATTATTCTCTCTGCAAGAGAGGCTGTACGAGCCTTACTAGAAGCAGCATGGTTTCCAGCGCCCTGGAATCCACCAGTTGCTTCGTGAGTCTTCTCGGAAGTATAACCTACTTCCTTCTCATGACCCATTTCTCCGCTACCAGCATCGAATTCTGGCTTATTAGTTGCAGGAGCAAGTCCAGCATCCTTTTCGCCGCCCATCGTTGCATCGCCGCTGAAGACTTCTGGCTTCTTGGCGTCAAACTTCTCTTCATGACCCATTGTTCCGCCGTCCTTTACCTTACCAAAATCTTCGGTATGGTCTTGGACGTTCTTAAGAGTTACTTCCTTAGCAATCTTTCCTTGAGAGGCTAGAACCTTCATAACATTAGTAAGGTCAAGGCTACTTCCACCTGCGGCGGAAGAAATCTTGCCCTTCTTGAATGTATTTGCTGCGGACTGTGCCATATGATCAACCGTCTCCTCTTCGCCACTCTTCAAGAAGTCTGAATCAGAATCCTCTTTTTCTTCCGAATTTTCTTCAGAATTCTCTTCTCCACCTTCTTCTGGCTCATTAGATTCATGAGCCTCTTCGGATGGTTCAGAGACTTCGCCTTCTGGAGCAGGAGCGGAAACTTCGGTCTCGCCAGGAGCCGGAGCTGCATCAGTCTTAAGTTCTACAGGATTTGCATCAGTTACGCCAGGTGCCTCTTGAACAGCATCCTGAACAGCATCAATAGCCCCGCCAACGGCGCTTCCAACATCCTGAGTTGCATCTACTGCGGTCTCAAGAGCTTGGTCGGCTGCTTGGTCTACACCTTCAGCAACTTCGCCAGGAAGAGAAATCGTTGCGGTTCCATCTAAAGGCATCTGGTGATGAGGTTCTGCTGCTGGATTTTCTCCCTTAGCAGAATCTATAGCTGCATCAAACTGCTCGATAACATCAAGAGGCAATTCGATTGTTATAGTCTGACCACCGAGCGATCCTTCGCCCCCAAGAGGAGCTTCGCCCCCAAGAGGAGCTTCGCCCCCAAGAGGAGCTTCGCCAACAGGGGCTTCTCCGCCCATGTCGCTAGCAAATGGATCTATATCTCCGCCAAGCTCGCCGCCAACATCGCCGCCAATATCGCCTTCAGGGGCTGGCTCTCCACCAATTGGAGGAGGAGAGGATGGTTCGGCTGACAACTCATCAGAAAGATGATCTTCAAACTGAGCATACTTAGTCTTAAGCTGATCGCAGATGAAGCATGCTTGCTTCATATTGAACTGCTTAGAACGAATGAAATCTTCAACGCACTGTACCATCTGATCTGGCGCTGCCCATACGCTTGCAAGCTTGACTGCTACATCGTTGGCATAAACACCAGCGGTGGAGAGTTTCTGACAAACGCAATCAGCAAGATTCTTACCTTCGCATGGTCCGCTCATTGCAAGAGCGTCTTGTCCATACTTACGAGCAATCTTCTCGCGGCAAGTCTCAATTGGGAACTTGCTTCCGAAAGATGCTGTCTTCTTGAGACCAGCAAGAACAGAACCAACAGATGCTGTCTTTACATTGTTGAACAAACCCTTATCCTTCATAGCCAAGATTGTCTTGCCTTTATCAGCAAGCATCATTGAACTAAAGGTATCTTCAGATATTCCGCTAGCCTTGAGAGCCTTGGCGAAAATAGCGCTCTTACGACGGCAACTTGCGCAGCCGCGAGAGAGAGGAAGAGCATTGAATCTCCACTCTGCATAAACAGCCTTCTTTCCGCCCTTCTCAACACCAGCAACATGAACTTCATAAGTTGCGCCAGTATCAAGGCACAAGAACTTGTTATTATCGAGCTTCATTACGCTGGTAGAACCAGTGTAAGGGCTGATTGACCCAAGAGACCACTTCTGATTCTTGGCTGCTGCATCTTCAGCGGCCTTCTTAAGCATCTGAGAAGTCAAACGAGTCATAGCTGCAACAGGGAGAGATGCTGGCTCTTCGCCGCCCATTCCACCCTCGCCACCGGCTTCTGGAAGAGCGAAGCCTTCTCCGCCTTCATCGCCCAAGCCACCCTCATCGCCCTTGTCTTCATTGCCAGAATCAAGGAGGCCAGGATACTTTGTAATTTCAAGTTCAACCTTATAAGCGAATTCAGCAGAGCAGTTTCCGCACTTACCCTTGCCGTCTAGAACATCAACGTCGCTAGAACCGCAAACTGGACAGATTGTGCCAGGTGGCTTAGGCTGCATATCGCCTTCGCCTGCCATATCTTCTTCGCCGCCGCCAAGGTCATCCATTCCGCCGCCGAGATTTTCAGCAGCAGGATCGCCGCCCATTCCGGCGTCAGCGCCAGGCATGGTTGCTCCCATTCCGCCAGCAGGACCGCCGCCGCCCATTCCGCCGCCCATCTGTCCGCCCATCATCTGAGCTTCCTTAACAAGTGCGGTTCTCGAAGAAGCGCGAGTCTCTTTCTTATCATTCTGAGGCTTCTGAGTTGCAGTCTTGAACTGAGCATTCATTGCAGAAGCAAAGGCTTTCTTCTCTGCATCAGAGCAAACACCCTCTTCCTTGCAAGTCATCTCAAATACGCCAGCTTCCTTGTCCAAGTCAACCTTAGCAATAACAAATGGAACATCTATATTGCTCTTGGCGAATGTAAACAAGGCTTTCATGAATTCACTCTTATTTGCTGGATCTACTTTTACGTCTTCCGTAAGAGTTCCGCAAATCTTATAAAGACCGTCTTCTGGACGATCCAATTCAGCAAAAGCTTGACGGAAAGACTCTTCCTTGCTAACGACTTCCTCTGTATTTTCAGAAGCGGCAAGTTTAATGTGAGCTGCTTGTTCAGCAGATGCAAATGCCTTCTTATCAGAAACTACAAACTTGATAGCATCAACAAAGTCTTCGCCCTTAAGGTTTCCAATGTTATCTCCCATAGCTGAGAGCAAGCCGTCAATGGCATTAACATTATTAGAAGAGTTTGCAACCTTCGCAAAATAATTCTTGCGATTACGAGAAGCTGTGCGAGCCTTAACCTTGTTAGGAGATGCATTGATAAGAACAAGATACGAAGCCTTAATAGCTGTGTAAGGAGATGCATTGATTTGATTCATTACAGAGTTAATGTCGCTTGGGGTAAGTCCGTAGTTCGCAATCGCATCAGCAACTGCGCTAGATGCTGCCTTAACAAGCATCTTTGCGGAAGCCCAACGAACAGAATCTGCTTTACCTTCTGGAGAAACCTTCTTTTGATCATTAAGTTGATCTTGAGTAATCGTCTCTGGCATAGTCCACTTATGAGACTTCTGCAAAGACTGCAACTGAGCCTGAGTAATTTGATCCGTGTAATCAGAACCAAGAGACGAAGAAACTCTGCGGCTCATTTCATCCCATTGTGCCTGAGTTATAACTTCTGGATAGCTATCCCAACGAGCATGAGAATCACTATCAATTTCATCAAGCTGCGCTTGGGTTATAACCTCTGGATAGTCGCCCTTACGAACCTGTGGGCTATCAGAAGTGGTGTCATTTAAAGGCTTAAGTTCAGCCTTACCGTCAAGCTGAGCTTGCGTAGTAACTTCAGGATATTTTCCTTCTCTCGCTCCAATAGCGGAACTTACGTTTTCAAGTTGTGCTTGTGTAATAACTTCCTGCTGAGCGGTATCACCCGATGCTACCTTGGTTGTTTTGTTTGCAGACATATTGACTCCTGATTCTTTCTGATAATGACTAAGTATGAGTTTTGCGGCCTCTTGCGGATTCGAAGATACAAGCGACTTAATTTCATCGCCGAATTCATCTACGGAAGCCCAACTTACGAGTTTGCTATCCTTCCATTTACCAACAACAATACCATTGCCTTCTACATTAGCAATGGTAATCTTATATCCATCATTAGTAAACTCTGCAACGTGTTCAGAATTTGCCACTTCCGTACTCCTTTGTGCTAGCAAAACCATCGAGGCGCGCAATGCAGAACTAACATTTTCTAGCTTATCGCTAATATACGCAGATTGCTTTAAAAATTCCTCTTTAATTTCTTGAGAAGCTCCCGAAAATGATGGTCTAGTTACACTTCCTATACCATCAAGAGAACCAGATTGAGGAGTTCCGCTTGGTTGTGTTAAACTTTGTGCTGGCATTTGAGGCTGCTGAGATTGCTGTCCAACCATGCCAGGATTCATTACTTGCTGAGAAGCAGATTGAGGGTCCAAAGACATAACATTACCAAGAGCAATAGACTGCTCTGGCGGAGATGGAAGTTGAGCATAACCCATCTCTGTTAATTCATCCGTTAGAGACTGAACCTTAGCTAGTTGCTCAACAAGATCGCTAACATAATCAAGTTGTATTTGCTGTTTCTGAGCCATCATAGAGCGAGCAACATGCTCCATAAGATTCATAGCCTGAGTCAAAGCCTGAAGCTCTGTCTTCCCAGCAGTTTTTTCCATTGAACCTTCCGTCATTTTGCTAACAGAATCGCTAAGAACAGAAGCAACCTTTTTAAGTTCTTCAATCTTAGAAGATACCGTAGTTTTTAGGACATCTAGGTTCAATATATCGCATACTAAACAATCATGGCATGCAGGATTGACCACAAAGCTATCTTCTATGAATTTTATGTCATAGTTCCATTCATAGACTTTTGATTCTTTGTGCAAAATCTCTTTTGCCTCGCCCACCTTTTTCCCGTCAAGAGGACATGGATCTTGCGGTTTACATGGACTATCATGATACTTACATTCATGCTTACCGCTAAGTTTTCTGTTTTTACCTCCCTTAACATGGGAGCAGAACTCATCTGCGGTATGCGCCTTATTATGGCAAATTGAACATATAGAATAAGAAACCTGAGCGCCCATCGAAGTTCCTGTTATATAGCCTTCTTCGATGCCTCTTGCAAGTCGTGGGTAGGCTGCTCTATCAACCATATTGATACAGTAAATCCCGTTTGAAGATTCATCCCACCAAGAATGAACAACCTTACCTCTAGCATTCTCTACATTATCATTTTGATGGTTTACAAAAACAGGAACGCCAACGAAGGTGTGAGCAGCCTTCTTAAGTTCTTCAGTAGAAAAACAATCTCCGTTATCATTCACTTCATTTGCTTTAATAGCAAAAACCTTAACAAATAGATTGTCTGGGTTTTTCTCTATTGCGGCCTTAAGGTCAAATCCTCCAAGATCTGATTGCTTAGTTTTATCTATAGAAGCGACCTTAATTCGAGAAGTATTATAAAAGTCCCATGCCCCGCCTTTCGGGACATGCAGGGCTTCAACAGCCATTTGAGTCGATGTTTTTGCTCTTTTTTCAAACATTGTTATTGAAACTCCTGATTATCTTCTTAGCTAGATTAGAGGCTTGGGCGTCCGGGTGGTCTGGGCCTACATCTTCAACTGGGGGACGCATAAGAGGTTGCTTCTTAATAGGTTGTATCGGTTCTCTTCCAACAAATTGATCAAATACTTTATCAGCCCTCTGAACTCCCCTAGCATCTGGACTAAGATTCGGCAAAGGATCTTTCTCAATTATATTCCCTTCATCATCCTCTACAATTTTTCCTCCCTGTCCTACTATAATTTTCTTCATTTCAGCCACAGCAGCAGACAAAGAAGGAAGTCCTGTTCTTACTTCTCTCCAAGGAGAAAGTATAACTTTCTTTTGACCAAACTTGTTTTCATAATATCTTTCGCTAGCCATCATTCTTGGTATAGATATTTGTTTAGCAACAACAACGAAAGACATTCTATTTACATGAAGAAAAGAACCCGTAGAATCTTCAACTTCTCCACCAGGAAGATCTTTATACTGAGTCATATCTGGCTTACCCAAAGCAGTTGCTTGGTCAGGATTGTATCCAATACTAAAATCAGGACCAGCCATATAAATAACAAAACCCTCTAAAGCTGTATGAGAACCCGATGATGACTGAATAGCATTTCCATCTTCGTCAAAAGAATAACGGCTTGATCTATCATCAATCCATTTCTTAAGTTGCCTTAGAGCAGGAACAGAATAAGTAAACTCTTCTCTATTTCTTGGATTCATAATTTTTTGAAGAGTATTTTCATCTTCAATAGCATATGCATATTTATATCCGCTCGCAACCTCCGACTTATCAAAAATCTCTCCCTCAGACTGAGCGGTAACACTATAAACTCTACCTATAGTATCTTTATTTGCCAAAGAAGAAACCTGTTCAAAGTTAAGAACAATTTTATCTCCAATAACTCTTTCAACCTTCTGTCCTGTCTCTTTATCTATTACAGGTCTTCCTCCTGCTCCGTATCTCTGCTTCTTCTGTATATAAAATGCTCCGTTATTTGGATCTGAAAAAATACCCCAAATAAACTTCGCTTGCTGTTCGTTATTCCTAATCATGGCATCAGCATTATTGACATATTTGATAAATGTAGATTCAGGATTGAACTGAAACTGGACCGCTTGTTCATCAGGAACAAAGCCATCTATAGGAGAAACATAAACAGCGCTTCTGTTCATTATAATTGGGTCGTTAAAGAACTTCCTCATAATAACTGTATTCGAAGACACCGCTGGATCAAATATATTAGTAACTCCATTTTCATTAACAATGCCAAAAGTAAATCCATTACCAGCAGGAACGACTTGGAATGTTCCATTCGCAGAATTTGGTCTTTCCTTACCAGTAACATTTTCTTGTATATGTCTTGGGATTGAATTTCTCTTTTGAGCAACATGATACTCAAGGCCTTGACTTGCAAGATCTTGATATGCATAACCAAAAATAGAAAACCAATAATTAGAACCTATACCCTTATCAACCTTAGCTCCCGCAGAAAAACCAGCAGAATCGGACGGAAGTTGTATTCCATATTCTCTTACGAAGTTTGCTGTATTAACTAGGTCGGGTTGTTCTCTAGAAAGATCTCCAAGCTCCTTTTCTCCAATCAATCTATCTTCCGCATATGCTATTCTAAGCATACCAGAATAATCTTGACTTCTTGCAGCAGGAAACTTCTTAAACGCCCTATCAAAGTCAGCAATCTGTCTTTGTATACTTTCTTTCACAACATCCGGAAGTTTTGATATCTTTTGCTTAAACCTATTTCTGTCAAACACATGAAAATCCAAACCCCTATTTTTAACATTGATAGAGCCAGGCATTGCTGGCATATCAGCTTGCTTTAGCATCTTATCTATGAGAATTTTAGGATTATCACTCATGCCTTAACATGCTCCGGAATATCTGCGTTTGCTAATGAATCTTTGTTGTAAGGAACTTGGTTTCTTGGAACAGGAGTTCCCCATCTTTGACTTGCGTAAATAAGAGCGCCCTTCATTGTCGGGAAATATTCACCATAAGGGCTATAGGTTTTAGTATCTGGGTCTTTGGTAAATTCTTCAAGCGGAATCTTTTTGATACCAGCAAAGAAAACCTTACCTACATTGTGTTGCATAGACGGACCAACAACAACATAATATACTGAGTTGGTTGTATAATCTCTACCTTCCCAACGGTAGTAAGATCCAGGACCAACCTGCTCTTCAAACTTTTTCTTGAGAGGCTTAGACCTTTCTCGGTAAGTCTCTTCCCACTTAATACCTCGGTCTTTGATCCTTTTACGACCAGCAACCTTATTCAAGTTATATACGAGATTGCTCATCCTTCTTTTACCTCGCTCGAAAGAGTATACTTACAAACGACACAGCCTTCAAATGGACTAAATTCTACATGATTATATTTCAATGTTTCGCCCGCTTGAGCCTTCTTTGACATTGCTTTCTTTTCTTTTGCTGCCTCAGCAAGTTCTTTACTAATAACTTGTTGAACCTTATCTATATGTTCTCCAATTGCATCTTCAGTAAATCTCAAAACTCTCCATCCAAAAGAAGCAAGAGTCATATCTCTTTCTTTATCTTTTTGCCTATCTTCTTCAGAAGAATGCCATTTTTGACCGTCAACCTCAATATCAACACCTATCTGCGGAACTGCAAAATCCATAAGATAGAAGTTTGAATCATTTGGAACCGGCTGCTTATACTGAGCAAAAAGCTTGAAAGGCAACTTCATTGATAACAACGTTCTATACATCTTTGATTCGGGCTTAGTCAAAGGAATAGATGTCGGCCTCATAGGTTGCATATCTTTGTCATCATCTTTTGGGCCTTTGCCTTTCCTATATATCTTCTGAGGAGACCCTCCAGCGGCAGCGCCCATAGGACCGCCCATACCGCCGCCCATGCCCCCTCCCATGCCCCCTCCCATGCCTCCGCCCATACCTCCCATTCCTCCGCCCATGCCACCATCCATACCAGGAGCGCCGCCCATACCACCATCCATACCAGGAGCTCCACCGCCCATGCCCATATCCATCCCGCCAGGAGCGCCACCTCCGCCTGCCATACCTCCCATACCGCCGCCCATTCCTCCACCGCCGCCGCCACCCATAAGCTGACCATTTTGCATAGCTTGAACTTGCTCGTTTCTTATTCGTTCAACTTCAAGATCATAATCAAGATCAAATTCTTCAAGCAAAGTTTGAGCAGAAATAAGTCCGCTCTGCTGCATCTGCAAGAACATTTGCAACTGATTTGTATTATCTCTAAGTCTTAGGTCATCCCACTTAATCTTTGGATACAAGTAAACAGTTTCTCCAAACTCTTTACTCTCTTCTTCATCTATAAATCCTTGCATCTTGGCAACAGGCAAAAAGACGTTCTTTTCAATCCATTGAGCAAGCTCATTTCTCCAAGACTCTAAACGACGAATCATAACTTCAACGCCAACTTGGGCAGAGTTATAACCAGCCATCTCTCCGTTGAGAAGCGTCTGATTCAACATAAGACCGTCAAGAATTTCCTTGCCAACATATTCAAGTTCTTGATTGATATTATGAATCTTGCCGCTAGCGCCATACCATTCATAATCAAAGTTATTATGAGTAACTATGGTTAGATTTGGATCGTTAGCAACAGCAGACAACTGAGCAGAAACATCTGCAATTGCGTCATCATCAGCAGGACGTTCATCTGAACCAACCTTAACGACTCTTACTGGAAGAATAAGTCTTTCTGCCACAATCCAGTTTGCTGTCATCAACTTAGTCTTATAGGCCAAGCTTGTAAACAAACGACGAAGCAAAGACTCTCCATAAGTTCCATACGGACTTCCGCCGTGCTTAATATGACTTGTAACCCTATTAGAAAGCAAGATTGGCTTCTTCGCCATTATCTGAATCTTGATTGTATCAGGAATCTGATCATATAAGAACTTTGGTTGCTTTGTCTGTACAATTCTTTGAAGTTCTTCGTCTGGCAAAAGAACGATTTGAGGGTCTTGCGATATAGGAGTTTTCATAACCTCAATCCAGTCTGGATTGAGTACGGTAATCTTTCCTATCGTTCCGTCTGCGTGATTGCATGCCTCTTTAGTTTCTTTATCAATTCCAGAACCCTTGCAATGAGGACATGCGATTTCCGTCATAACGAAAACATCGCCAAGCAAGAACCTCTGATGGCTTATCATTCTAAGCCAATACATGAGTTCTATCTTTTCAACAAGATGCTCGAAGAACCTAAGAACGCTCTTTTTCTTACATTCAAGTTTTATTCCGTTAATCGGGAACTGCGAATAGAAATCTATACCAGCGGCAACTTTAGGCTCATTTTCATAATAGAATCTTGCCCATTGATAAACTTCCTTTCTCTTGCTTGCTATCTGCCAGTTTTGAGGAGTATGCAACGGAGAGAAGAACATTGGCTGCGTCATTGTTACATTAGCGCCAGAGCCTGCCCACTGAGCGGCTTTCGTTATGGGAATGCTAACAACATTCGATGTTGCAAAATTACCATGAGAAGCATTGCCGTCTTTCTGCACAATACCCTTTGCTGACATGATTTTTGCAGAAGCCAACTTGTTAGGAAGTTGCATCTTGATCGGCTTTTCACTTGGTTTATCTGACATTTATTACTCCATCATTATAGCCCAAGACCATCCGCTGACATTTCTACATTAGAAAGATGACTTTCCTCCGTTACCTGAACATCGTCATCCGAGATTGGTCTCCTCTTAGGTTCTATCGGTTTAACTGATGGAATAATCATTCCGGGTTGAGCAGATTGAGCCGCCCTTGGCATCCCCGGAACATGCATCTTAACAACTTCGTGTTCATTTTGTCCCCTTTGTTCGCCGGGTTCGCTAGGCCTTGGAGGAACCAATTGAGAACGAACTCCGGCAAGAGACCCGCCGCAGTTCGTGCATTTTATATCAGTTGATTTATTATCAGATTGGCAAGTAGGACAAATCTTTTTATTGCCAATCGGCTTGACTGTGTTTATAGATGGGATTGGAGGAATCCCATACGAATCAGCCGTCACTTTTTTTTTACAGAAGAGGCCTCTTTCCAGTTATAAGGCTTAGCATCAGAGTCTGTTGGGTCATACCCTCTCTCTTCTGCCATCTTCTTTCTTGAAGCGTCCATTCTTGCTTCCAAAGTTGCAAACTCTGGAAGATATGGGCGACGACGCTGACCAGGTAACAACTGATAGTTATTACCTTCTGGAATATTGTGGTCAACTTCAAATCTCTTATTTATGTATCCGCCAACCCATTCGCCCTTATTATTGCGATATGGACGGCTATACTTGTCCATTATATTGCCGCGCCAAAAAGTTTCAAAATCAACAGCGTGATCATCGAAAATGAAGTTATGGTCTCTGGCTCTTACCCATGTATGCCATTCGCTACCAATATTACCTGTATTGCTGTATGGGAAAACTCTCTTACTTTCCGGTCCAAAATTAATGAACTCGGTATTTCCATGATATTGAGCTTCTTTCTTGAGGTTATAAGAAGTAGCTTTCTTAGTAATCTTCTGAGAAGATTCCTTAGCAAACCTCTGAATAGAAGCCAAAGATTCTCTTACAATAGCCTCAGCAGAGGCTTGAGTAAATGTTGCATTCACTGTCTCTTCTCCTTGACCTCTGCCATGAATGGCTTGAAAAATGTCGGCGGCAAGTCTTGTTTTCTCTGCCATATCGCTTTCCGGTTCATAATATCGTTGAATGGCATCTTTTACAAGAGCTTGCGAATCAGAAGGGGCCATTACAACAATTTGACTAACAAAATTAGGATCTTCTGCGCTTTGATCCATTAGATTCTTCAACTCTTCAGGAGTATTGAAGTTCAACTCGGGAGACTGTCCTTCTTGGGGAAAAGATTGAGCATTATCACCAGATGGAGGGAGACCCATGCTAGGGTCTTGCTCCATAGGCATTTGAGCAACCTTAGATAAATCAAAATATGAAGAAGCCATAACAACAGGTTCGCTATTGAAAACGTCATCTCTTTCCATATCTACTTCTTCTGTTGCCTCTTCTGCGGCAGCTCCAGCCCTTGTAAGTTCTTCATTTAGCTGATTAAGAAACCCCTCTTGTTTTGATCTTGGCAATGTTGGATCAACAGCCGGATTGACACCCTTGAGATTAGATGTTGCTTGCTCAGCAAGATTCATATTAATCCCTTGAATGCCTCCAGCAGCAGATGGACCAATCATTCCTGGCATTATGCCTCCTTAGAGTTTCTTTCGGATAGAACCTTAAACAATCTTGATACGGCATCGTTATGAACGCTCTTGTACGAAGAATCTCTTCCTTGATCAATAACGCCATCAACAAATCTATTTGTCATATCCTTAGAAGAAGCAATCTTCTTCATTGGAATCTTTTGTTCTGCGGTCTTTTCAACTTTCGGATTTACCCTATTCTCAAGAGCTGTCAACCTATCAAAGTTGGTATTCGTATCAAACATGCTTATCTTGTTAGCAGGAACCCATCCCTTTCCGCTTGATTTTGCGGAAACGGGATTTACCGAAGACGCTTTCTTTGCAAGTTCATCTGCCTCGGCACCAAGTTGAGGAGACATACTTTGTTTGTATTCTGCCTGTTTCTTTTGCCTAATACGGTCAGCAGACTCTTTCTTAGAAGCGGTTAATTCCCTAGAAGAAGGATCGTTAGCCATCTTGGAAAGAACTTCATTATTCCAAATGGAGTTGTTAGTTTCGCAACCAACTTGCTTCTTTGAACCGCCCATATCTGTAATTCCGCCTTCGCTGGCACAGCGAGACGGACGAACGCTAGAACGACCACGAGCGATTGGGTCTCCATAGGCTTCTTTCTGAATCTTCTGTTCCGCCCAAGAACGATCCTTCTCCGCCTTCTTTGCTCGTTTCATTTCAGGCTGACGCTCTGCAAGTTCCTTGCGATAGTCAACCTTCTTAGTATCTGAACCGAGAAGAGCATCAAAATTGATGTTGTCTGATTGTTTACGAATCATTTCGTACCTCCAAAGCCTTGCTTGATAAGCGAATTCACAATATCATTTTTGCTCTCTTTTATAAGAGCATCTTTTGAATAAGCTGCTTTCGCTTGATTTTTCTGATTCACCCCTTCAGGAGAATCCCAAGAGCTAGCCAATTCTTGCTGCTCAACGACTCTTGGCTTGAATGTAACCTTCCATATACCGCCCTGAAAAACAGGTTCAGTTTCTATGTTGAAACCTTGTTCAAGTTGATTACAAATTTTGTCAACAGCATCTTCACCGATTTGTTCGCCGCCGCCAGTTCTTTCTGGTATTTCAAAATAACCAGTTTGCTGTCTTTTGTTATACTGAAAACGTCTCTTGTCGTGTTGAATAAGTTTTCTTTGAGGAACGCCAAGATCCATAAGCAACTTATCTAAAGCCTGCTTAATCTTAATTGAACCTCCATCAACAACGCCTTCATTCGAACCTGCAACATCCTCTTTTCCTACCATGCCAGGATTTGGTTCAACAGCCGCATCTAGCTTGGCTTTATCTGGAACGTTTGGAGCCGATGGTTGCTTACTTTGATTTTGGAGTGTATTATCAAGCTGACCAATCGGATTAAACTCTCCACCAACCTGACTAACCCCCGGAGAAATATTCTCCTGTTGAATACCCTCCCTCTTTGGAGGGGTAGGAGTATTCGCGGGCTGGGATTGTTGGGCCATAACTACTCGTTTAGTGCCACTAGGGACAATAATCATCAGTAACTCCTAGCAATAGAAAAGATTTACTTATCAGCGAACATTGCGTCAACAAAGGCAGAAGGATAAATCTTCTTCCAATAAGTCTTCCATTCATTCTTTGTCTTGGAATCAAGATTTGCAATACGAGTCATCCTGCGAGAAGATGCCTCTTTCTTTTCCTCAGTCTTAGCTTCGCTCTTACCTTCAGACTTCTTAGAGCCTTCGCTACCATCGCCGCTCGTTGGCGCGCCACAGCACTCATCAACCTTATGAACTACACCCTTATTGGCTGCTGGAATTTCGGCATTATCAGCCTTCTTCTCAACAGAGGCCTTCTTTTTCTCGCCCTCTGGCTTACCAGTATTGGTTCCGCCAACAGGGTCCATTTCTTGCATCTTAACATGGCATTCGCCATCTTTGTTTTCTTTGCACTCTTCTTTAGCAACCTTTACTTCCTTCTCGGAAGAGGCGCAAGCTGTCCCGCAGGACTCTTTCTCAACGCCTTCTTTCTTCTCATCTTTCTTCTCGTCCTTCTTCTCACCCTTTGCCTTGCCAAATGGTTCTGCTTTCTTGTCGCCAAAATTGGCAATATTAGCAGTCTTCTCAACAGGAGCCTCTGTAGAGGCTGTCTTGTTAAGAGATTCGTTACTTTCAGCAAGTTTCTTGATGAAATCGCCAAAGGACTGAGCCTTACCAGTCGAGATCTTGTTCGTAATAAACTTCATAGCAATACACTCCTTTTGATTCTAAAGGCTATTTGAGCCTAACTTGTAAGTTTCGCACTTATGTTGCAAAATTCCTTCTTTTATTCCAATTTTACATTATTGGAATTATGGGTAATATTGATCCTTTGGTTTTCCTTTAGGATTTTTGTTATTCGGTTGAGTATAAAGTCTTGGATCGGTTCCATACAAACCGCCTTGCTGAGCCGGCGGAATATTGCCCTGCATTCCGGGTCCAACCATATTAGATTGCCCAACCCCTTGCGGACCCTGAACCATTGGCTGAGAAGTCGAAACCGGCTGATTTCCTAAAACATTAGTTGATGGAGCAGGATTCATAGCGGCACCAGGAGCGGCACCAGGAGCGGCACCAGCGGCAGGAGCAGAACCAGCAGGAGCGGCAGGACCAGCGGAAGGATTAACATTTCCTCTCATCAAAGACTGCAACGCTTGATGAGCTTTAGGCCATTCAGCAATAAGTTTCTTACTATCAGCTCCCTTGAGCATACTTAGCGACTGCAAAGCAGATTGTGCATATTGTTTTTGTTTTGACGTACTTTGAGGATTTTCTGCAACAGCCTTAATACTTGTGAATATTCCATTCATTGATTGAGCTATTGCTTGTTTGACTTGTTCATATTGGGCTTTTTCTTGTTTCAATTGATCAACAAAACCATTCATTTCGCCTATTTGCCTATTAAGCGTTCCCATGAAATTAACATCGCCAGCCCAGTTCTTAGCGCCTTGCCATGCCCCACTCATAAAGTCCATCAATCCCGCTTCTTTTACCAATTCTTCTGCGGCTCTAGTTAGGCTTTCAGAAATCTTTGGCTTAGAAACAAGACTACCTGCAATAGATAAAAGTTGATTGCTCATTTCGAGCATTCTTTCTTGAGACTCAGAAGTTGCTTCATCTATAGAAGCAAAAATTGCAGAACCGTGATCAACCCCTGTCTTTACTTTGTTATCAATCAAATGGGCGATTTTTCTATCAAAAGCATCAAACATATTCTGGAGATTTGAACCCATCTTAAATATAGGTTGCTCATTCTCGGCATATTTATCCCATTTAGAGCCATCATTATTAAGAGACTGTACATATTCTTTATGGCATTCAACCCAAATCTCTTGAGCAGACTTTGATGGAGAAGAAGCTCTCTTGTTGCGGTAACAATTACCCCAACAACGGGAGTTTCTAACAGCATAACCCTGTATACCAACATATTGAGCTGTTTTGATATTTATAACAGAATTTGCTATTGCATCAATCTTGTCAGCAATTTCAGTAAATCCATCCCTATCTAGAGAATTTGCTGCATGAACCATTAATTTGATTGCTCTTTGCATTTAATGAACTCCTATTCACCTAACAATAAACTTTGGATTGAACTTCTTGCCAACAAAAGAAAACTCTTTTACATTTTGCATACGAAAAGCCCTAATTCCTCCAACAGTTTCATCAAAAGTTACAAGAATCTCATGAGATACTTCATTCTCTGGATGAGAAGTAAATCTCCCATGAGGTTCAACATACCTTGTTATTAGATTGTTACCAAAGAAGCCAAGACCCTTCTTTTTAAGTTTTGTTTGATAAGATATCTTCATAACCTCTTTGTTTTCTTTTGCCCAATTGAATGCATCAGATATATTCGTGAACGAAGGTATTCGTTCTTGTAATTCTTCGACACTTTCCGGTTCTATATCTTCTGGCTGTATCGGCTGTTCTGGAGGAAGGCCATCTTCTTGTTGTTGGTCCTGTTGGTCAGCAATAGAATCTTCAATATATTGTCCTATCTCATCTTGACTAAGAACAGGAAGATTTGGATCATCCGCCATTGGTTGAGGTTTAGCGCTCTGCTCATCCAGGTATCCAAAATAGTCTGACAAGGTTGGATATCTCTTAAGAAGCTCTTCATCGCTCATTTCTTGCTGAGCAAGCCTAAGAGTGGAAAGCAGTTCTTTTGAGTTTCTTTTGGCGAAATGGATTTTTGAAGATGACTTATCTATTACAGCCATATCTCCAACTTTAATACCATTTTCAGAAAAGAAGCCAACATTGGCCTCTATAGCATATTTACACGGAGATGAACTAGATACGGTTTTCCTAGAAAGAGGAGAAATTACACCAATATTTACAATGCGACCTTTATCATCAACAAAGGCAATATCTAAAGGAAGAAAAGTATTCTCTCCCCAAAAGTTCAATTTTCTATTAGACCCAAAAATAAATAGCATACCAGAATCTCTAGGCAGATCCTTCACAAACATAAGTCCCTTCGCCTGAGATTCTTCAGTGTCTGCTATTTTCACGTTCAATACTGGAATTGAATTTATGCCCATAGATAATACATACCATTTTTTACCGTCAAATCCTTGTTTGAGTAGGACTTTATACAACTATCCTTGTAAGTACATATAACTAGTTAGGGAGAACACTAAAATGATCAATATACTACAGTTTATTAGCAAATTACTCTTCGGAAATAGCGCCGCTGGAAACCTAACAGTATCTTCGGCAATATCTCAAGTGGAAATAAAAACTGGATGGACTCCCAAAATCGTCTTTATTGGATTTGAAGGACACTCTCATTCAGCAGTTTGCGGTTCGCACCAAGATTGGTTCGATGTTAAAATAGTCAATCAAGGTTTCGTTTTACAATGCAACATAAAAAGCAGTTTTAGAAAAATAACATGGATGGCAACAAAGTAAATGTCGTTGGATGGTATGACAAAAACAACTGCGGAGACGAAAGCTATAAGCTCGCCTTCCCAAAAGTTTTTCCTTCATATGATTTTGTATTCTCTGATTCTCCAATAAAAAACGCCGACGCATACATACTCGGCGGAGGAGATATCATCACAGAACAAGCTCTTTCAACGTTTCAGGCAATAAATAAGCCTAAACACATTATGTCTGTTACTGTATCCAAGAAGTTTCCTTCGCAACTATTCGAGGGATTCCGCACTATAATCACAAGAGACAATGCATCTATGAACCTCTTGGAACAAATTGGTGTTAGTTCTTTATTGTATCCAGATTTCTCTTTCTCCCTAAACGGAAACAAAGAAAACGGTAAAGTCCTAATCAATAAATACTTTACAAAGAACAGAACCGAAATTTATGACAAAGTTGTTGCTGTTGTTATAAATGGAAATCTCATACCAGAACACGGAGCGGCAGCATATAGGCAAATTCGATTTGAAAGATTCTGCTTTGATCTATCAATAGCTATAGATGAAACTCCAGCCAGCTTTATATTTATTCCATTTGGAACAAAATCGCCTTGGGATGATAGAATTGCAAACGCTATGGTCGCTTCTAAATGCAAGTGGTGGAAAAAGAACTGCATCGTATTTGAAGAAATAGGAGTGCAAGAAACTCTAGATATCATATCAGCATGTAATGCAACAATAAGCAGCAGACTTCATTCTTCCATATTTAGCGCCGCTACAGAAGTTCCATTTGTTGATATAACTCACAGTCATAAAAACAAATATCTCCTGGAAACCATGAAATATAACAAAGTGTCAATAAGCTACGTTGATTTTAGCTTGTCTTCTATGAAATCTCTTCTAAAAACATCTTTGTTATCTTCCTCTGCGGAAGAAATAGGAAGCGTAGTTTCAATGAATAAACTATTACTAAGAGACCTTCACAAAAGTATAATACTAACATAATGAGGCGTGATATGTACCTTTTATACGACAAAGACTTTACTATTAGAATAGTATCAGATACACCCGCAAACAGCGAAGGGTTGTCTTCTATCAAAGTCAAAAACAACAAGGAATGGCATAGCTACATATACAAGAAACTACCAAAAGAGATAACCGACAAAATGAATATCTCTATGAAGAAAAAGCCGAACGAACTAAAAATTGCTATCATATGTAACTGGAAAGACCGTTGCGGCATATCAACGTATAGTCAATTCCTTGTTGATGCTCTAAGGCCAAAAGTCAAAGAAGTTTTCATTTTTTCAGAGCATGTTGATGAAAGCGAATGCATAGAAGAAAAAGGAATGGTTCGCTGCTGGAAAAGAGGAGGAGACGTTCATAACCTCATTTCTCTTGTCAAAGAATATCAACCTGATTTCATCATAATACAACACGAATACGGGATCTTTCCAAACGCCTTCAGATTTATGCAAATGATGCAAGCGTTCTCTAATATTCCGTATGTAGTTGTTATGCATAGCGTTTACAGACACCTTGACAAGGCGGTATATAGCGAATCTGCAAAAAATATCATCGTTCACTCTAGCGAAGCAAAAAAGACGCTTCGAGAGGTTGGCAACACAAGCGGCGTCCATATCGTGCCTCATGGTTGTATTCAGTTCAAAGAGACAAATGAACTATGGAACATTTGCTCAAATCCATATACTATCTTGCAGTTTGGTTTTGGTTTCTCATACAAAGGAGTAGACCGAGCGCTTATGGCAATAGCCCAGCTCAAGTCTACCAACAAGAAATACGAAGACATGCAGTATATCTACCTCTGTAGCACTAACTCTCATAATCATGCAGCAAATGCAGAATACTGCAAAGAACTCATGTCTTTAGCAAAATCCTTAGATATTGAAAAGAATGTTGTAATCATACAAAAATACCAAACAGAAGAAATGATAAATCTATATCTTCGATTAGCGAAGATAGCAATATTCCCATACATAATCAATCCATCGAATGAGGTTTTCGGAGCAAGCGGTGCAATTAGAATCGCTCTCGCAAACAAAAGGCCTGTTTTAGCAAGCGAAAGTCATCTCTTTGATGATCTTCAAGACGTTATACCAAGGCCCAAAAATCACATTGAACTAGCCAATGAAATAGACAAGGTATTCAGTATCAAAGAATACAGAAACGAAATCATTAGTAAAGGCTATAAGTTTGTTGAAGAAAATAAATGGGAAACATGCGCTGACAAGTATATTGATGTCTATTACAAAATACTTGACCAGTCGTGACGGATTCCGGCAGAAAACAAAGCAGCCTCAACGAATGACAAATCATTGTCATCGACTTCTACTGCTATATGGTTTTTGGATTCTTGAAAGTTGCTGACCTTTACAAACTTGTGATTTGTATTGATCCATTCCATAATCTCTTTTCTATTATCAGATGTAACATACGCTACAGAATACATATCCTCAACAAAAGGAACGTTTGTATTCGTTTCTGAGTCATAATGAAAAGACAACTTTCCTCCGCGGAATTCTTCGAGCTTGCCTTTTTTCATGTTAAACCATAAAAGCCTGTTCTCGGCTTTCTTCTTCGTTTTTATGGTTTTCTTTTCTATTTCAAGAAGCAAGGTCTTCATTTTTTAATCTCAGATACCATCCAGATCTATCGGCTGAAGATTTTTTAGACATCTCAAACACATTGTCATTAAGGATAAGAACCTTAAGCGTTTGAGCGCCTTTTTCTGTAATTTTGAGATACTTACCTTGGTCTTCAACATACCCTGCTTCAAGCATTTTCTTTAGATTCGTAGCTTCAAGATTAGCTGGTTTAAGAATCTTTCTATTTGCGATTTTGTTATTACCGCTCCACATAGAATAAAGCTGATTAGCAGCAACATCGCTTTTGTTAACCATTCTAGCCCTAACATCTTGCAATGCAGGCATAATCTGTATAAGAATATCTATCAAAGATTGTTGAGCAGTTTTTTCCATTTTAGAACCCCGGTTGAACTCCAAAAGAACGAAGTTTCTTTCGTATTTCCATTTGTATAGTATTTAGAAGTATGGCGTCCGAATTTGACAAAGCAGTAAATCCTGGCAAGTTCAAAGTCGTAAACGCTTGCTGAAAAGTTCTTACCCTAGGATCTTGCTGATCCTGCCTATTAGGGTTCTTTAGTCTATTAGGATCAAGCCTAATATTTTGAACTTGAGACTCAACGTAAGATTTTGTAGCAATCTTTTTCATGACCAGAGACGGTTCCTATGCGGATATGGGTTTTCGCCTTCTTTTCCCCACAAGAAAGGTTCATTCCTAATTTCTCTCCACTCAAATCCTTCATTTACCCAAGGGTCGTTATATCCTTCAAGACCCATTTTGTATCTTCTTTGATTCTTAATATCTCTGTCTCTTCCTCTAGTCTCTTCATCAATTGCTGACCACGAAAAGACTCTTTCTTCCCACGGTAGATCAAGATTAGAAAAAGGACCATGAACGCCCTTCGCTTCAACTGTCTTATTTTCTGGATACTGGCAAGAAACCAACAATGCCCTAATGTAAAGATTCTTGTTTATAAGATGAGTTATCCATTCAATAGCAAGCTTATACTCAACAATGTTAGACATTGTTTTATATGAAAAACTCTTAACGTCCCTGCAAAGAGCATCGCAAATACACTTTTCAATATTCTCAAAATCCATCAATCCTGGATAAAGATAAAGCATTCTTTTCAAACCCTGAAGAGAATGAACAAAGATATTTTCTATACCTTCTGGCGGAGAGGAAGAAAGGGAAGGACTAGAAGCTCTAATAGATTCGCAAACACCTCTCCAAAGACTTTCAACTATAGAATATGCAGCTCTTGCTTTCGCCTTAAATAAACCAATAGCATGACTATGAGGAATATTCCTGTCTTCAATTACAACAAGATCTCTTTCTCCAACAGAGATCTTGTGATGAGCGAGTTCTCGAACAATGTCGTTATACAAGAGTGTTATCCTCTAATGGTCTTCTCTTAACTCCAAGAGTAATATGGAATTCATGATCTTTTATCTTGGGAGATAGTCCGTATGAAGTTCTTATCTTTTCAAGCTCAGGAGCTGTCACCGACATAAACCAAACAGCTTCCATCTCATCCCATCCATCTGGATTCTCTACTTTTTCCACACCGTTAATGGTGTATCTTATTACTTTTCCATTATCCTTAAACTGTATTCCGTTCTCTTCAACCTCTTTTTTCTTAATTACAGTTATATGAGCGCCAATATCATCATAATGCCTTTCATTCTTAGGGGGCTTCTCTGCTTCGCCGCCTAACATTGGAAGGAAACCATCAAATATGGAATTAGGAACGTCTACATAAACAAATCCATCTCTTGTTTGCCTAAGTTTTCCTAGAAAAACAACATCCTTGGCATCGCTAGCCATCTTTGTTAATGACGCATCTATTGAGGCAATCTTGTCTCTTTGGTAATCAACGGTCATAAGAGTGGCATATTCTTCAGGATAAAGATTTGACCAGTAAGTAGTAAGCTTAGCTTGATCTTCCTTTTTCCTTTTAAGCCATTTCTTAGGAACATTTTTTGATGCGATTAGTTTCATTTAATTACTCTGCTTGGACTCTTTACTTTTCTGCAATTTTACAAGCTTTTCCTTTAGCTGTTTTTTATCAACAAAATCAAATCCAGCGTCCGCCTCTTCCTGTATTTGGGCAATCTTCTCTTCTATAAAAGATATGTTCTTGTCTTTTGATGGGTCATGAACGTGAACCCCTTCTGGAATCTTCTGTTCATCCATAATCTCTTTCATACTTTTTGGAGACTTATCTAACTTTTCTTCTTCAACCTTTTTGATCTTAATCTTTGACTTAGGCTTTTCGGTTTTTTCAACCTGTTTTTCAACAGTATTGCTAACCTTTTCAATAATACCATTCTTCAGAAGAACTTTTATTTGCTCATGCGATACATCGTTAGATGCAATAGAAAACGTTTGATTCGGCATCACCGTTGGACCAAAAGATAAAGGTATTTTGCGGTTTGTATTGTTCTTAAAGTCAACAAGGCTTGACTTCTTATAGTCTTTAGATTCTAGCATTTTATTTCTAAGGAGCATTTGAACCTGATACGAATTGAAGATATCGCTAGAAACCTCAATCTCATCACCAGCCCTGAGAGGGCTATATATCCCCTGTATAAACAACTTCCCTTTTACTTCTGCTACCGCTTTAATCTTCATTTGTTACTCCTTTACAGGTTTCTAAGTCTTGGTCTTATACTCTTAAGAATGCCAGATACACTATTGACATTATAAGGTTTTCTATCTCTTGATGTATCGTCCATTTGTCTTTTTGTTGTTTCGTTTATTCCCAAAGCCGCATCTGAGCCGCTTGAACCCTCTTGCCCCTCGTAATCATCATGCAAATCAAGCCCGTGGTCAGTTGATATGCCAGTACCAGTATCCCTTTTAGGATTACCTTCTGGATCGTCAAACATTGGCCTATCTGAAGGCCATTCTTTATTCTGCGACCAACCGCCACCGCCGCCAGGAGTCTGATTAGAAAGTTCAACACCGCCAGGTCTAAGCAGATCATCTCCGTCCCCGCTGTTTGGTTTACCCTTGTTTCTTCTATAAGGGTCTTTTAACAACGGGCTAAGAGGATCAAAGGCTGTTGGCGGATCTCTTCTCGCCTGTTTAGATAGGTTAAAAGGGAGTTTCTTGCTCATCAAAAGGCTCCGCCGCTGAAGAAAGTGGATCTGGTTGAGGAGGAGGTGGGAGTTCGCCCGGATTAGGAATCTGACCCTCGTTACCCATATCTACATCCATACTACTAGATGATGGAGCATTTGGGAAGCCCGGGAAATCAGAATTTTCAACCATATCTCCCCCATCATGAGGAAGAGGAGATAATTCTTCTCCTTGAGCATTTGGATCAAAACCAGACTGCTGCGCCCAAAGATTAGGATCATCTATTGTTGGATTACTATCAAGGAAATCCGCCTCTCTGTCTGCGGGGGTTATTGTTTGAGGATTTATTTTGCTTAGGTCAGGATCCATCTGAGGCCCCATCTGAGCAAGAGTCATAAGCATTTGAACTTTGTCATTATTGATGGCTGCGACTATTTCTTTTTCTTCTGCATTAAGTTCTCTGTTTTCACTATTAGCCTTAAGATAGATACCGAACAAAACCTTATCAGCAGAACGAAGAGAAGAGGTTATTTCTAACGGCTTTTCTTTTCTATTCAAAGGTTTGATATCCATTTCTTTACCGGCGTTCTTTTCATTGGTGGAGTGATCTTCGTTATGAGGAAGACCATCTAGATTTCCAAATCTATCAGGATTATTCGCAAGCTGACTTCCTCTTTGAGGAAGATTCTTGCCAATCTTTGTAACCTCTCCATCTAGCTGTTCTCCAACGAACTTATCCCAAAACTCCGTATCAGCACCCTTATTGGCTTTAGAAAAAGCATCTCTCCACTTTCTATCATGAGCTTCAGATATGGCATTAATTGGAGCAACATCAACGTTGTCTTCTCCATTCTTAAACTGCCTATGAGGGAACAATTCGGATGTTGAATCCTGTATTGCCCCTTCAGTTATCTTCTCATTTGACTTATGCTTAGCCCTTGCTTCGCTAAGAAGACCCTCTTGGGTCTTTGGAGAATCGCCAAGAGGCCTGTGGTCCGTTTCGAGCAATGTGTTAAAGTTTTTTATATCCTTCCCTTCTAAGGAAAGATTATACTTCTGCGAACTAGCAGGAACCGCCGTCGTTTGAGGGGTTACGCTGTCGTTTATTTTCTGCGATTTTTTGAGATTAAAAGCCATTTTATACTCCTCTGCGAGGCCAAGAAGCTCTTCGCTCCAATTGCCTTGCAACTTGTTGTCCCGGACCAACACCATAAGGTGTTCCCTGCATAGATCTCCATACTATATCATTATTACCCTGTACGGGAAGTGAGACCAATTTTCCTTGCGGAAGTTTACTAATATCTTTTTCTACACAATTGTAACACGCTCCTGCAAGAGCATCACAAATGTCATCTGTTGTTACATCTCCATCCTTTTTAGGGTATACTTTATAGCCTGCGTCAAGCCATTTCCTCTGCAAATTCTTCATTTCATTCTTAAGAAGCAAATGATTTGGAATATAGAGTTTACCCTGAACGGCTATTTGATACAAGTTATCATATATGATGTTCTTATATTGTTTAGAGAACGGAGTCATCTTTGTTGGAACTCCTCTCTTTCTTAGTTTATTAATGCTTACCTGACTATTAAAATGGTCATAGGTAACAACTCCAAAACAGAATCTAGAATTCAGTTCGGCAACATATTCATCAATCTCTTCTACAGAAAGAGGCTTACCTGGCATCGGAGTCCAATATTTGATATGATCAACTACTATTCTCCAATCCTTTTTCATCGTTTCTGGATTGAAGAAAACCTCTTTATGAGCAACAACAAGAGCGTAGTTGTGACTAGAAGATGCAGGATCTAAATGGGCATAATAGAAAATACCCGGAGACCCATGATCTCTAAACTTCAAGGTTTTTTCAGCAAAACATTGGTCTACAACCTCTTCTGGGAAGAAGTTCTCACCAGCAGTACCAGAAAACTCCGCTCCAAACTCCATCCTAAACTTGTCTTCTGGCATGTCCGGGAAAGCCGCCATCAATCCTTCTTTGGACTGCATTGGGTTTACTTGCCAAGTTGCAGCCTTACAAACAAGCCTATGGGCCGTCTCCATATGCGTATTGTATAAATCAAAGAATACACCCTCTTTACCTCTTGGAGTAGAAAGACAGATAATCTTACCATCATAAACTTTCTCTGTCTCTGGCTTTCCATCTTGACCAATAATGATATTGCCAGCCTTATCTTTCTTAGGCAATTCTCTAACATAGGTCTTTACTGCGGGAGCAAGAGAGTTGAAAATAGCATCACCAGAAGAAGAACCTGCGGTATTCTTATACAAACCGATTTCGTCCAACAGAAGAACGTAACAAGAAATACCTACAAGAGTATCAGAATTACTATGTCCTGACATAACTACTATTGACCCGGGATTAGGAGCAAAACCCTTAGAGATAAGTTCTTCATTTCTTTTCTTATCTTCTGGAGTAAGGAAATGAATAGCATCTGCCGTTATGCCTTCTGGAATTATCTTGTCCGCGAAATATTCGCTGTTGAGAACCTTTTCTTTGATTTCTCTGAATAGAATCTTAGCCTGTCTTGAAGAGTTTGCTATTGTTAGAATAGTAAATGGAACGGCCATACCAAGGTTATACATCTGATATGGGTTTCCGCCAGGACATTCTAGCAGTCTCATTGCTTCATAAAGAGCAACAATTGATGTTATGAAGTCCTTACCGCTATTATGACAGATGAAACCATTAGAAACAAAATTCTGCAAAGACGGCTTATCAGATACCTGAATATCAAATGTTCTTCTTGTTCCTATCTTTTTGATAGACACTATTGGAGAAAAAACTCGAACCGAAGAATCTTTACCGTCAACGCTTTGTATAACATCTTTGATTTCGTCATTATAACCTATTAGTCCAATCTCTTCTAAGAACAGTTTTACACAAGCGTTCTTGTTGATAGTCAAAATATGCTCTAACTTGTTATTTACTAACTTAGATTGAAAAGAAGAAAAAATACCAAACCTAGACAACAAGTGTTGCACTTGTTTTGTAAGGCTAATACTTTGAAATGATGCTTCTATTTTACAAGTAAATCTTGATAATTTTGAAATATGCAATACCGCATTGCAACTAAAAAGAGACCTCAAATACGCTGCAACAACATTCTTTGGGGCGACAAAAATGCGATGCGGAACAAACTTTTGTTCACCAGACTTATTCTTTATTCCATTATTGTATATGAATGTAATCAGATTAGATTCTGGCGGCTTAACTGCTTTTTGAGCATACACATGACTGTATTTTCTATCATCAAATGTTTTGATAGAATGATCCATAGCGCTTTCTATTTTTGAATTCGAAGAAAGAGAAAGCATTTTGCTCTTAAAGTCTAAGAAAACATCTCCATCTGGCAATGTTGTAGCAATATAACATCCGACAGAATCGCACGAATTACTACTTACATAGCCAAGTATAGCTCCTTCATCTTCTGATATTTCCGTAGAGTTACCGAAAAATGGCTGAGAAGAAACAAGAGCTACCTTGTCTTTTGGCTTCAATTCTTTTAGTTGTTTCCAACCTTCTTCTGTTAGGAAAGGATGATTATCTGTTGCTTCTATCTCATGGCCCGAAAGCGTTTGAACCTTATAAACCTCTCTAGCGCCCTGATAAACAAGATTGCAGTCACCAATTATATTCATTAACGAAGTTTCTTCATTGAATGTCCATGATTCTAAGTCTGTTTTTCCATAGTTCCATAGTTCGCCTAGCGTCCATAATTTACCTGTTTTGGGGTCAACTATTTCGCAATTTTCCGAAAGACAACGACGACCCCAAACAAGAACGAGTTCAATGAATCTTTCCATTGAATTCCATTTATCCAACAAGGCTCCATTAAGAGGATTGTTGAGATCGTTCTTTGCTATAATGTCCAAGTCTTTCTGTGTTAGTTCTAGATTTTCATTTCCCGGACTTCCCCTATAGAAACACTTAAGTATCAACTCTTGTATATCATATGGAATAACCGCTGGATTCTGAAAAGGAAGACCAAGGTACTTTTTATCATACACAAACTCTATTATACTTGGAATCCTAGAAGAAGCAATAACGTCTTCTTTGATCTTATTTCTAAGCTCTTTGAAAAGATCAACAGTTTCGCTTGGCCTGTTAGGTTTGTTGTTTTGTTTTTCTTTAGCCATTCATTTACCTTAGATCTGATGCGACCTTATACGCAAACCATGTCTCTCCAGCATTGAGGGTTATGATTTTCAAAATGTCAACAGCGCCGGCGGTTGCAGAAAGTGATATAGATGACTGTCCCGGAGTTTTAACTGTTACAGGCAACGTTATAGTGTGACCTCCAGATGACTGTTCAACTAACAATGTTAGTTCAAAAGCTTGATCTTCTTCAGAGTCGTGAAGGAATGTAAGAGTTAGATTCTCTGTTAGTATTATCTTTTGATAGTTTCCGCCAGTCGTGCTTATCTGATAAGTATCTTCTACCTCTCCTATGGCATTATATCTAAAATGGCACGAATCAAAAACGGCAGAAGAAAGAGTTCCTTTACCAAAATCTGCTTCTATTTTTTCTGCGGCTAACCTTAGCGGAGTGGCAATGCCGTTTCCGCTATAAACTGTAGAAAGATCAGACAGCAAGCCTCCGTTGTCATTATTAAGATGCAACAAATCCTTGTAAGACTGAGCAGGTGTTTTATCGCCAATAGATGAACTCATAACATCCCCTTCATTATAGATTCTCCCATCCTATCTTATTCATCGGAAGAGTTATATCCTTCCAAGGAATATTGATATCAGACCATCTAGCCTTAGAATCTCCTACCATTGTTATCGTATATCCAGCATTCTCGGAAAGAATGGCATATGTTAATGGAACAGACAAAAACTGGTCTATCAAAAAAGAATCAAGATCCTCATACCCGTATGCTTCTCCGTATTTATCAAGAACATGGGTATTTAAAGCCCTAATAGCGTTATAAACGGCTTGCGGATTATCCAAATGCTTGAATATTATGTGAGCATATGTTCTTCTCAAATAGCTCTGAAGTTCAGTTTTATGCCTTTGTCTTTCATTAACATCTGCATTCTGTATATTATTCCACATACAGATAAGAGGCGACAGGGCTTCATTACCCAATTCATATGCTTCGGATATCTTTTCCGTTATAACTCGATAATCATAGGTTCCTATTCTATGACCATCATCAGGATTTGGACCTCGTACTAAGTCTGACATAATTATCTCTTTACAAGTAAACTAGAATGCGAGAATATCTCCAAGAAAACTCTTGCAAATCGTCTTTTTGCCTAACTCTAAACCAATAGAAAGTCGCCCTCTCTAACAATTCGTCGTCTTTATTTACATATTTAACCAATCTATTCTCGTAGTTACTAGTTATTCCATTACTATTAAACTGTTGAAAATCCCCATTATAATCTTCAAAATACCAATTCGTAACATCTAAAAAGGTGTCCTTTGAAAGCAAGATTAGACCTCTTTCAAAATCTTCATACTCTCTTGCAATCTGCATTTCAAAATGATAGAACCTGAAATCGCCGGGATAATGTTCTATATTAGCATAGAAATTCCAAGAACCTACCGTTTCAATATTAGAAGGAGATATAGAACTAACAAGTTCCGGATCTTGTAGTGTTTCCAAAACAATACTAGCCATCTTATTGCCAGAATGAGTCAAATATTGATTCAAATTCGGATACGCAAAATCAAAATTAGTGGCATTCCTATCAACAACAAAATTAATCATACTTCCTGTTAGATTAACAAAATCATTCCTCCAAGAATAATCGTCAAACTCTCCAGAAAGTTGGTCAAAAGCATATATAAGCTCCTCTTGAACAACTTCATCAGAGCCGCTAGCGACATATCTTCTAAGTTCTTCTAAAACCTTGGTTTTCCTGTATATACAAGCAACAGACTCGGCAAGACAGTTTTCTGCATCTTGCCATGCCTTATTTGGCTCAATAAGAGTTGATTCACTAAACGGGATGGGGAAAACAAAGCTAGATAGCGGATCTCCAAAAACAGCCATTGGCGAGTTAAGCAATGGTTGCGAATAAATCATAGCCTCTCCCATTGTTGCTCCTCTAAAAAGAGCATCCATAAAAGGAACAGGCCTCAAGAAAACAGCAGCGCTATCACCTGACATGCAACCGGCAGAAGAAATATAACCCTCTCTAATAGCTAATATAGGCCAAGTATTAGCATCAAGGTCTCTCATCGTTATTCCGCCAATAAAATCTGCATTGTAAAAGAACGCCCTAATTTCTGCCGTTGATTTGAAATAAGACAGAGAACCCCTATCAGCTCCCCATCCCCAGAAAAATGAATCATCTTCTACGCTAGAAAAGAACGGATCTCTAGAAAGAGATACTTGAGATGTTCTTTGAACAGTCATACCAAGCCTATCAACATAATTATTGGAAAAATCAACCATCTGAGATGTATAATCAGAAGCTCCAGAAAAAGAATATGCAGAATATGAATCAAGATAGAAATTACCTCCAACCTGTAATCTTCCTTTTGCTATTTCAATATTATCCAACCATGCTTGAGATATAAGATTTGGACCATCTATTCTGGTACAAATAAGAGACTGAAAAGCATCAAGACCATCATACCTTCTAAACACCTGTCTATTATAAAGAGGATTGATTTCGTTCTTTACAAACGAATGGAAAATCCTGGCAAGCCTGGAAGTTGACGAAATAGTATCGCTGCCGTCTCTAAATCCTCCGGGAACATATGGCATTAGAATAATAGCATACACGCTTCTGTTCTTAACAGGCTCTGAAACCAAAGCGCTTCTCAACGGTATTTCAACTTCCGTTTGAAAAGAAATATAATCAGACAGTATTTCAATATTGGAACACGGAACAGATATAAGTTGATCGTCATCGAGGCTGTATATTTCTTTGTATCTTAATGCGGAAGCGAGGCTGTCTGCGTCTCCCTCTCTGTATACGCAAACGATATTGTCCTTTGAAAGTATTGCTGTAGGATTCGCAATTGTCTGTTGGCTCCCCTCCTCCGGGGTTGGTCCCTGTATCGAAAAAAAAACACAACTTACAGGGCTGTATTCTGACCTGTTTCCAAACAAATCAACTGTTACGATTTTATAGCAATATGTATTGCCAAGTTCCGCTGTTTCATCAACAAAGTTTGTAGTTGTAGATGTTCCAATTAATGAATATGTTCCATTAATTTCTATTGCTCTGTAAATTTCATAGTATGCAAAATCTGAAGGTATCGCCATATTTTCTCCTTACATAACGTAACCGGCTTCTCCTAGATTAGAAAGAATTTCATATAGAGTGTCATAGGTGTGTAATGCTTTTCTATCGGAAACCTGCATTGTTTGACCGCAATAATACCCAACCATATTGCAATCTGTTCTAATAAGCATTCTATACATATTCATGCTTGTTTCTCTGTCATCTAACCCAACAGCCTTGAACCCGTAACCATCCGGATATCTATCGCCAGACCTATCATATATGTTGTTATATATAGACGGATTATAGTCATTATATTGCAACCACAAAGCAACTTCCTTATTCGGATTCGATGCAAAACATCCCTGAATATCATATGAGGACTGCGCAATTCTCATAGCCTTGAATAGCTCGCTTTGGTCTTTTATTTTGTCAATGTCAAGATTCAAAATGGCTATATTTGTCAAATAGCTATCCGTAAGTAAATTGGTTGCAAGAGAATATTCATCATATAGATAAGAACCAAAATTGACAGGAACTTGAACGTCGGCAAACATATTAGAACCAAAACCAACAGCGCTTTCTTTGAACCTATATCCGCCTCCCATATACGTCGTAGTCGCTCCGTGATACGAGAAGTTTCCAGTCAGAACGCTAGGCCATACGTCTTTTGCTGGTTCATATATCATTTTCCAAAGACCATAATCAGCAGCCGCCATCTTCGGAACAACATAAGCGCATGTTCTAGCCGCAGAAGTGGTATCCAAACTAGAAGGATTGGCATACAATTCGTTTGCAGGAATAGAGTTTCCGTAAATATCCGTAGCTCTTGCAGCATAACTTGCATAGCTTTCTACGCCATTGAACAAAACAGATGTTGACCTAGGATCTGACATAATCCAGCTATGCCACTGAGCATGTTCTGAATAAGTGTCTCCTGTTAGGCCTCCTGCTATTGACATTCCATTTTGATAACTTGGATCTACATATACAGGATCCGGGATTCCAGCAGCGCTACACAGACTTGCAAAAGTGTTGAAGAACTCCTGCATCCTTGGTCTTGTATCTGCTATGCAGTTTTCTAGGAATAAAGAATACTTTCCATTCGACAGCCTATCAGACTCGTAAAAGAATGGTCTTGTTGACACATCTCCCCATCCATAACCAAAACCTTGAGGCCAGAATGCCCATCTAAAGTTTTCAGCAGTTCTTCCTCTTCCAGTTGTGGCAAGCCACATATTTCTAATGCTAACCACCCTATTGAATGCATCAGTAGCTCTTTGAGCCATTGTTCTTGAATCGCCATCATACCAAGAAATAACCCCATTAACATACAGATAAACAAATGGTAAATCAAACAGAGGAGAAGACAATGCTCCAACAGAATCCATTCCTCCTTGTATAAATACCTTTGGAGGAGATTTGAGAGATGATAATGGCTGGAATTCAGAAGACGGAGGCTCCCAAGCAACTTCAATATTGTATTCAGTCAAGTTAGCTGTAGCAGAAACAGTAGCAGGAGGATTAAGAATCTGACTATCCGCAATATTGGTTACTTGATACGAAGTTTGAGAGGATACATTATCATACACATCAACAGAAGCAATCCTATAGTAATAAGTCTCTCCAGGATACACTTGATTATCAACAAAGAAAGGATTCTTAAGGTATGCCTTGATCTGATATTGGCCGTTTGGATCAATTTGACCATTTATAATTGGCGCTTTATACAATATATAATGGCTAAAATCTCCCTCTGTATTTTCGTCCCACCAAAGAGTAATCTTTTGCTCATTAATAGATGGATAGTTTATGTTTGATTTTGCGTCTATGATAGAATGATGAACATTCTTAGGAGCAAGAAGTTGCGTTACAGAGGATGGTTTAGAAGCGTAAATATATCTTCTATCTACTGCATTGAATGTTTCAGTAGAGATTCCGCTTGTCTTGATATTTACAGGCTCCATGCTTCCAACAACATAACCCTGTCTTGCTAGCGCTGCCATTACATTGAGAATATGGGAAGAACCATATTCTGTAGTTGGGAAATCTTCCCACATATTGTCAAAATAAACCACAGCGGCATGCTCATGCCCAGGAACAAGATAATCAGCCAAAAGATGCGGACCCTTTATATCTTTAGAGCTAACAAATGATATTGTATCTCTACAAAGTATATCTTCTGGAGTTTTTTCAGCAATAATCCTCAAACCGTTATATTTGCTATTGATAAAATCAAACAATCTAACTGCGTTCTGCATTCCAGAAACACCGGATGAATAAGAATCAATACCTAGCCAATTGGTTTTTCCATAATAAGCCATTAAGTGAATCTGATCCATAAAATCAGTAACAACGGTCTGATCTTGCATGTTTTCAACTGGCTCAATATCCCTGTTCTCTGGATTCCAATCTCGATGAACAAGACTTCCGTAACCCTGATAGAAGCCAAAGACCGGAACTTCTTGTATAGCATCAATCAGCATATAAAATGTATCTTTTAGAAGTTGAGAATTAACTACAAACTCTCCTGCAACACAGTTTTCACCTGACAAAGTATAACAAGAGTCGCTTTGCGTTGTTGAAATAGATTGAGGATAAGTTCCGGTATCATCCAAGAAAGGAGTCAACACTATTGACGGGTAGTTATGCGAATTATCATTGAAATATAAGCCGGAAGAACTCCACATAAGCTGTCTATCGTAACCGCTGAGCTTGTAATTGTTCTTGATCTTATTAGACCACCATGCCCAGCCCCATTTTGCAGGATTTTGATTGGAAGCGTCCTCGTCTGAACTATAATACAAAGGCTGACCATTACTTGCAACAGCAGGGACTATAGGAGCAAATGGTCTTGGATCTTTCTGGAACTGAACCCCTCCAAAATTATCTGTAAAGTAATCTTTATAAGGAGATACTGAAACCATCCAGTTTCTTATATTCCTTGTAATTCTTACAGAAATCGTAATAGAATATGATTCTCCATAAGCAAGAGAACCCAAAAGATGAGGCGAAGAATTCCAATATTGTTCTCCATCAGCTCTGCCAGACAAAACATTAGTAACAATGGTTTTACCAGAAGATTGCGAAACAATCTCGTTTACATTGAGATTTGTATTTGCAAAATCTTCTAGAACAGAAATTCCAACACAGTATGATTCTCCAACAAGAATCGTTGTTGGAGAGAATCTATCAAAAGGATAACTGAGCGTTGAGCCGGCATAATTCTTGAACCAAGTATCATATTCTACCAAAGTAGAACCCTCTTGTTGGTCAACATAACAACTTCTAACACCAGCAAGAATACCGTCAATAGAAATTCCACCGAGTCTCTGCCTTACATCTCCCGGTAAGTTGTCAGTATTATCTGGAACCGGACCGTCATTCAAATAAGTAATAGTAACATCATATCCATCAGACTGAGCATCTACGCTCACTGTTGTCTTGATGAAGTTTCCAATATCTATTTGAGTTGAATCAAAGTTATATACCAACCAAGAATTAAGTATATCAAACTTAGAAGATGTAATAACTAAATCCGTATCATTATCAGCATCAAGCATTTCAATCTTAGATGGAGAAAGATATCCGCATCCCATCAAGTCAAACTGAACACCAACAACTCCAATGCCGTCTTGGAAATTGGTCAATTCATTGAATAAACTAGTTATAGTCAGATGATTACTTAGTTTCTCTTTCAGTACATGAACAGAGTCATCTGTCTTAACTATTCTGCACATCATCTTTATAAAGTTGCTATCAGATGTATCTTTTATTATGCCGAAGTAAATAGACTTTACATTATCAGTATATCCTTGCTGCTCCTGATAATCTGGACTGTATTTTACTCTAAAAGCTCTACTTGTATAAGAATCCAATGTTGTTGGGTCCATGTTTATAAAACCAACAGCGCCATTTATACTACTAATAATTGGCTTAGGAACAGAAGTATACGAACCATTAACGGTTGTTTCAGAAGAATCGACTAAAGTTACAAATCCAGTTTGAGACCCAGCCGGAGGAGTCCACAATCCATCCACAGTCCTAGTTCTTGTTGTTATGCTAGAAGTAACAGATAATGTTGGTATCTGATATACTGGAGCAAAATCTGGTTTTGTCGCACCAACTCCAGAAGAATAAGTATCCCTAGTGTTATCGTTATAGTCTTTTGATACAGCAGAATGCAAAACCGAAGAAGTTGCAATATTAGGATATGTTGAACTCCAAAGCTTATACTTGTATATAAAGTTCAAATCATGACTCAATATATCAATTTGAGACGAGTTCGTTTCATATGCAGCCGCATCCCAATCGCTCCAAGTAATATCTTGTCCTGTAACTATTGCGAAATTCATCTGCCCAATTCTTTGAGGCCACAAATTGTTTTCAAATCGTACAATATAAGCGCTAACATCAGAATCAACCATAACCCAACTAGAAATACACTGAGTAGGTTCTTCTACTGCAAGATTGTTTACAAACTCAAGATCTGAAATATCAACATTATTAGGCCTTGAAAGATTCCAAAATGCCTTTGCATAATTGGTATTAAACTTAGCGATAGCTGTATTATTGATTATCTTTATGTTGTTGACTAGTCCATAAGAACCATCAAACTCAAGTATTCCAGAATTGCATCTTGTATTTGCTGTCGTATAAGATCTTGGGAAAAGAACATTGTTAGCTATGGTAATATCAGACGACGGAGCCGTAATAACGAGAGAACTCTTTGTTCCTCCTGCATAAATCTCATTTGCATGTATTCTTACAGAGAATGAATCATCAACAACACTAGACCCATCATACAAGTAGTTTCCATATATTGAAACAAATCTTGCATTTGTAATCTTAAACGGACCAGAAGATGTAATACTGTCTCCATGCAAATATGCGTTATGACAAACGTTGCAGAAATTCATGGAGAACTTTTCTGAAGAGCCAAGAGTTGAACCAAAGTTAATTGGCGAATCAGTAGGAGTTCTAACGGCAAAAGAAAGAGCATCATCAGCTATGCCGCTTAGAGTTCCAAACAAACATCCATTCATCACTATATTGTATCCCATCAAATCGTGGCTCTTTATCTTTGTTGTAGAGGTTTGGCATTGATTGAAATATATGCCAGAAACAAAGTGAGACGAATTGGTTGCTTGATAAAGATTCCTAAACTGACAATTCGTGAAAACCACATTCTTGATGATATCAGACGCAGACGAAGGAGAAAGTACGCTACAGCCTATTAGATTTGAAGTATTATCACTTCCTTGTCCTGCCAAGCCATCTCCGCTTATATCTTCAGAAGCTCCAAACTGTACGTCATAAAAATGAACATTATATGCAGCAGCTCCTATTTCAACCAAAGGAGTTGGACTTGCTCTATTAAAGGAAGAGTTATCTGCCGCTATTATAGCATTACTTTCTGTGTAGGTTCTAGAACCATATATGATAATGTTTGGCTTGTTTATTGTAAGTTTTGATGTGAGCAAGAAATTGGAACAAGTAGCAGTATACTCAGTGAGAAGTTCTATAATAACTTCCCCATCTGGTCTATTTGCATCTATCCACGCCATTGCCGCATTTATAGTAGCAAACGAATCAACAGGAGGAAGAACGCTATCATTTGGGGCCACTGTCAAAGTAACCCATTTAGTAAGATCGTTTGTTGGATATGCAACAGTAACAGGATCTGATGCTGTTACAGAATAATAAACAGTATCGCTTACGACTCCGTTGTACCAAATCTTCAAACTTATCAAAAATGGAGTTCCGCTATTATCATGCCAATATGTATACGAAGCGTTTATTCCTCTTTGCTTAGCTGAAAGAGAAGTCTTCTTATGAGGAGTTCCAATAGCATTTACATCGTTATCATTTCTTGGGTCAGAAACGTACCCCCTTGCTTTTGAATCAGAAGTTGGGAAATTATCTCCAAAATCCCATTCAAATATACAATCTTGAGGATTTACTCCATTAAACAGAGAATTAGAAGCGTCAACGTGTACGGTAAATGGAACATCGCCAGAAGACGAAGTTACAAGATTTATAGTTGGTACAACTCTGTTAGTTATATTATTACCCAAAGATCCTAACGCAAAAGAACTATAACTTGCCCACCAACCAGAATCTTCTACCCATCTTCCAAATTCATCTACCAAATCCGTTCTAGTAAATGTAAGACTTGTCCAAACGTTATGATTGCCAATCCATTGAGGAACTCCAATATCTGTTCCTGGCAAAGCTCCAGCTCCCCAAGTTGACCAAGCAGCAGTAACCCAATATGACTTTTCAAAATCAGGAGGACTTACCCATCCCGGAGGAGACTTTAACAGCCCTTTATCTGAGTTCATGACAAACTTAGTTCCATCCCAAGCAACAGTTACATCGCCAATATGTCTTGGAGATTTTGGAGGGGTTGCATAAGGACTAGCCCAAGGCTCGTCTGTTATAGTTATTGTTGCAATCTTAGCATTCATGCCTGCTTCTATAATGTTAGCAACACTTGTTGATTCTGCACCTCCAATACTTGTTGCTGCTGAAAAATTCAAACCAGTAACTTTTACAGGGAAACCTTCTACCGCTATTATAAAACAACCATCCGTTATTGCTTGCCAGTTTGCAAGCGTTTTAACAACTGTCGGTGTAAAAGTTTGATCAGAAGCAACATTGCTAGGCCAACTGCCTGACCACATAATACCGCCATCGCATCCATATTCCACAGCAATAGAACACAACATTTGCATATTGTAATTTTTCTGCGCCCAACCAGTAAGAGGATTGAGTCCTCCTTGCTCAAAGAATGTTGGCATAAAGAATGGCAGATATCGCTTACTATGACCAAGAATCTCTATGGCTTTCATCATAAAGCCTTGTATTGCGTCTCTTTCTCCTTTTTCAGAAGATGCATGCTTTGTATTACCAGATTGAGGATAAAAAGATGGAGCAAGAAAATCATTGTAATCCAAGAATGGATCATCATAAGTTGTTCCGCTAGACAATCTTTGATTTATTCTTATCAAACCATCTCTGAACTGCAAACTAGCGGTTTCCCATCCAGCATATGATGCAGGATCTGCCCAATATCTAGCTCCATAAAAGGTATTAGCCGTAAATGGCGAACCATAAAATCCAACTTGAATTTCCGGATGACCAAGAGATGCTGCAATCGCTTTAGTTCTATTATATATAGACTTAAACTGATCAAGATTATAATCAACAGTTGCCTCTGAAACTCCGTATTGATATCCATTGTTATTAGAAGAAATTACGTTACAATAATCTCCTTCAATATCCCATACAAAATAAGTGGCTTTTTGATTTATACAATTCTGCAAATTTGTTGTTATAAGAGAATCTGTAAACTGAGACCAGCCGGCGGTTGAACTTGTATATACAAGATGAACTCTATCAACATAGTCGCTATTCTTCAAAACATATGGCGCTGGCTTTCCTGACCAAGAAGAAACCATCCCAGTAACAGATGAACCAGTATATACTCCCATATTATCTGCAAATGTAAGAGTTCTTTCTTGACTATATTTGTTAGCAACAGCCATTGAAGAAAAAGCGTGCCACCAATCATTATCAACAACCCACCCATTATTCCATTCATCTGGATCTGCATCTTGTCCAGAATAAACATTACTATCATATTCTTGATAAGTATAAGTATATGTCCCTATCCAATCTACCGTACCAATATTTGTTCCGCCACCAGGAAGAGTGTCAGAATAAGAATAACAATAAATAAATTCTCTACCAGTGTAAGAACTCTGATCTGGAGGGGAAACTATTGCCGGATCTATATATGAAAACTCAAAACAAGGAACCTGAGACAACGCTGTTGGAGAGTTGTTTGAGGAATTTGAATTATATTCAACAAATACAGAACCAACTTCATATGGTCTAGATATAGAAAGACTTGGATATGTTACAGATTGAGATATGAAGTTGTTTATATAGTACAAGTCTGCATTTATTGCCGCCTCTATAATATTGACAACACTTGTTGATTCTGCGCCGCCTATACTTGTTGCTACTGAGAAATCAACATTTTCAATATCTCTGTAATACCCAATAACAAAATATGAGAAACACCCGTTCGTTATTCCTTGCCAATCTGCAAGAGTTTTTGTAGGAACAGCGGGAGGACCGCCAGAAGAAGTCATAAAGTGTCTTTGTCTTTGACTTCTATAACTTGGACTTGATGTAATCCAAAGAATAGCACCATCTGCTATTCTTTTTACCCAAGTCATCATTTTCTTCATATAATCGCCGCTGACAGGCTTAGAAGACCAAGGAGAAGAAGGATGAAAAGCTGGGTTCAAAAACGGATATAAAGGCTTATCTCCGCTTATATATCTTACCGCTTGCGTAAGATTTTCCTTAAAGAAAGAATCATCAAGGGGATCTTCTTCTCCGAAAATTGGATAAATATCACAAGTAACAAAATCTAGATAATCATTGAAAGCTTTTGTTATATATGTATCGCCGGATTTTCTTAAGTTCATTCTTCTAAACTTAGAAACCCATGTATTATAATCTGTATTATATTGCGATGTATTTCCCTTACCGTAAAAATACAAAGCCGGAGCATAGTAACTCTTAAAGCAAGGATTTGCATATATTCCAATCTTTACATCATAGATTCCTTGCAAAGCAAGTCTTTCTTTCATTCTTACAAAAGCATTAATGAAAGAATCAAGCATATTATCAACAACCGTATCGCTATACTGTGTTGGGTCTAGATAAATGCCATAACCCTCTAAGTCAAATGCAAAAAACTTCTTTTGATTAACTCCTAAAGAAGGACTAAGATATGAACTAATAGCAGCATCTATATTCGCATTACTTAGAGTAAGAGTTGAAGTAAGAAGAGTTGTGGCTGCTTGTCCAATACTTTCTGTCCAAGGAGTACATCCTCCTGTTTGCATAAAAGAAATGCCATAATCATCTTCAAAACTAGTTGGAGTTGGCTGTTCTGTTATACTACAAGATATAAAGTATTTGAACTCATCAGATTCTATGATTTCTGATGAACTTTCGCTAAGGACTCCCCACCAATCTTCATCTCTGGCGTAAAGTTCCCATTCATTGCTTATTTCAGTTCCTCCATAGACCCATTGTTCTGTTCCTGGTTTATCATTACCATTTACAGTTGCAACTCCAAGGAACTGGTCAGAAGCAAGATCTACTCCGCTAACAGTAGAACCCCATACGCTCTTTGATTCTATTGTAAATAAAGATCTGCTAAGATTAGCAGGCATCGGCGTTGAAGCGCCATTGGTTGTCATATTGAACAAAAAACCTTTTTGAGCGGATGACCAAGTTACAGTAACAGTACCAAGAGGATACGGATATACCCCATCAAACGAAGGATTTGGTCCTGAACTAATTTTAGATTGTATTGCTGTCTGCAAAATAGAAGCAACCTGAGTCATGGAAACAGCAGAAGAAGTATTAACTCCCTGTATCTTTAGCTTTACATTTGCTACGGTCATAGAAAATGCACCGCTGGAAACAGTCTTCCATAGCGAAAGATCATTAGCTTCTGTTGCTCCAGAAGGTCTCCAGAACCAATTGGAATAAGTGCGATTAGCAGCCAATCCTCCGTTTATAATAAAGCCGTCCGCATAACCCCTTATGGTTTCAACCATTTGAGACATATTAGTGCCGCTTACTTGAACGCCTGCATAAACCGTTGTTGGACTAAAGGTAAACGAACAAAAAGCGTATAGAGGATCATCTTTAGAAACATCAATCATATTACCAAGAACTGTCGTTGCAAAAATCTTCCAATCATCTATATACGTTTGATCATTGCCATAAAAGGGTTGCAAATTTGGAGCAACAAAATCGCAACAATCATTAAATGGGGACGATACAAACAGCCCTCCCTCGTATCTTTGAGAAAGTCTAGTTATCCAATTAAGCCATTTTTGATAAGCTTTTACATTTACTGAATCTTCTGAATCCTTATTATAACTCAAAATAACATTATACAGGTCAGGATATCCTCCTGGGATATCATACCAACCAATTTTCAAATCCGGTCTACCACCAGCGGTTGCTCTATCTTTTGATCTATTATATATTTCAACGAGACAATCAAGGGCTGAATCCTTGTCAGCCTCGCTCATTGCTTCATTCCAAATATAAAATCTCAAATTATCTTCATTCCAAGCGATAGCTTCCCAGCCCTGGCTTATCGCTAGGTCAACATAATAGTTTATCAGATCATCATTTATAGTTAATGTAGAATAGTCAGATATTGGGCTAGGGCAAACTTTCATAACGCCCATGCCATATACAAACCTAAACTGAGTAACAGTAGGTTCTCCTGTAAAATCCAGGCTTGCAAAAAACTTGAATGACATTTATACTTTTCCTATAACAAGTTCCTATACCATTATCGGTTCATAGGCTGTTAAATAAAAGAACACAGAGGTATCTCTGTGTTCAAATAGTATGGGGCGAAACCCTCTACAATACTAGATATTTTGAGAATTAACGACCTGACGAACCAAACCCTCCAGATCCCCTTGCTGATGCAGTTAACTCTTGCATTTCTGTAAACGAAGACTCAACCGTTTCTGTAATAACAAGTTGAGCTATCTTATCGCCTTTCTTATATTTCTTAACTGGTTTTGGCAATATCACATAGATTTCGCCTTCCTTGGTTTGAGCAAACCTAAGAGTTGGCTTAAATCTAACTAAAAGTTCTCCTCTATATCCATTATCTACAAGACCAATACTGTTAGCCAAAACAAGATCATACTTGCTTATACTGGACCTAGGCCAAATCTCTGTATGATATCCTTGGGGAGGGTCTATTGACAATCCTGTTCTATATTGTATAAAACCCTCCGAATCAACCACTCCATCATCAATAGCAACCAAATCAAATCCAGCATCGCCTTCTTTAGCCCTACTAGGCACAACGGCTGATGGATCTAGTTTCTTAAGCCATATTGCTTCATCAATGTTTCCCATGCTATTTCTCCTTTAACCACACTTTGAATTACCACAATCTCTACAAGACAAACATCCTTCTATTCTTACAACATTTGAACTTCCGCAGCTTTGACAAGTTGCGCCAGAGACCTTTGTTCCATCGGCGATATACTTCTTCAAAACTCTTGCTAGTCCCTTACCAAAATTAGTCATATCTCCAGGAGACTTTTCAAGCTGATCTACAACAAACGAAATATCAGAACCATGTCTAAGAGACAAGCTAATCATTCTTGTTATAACAGCTTGTTCGTCCGTTAATAGCTCGCAAAGATTTTCAATAGTAGAACCATCCTCTGCCTTGAGTTCATAATGACCTCTCTTGTTCTTGGTTATAGTTCCTTTCTTTTCGTGAGTGATACACCCATTCTTGCCTGCAAAAACTTCGTAAGGAACACCCTCTAATAAACCAACAATAACAAAGAAATCTTGTCCTCTAGATTTTGTATGATGAATATCGCACTGAAGAGTTGACGGCCTCTTTGGGGCTGTTGTCTTTGTTATATTCTCTTTCTTACCTTCATTTGCAGATACAAGAACACCCGTTCTGCATCCGTCTCTATAAACCGTGAAGCCCTTACATCCAGACTCCCACGCCTTCATATAAACTTCAGCAACAAGTTCTTTCGAAGCGTTATTAGGCAGATTACAAGTCTTACTTATAGCATGGTCAATCCATTTCTGCGCAACAGATTGAATATCCACACTAGCAGACCAGTCTACATCATTAGAGGTTGCCTTATAGTATGGGGATTTTTTGAAGAACGGAAGATCATCTTGAGAGTTAGCTTTCTTATCAATATCTTCTTCTGTGTATCCATTCTTACTCATCCATTCCTTAAACTCATGATGGAATACAAAAAATTCTTGCCACTTATCTCCTTTTGGATCAACAAAATCAACTCTTGCGCTCTCTCCGTCGCCAGGATTAATCTTCTTCCTTCTCTTATAAAATAGCATATATGCCGGCTCGATACCAGAAGTAGTCTGAGTAAGAGTTGAAACAGAACCAGTAGGAGCTGTTGTTGTATTAGCAATATTACGACGCCCGTGTTTCTTGTACAATTCGTATACATCTGGAGCTTCTTCCCAAATGCGAGACAAGAAAGGATGTCCCTTTTCTAGTTCTGCATCAAATATCGGGAAGGCTCCTCTTTCTTTGGCAAGAATACAAGACGACCTATAAGAACCGACAGCAAGCGACTTGTAAATCTTTTCCGTAATAGTCACAGACTCTTTAGACCCATAACGAATTCCAAGAGCGGCCAAAGCGTCTCCAAGAGCGGTAATACCAAGACCAGTTCTACGACCATTTATGCAGGCCGATCTAATTCTTGTCCAAAGATTCTTTTCCACATGCTTCGCGTCAGCAGATTCTGGATCAGAAGCAATCTTTGCAAGAATTTTATCAACTTGTTCAACCTCAATATCAATCATGTCATCCATGAGTCTTTGAGCAACTTGAACAACTTCTTCAAACTCTTTATAATCAAATCTGGCGCTATCCGTAAACTTATGCTTTACAAAGCTAAGAAGATTAACGCACATTAAACGACATGAATCGTAAGCGCTTAGAACAATCTCTCCGCAATTATGAACCGTTATTCCGTTGGCATCAAAACGATGAACAGAAGGAATATGGCAATCATAAACATCTTTTTCTTTACCTTCGTTTATAGAAAAAACTTCTGCAACATATTTTTCAGCATAAAGACCTCTACTCATATAAGAAGAAACAAGTTTCTTAAGCTTATCGTTTTTATCTGGATCTGCAAAGCCAATTCTATCATGGAATATTTTGATATTGTTCTTTGTTATAACAAGTTCATGGGTGGACTGGCAGTAATACTCCTTTGTTCCACCTTTACCATCTGGCATCAATCTATTACCAGCCTCCTTCCTGTTAGAATATATCTTAGAAATAATCCCCATTCTAGAAAGCATTCTTTGAGCAGCATAAAGATTGTTTAGATTAGAAGAGCATAGTCTTATGTCATTTCTCTGTCCCTTCTTATTGAAATTAATAGTTCCATCAGTATCAAACCATCCCATCAAAATACCTTTGTATAGCTGATAGCTTCCTTTTTCTATTTCATCACTAATATTCTTGCTGCCATCCAAGCCAAATTCTTCCGCCAACTCTTTAAGAGCTTTGCAATTGAAGCCTGTTCTATCATGTTTTTCTATACTAGAAGAATCATAAGAACCTGATCCTAAATCAGAACGGCACTTCAACACCTTATTTGCCAAGTCGGTTGCATACTTCATCATAACCATTTTTGAACCGCCCCACCAAGAAAGGTATGCAGTATCTCCGCAAATACACCCATCTCCAACAAGAGAACCTAACAAATAACCTTCTTCAAATAAACCATTTCCACTCCACTCTGTTATTTGAGAATGATTATCAAGGTTTAGTAAATCTCCAAGCTTAATACCTTTTGCTTCTTTCCACTCGGTTCTCTTTTTCCTGTCTTCAAAACTAGCAACCAAAATCTTATGATTTGGAGTACATTCTATTTCAAATCCTTCTTTTGTCTTAATTACAAGAGTTTTCTTTTTACCTGTATTCCAAAAACCCCTTATATCAGAAGGATATCTAACCCCATCAACAACAGCGTCAAAAGGAACACCAATAAGATCAGAAACTCTTCTTGAACCCTCGCTTGTCATAACCCAAGTATCGCCAGTAACGCACGGATTAGTTGAAAGAGATTCGTAGCCAAAGTCTTTATAGATATCAGCAGGAGTATATTTCTGCGCTGTATCCCAGAACAAAAGACCTGGCTCTGCGGATAGCCATGCCGCATCAATGATTTCTTTCCAAAGCTCTACAGCGTCAACTCTTTCGCTAATCTTTGGACTCTTGGAGTTTACAGGCCAACGAAGTTCAACATCTGTCTTGTTCTTAACTGCATTCATAAACTCATCAGTTAAACGAATAGAGATGTTTGCGCCAGTAACCTTAGCCAAATCTTTCTTTATATTAATGAACGTCCTTATTTCTGGATGATGACACGAAATAGTCAACATCAAAGCGCCACGGCGACCATTCTGAGCAACCTCTCTACAAGTATTAGAGAACCTTTCCATGAAAACGCCAATACCATCAGTTGTTCTTGCGGCGTTTTTTGTTTCCAATCCTCTTGGGCGAATGAGGCTTATATCAAAACCAACGCCTCCTCGTCTCTTCATAATTTGGGCTTGTTCTTGGTCTGTTTTGAGGATTCCGCCATAACTATCTTCTGGAGACGGAATAACAAAGCAATTAGAACAAGACTGTATTTGGAAAGGATTACCAATAGCGCTCATTGGAGAGCCTTGCGGCACTATATATCTAAAGTTTTTGAAATACTCATATATCTCTTCTTCAGAAAGAGGATTAGAATATTTACTTTCTATTCTTGCAAACTCTCTTGCAAGTCTCCTGTGCATTTGATCAGGATCTGATTCTAGAATATTTCCCTTATTATCTCTTAGCGCATACTTGCTAACAAAAACGCTTGCCGCAAAACTATCGTTATTGAAATATTCTAATGATCTCTCTATCGCTTCTTGATGTGTATATACTTTATTTTCAACGCCGCACTTAACATTTTCTTTCTTCTCCATTATCATCATTTACTTTCTCCCAAAAATAAAACCCGCGTTAGAAGGTGATTACCAACTTAGCACTCTCGCTTCCTTCTTTGAAATCTTTTTATCTTGTTGACGATTTTTTTGTTACATTAAGTCATCAAAAATATCATCCAAATTTTGAGCATGTCTAGCACCAAATCCAAAATTCGTTTTACTTTGCATTTCCATATAAGAAGAATAATCTTTGTCTTTTACTTCATTAACTGCTTCTTCAAAATGCGATTTTTTCAGAAGGAGTTTTTCTCCAACCAGCGAAGAGTCTTTGACCGCAATGATTGCAGCCGTATTGCAAAGATCGTTTATATGAGCGCCAGTAAGACCTTCTGTTGCAGCAGCTATTTTGTCAAAAGCAACGCTATCATCAATAACAAAATTCTTTGTAAACCTCTTAAGCATCTGCTCTCTGCACTCTGGATTCGGAAGATCAATATTGATTAGTCTATCAAATCTTCCGGGTCTATTCTTAATAGCATTCTCAAGTTCGCCAAGAGCGTTTGTTGTTCCTAGAGTTATGATATCGCCAAAGGATTCAAGACCATCAAGCTTATTCATAAGCTCCATAACAAAGGCTGCATTACCCTTTGATCTGTCTTGAGCAATCCAGTCAATATCTTCAATAATCAAAAGGCACGGAGCAAGGTCTTGCGCCATTTCGCATACATTTCTAATTCCATTTGGCGAAGTAAAATCAGAAGGCATAGTATACAAAACGCTATACATTGCCTCTTTTGCTAAGCACTTGCACACTTTTGTTTTGCCGGTTCCCGGAGGACCATAAAGAATTACGCCTCTCTTAACAGAAAGGCCGTGCTTCTTAAACTGTTCTCTCAATCTAAACATTTCATCAATGTTTGATTTAATCACTTCCTTCACTTTTTCAGGAAGTACAATATCTTCCCACTCAACATTGTCAAGCTTTAAGAAATTACCTCTACAATCAATCCTTTGATTCTTATAGATGTTTCTCTCAGAGGCAAGTTTCTTTATGTCTTCATATATATTTGAGTTTTCCTCTGATGCATGGAAATAGTAACAATGCTCTCCTCTTGGCGCTCTTGTTATCTCAACGCAAATCTTATCTTCTCCTTTTGCATAGAAGATAACAGAATCTCTATATATCTTCTTGAAGACACCGGGAGAGATTTCTATATTCGTCTTCTGAGCAGGAACTTGAGTCATGTATCCAAAAGCAATTTCTTTCTTTATAGTCCAACCATTTGTTTTGAAATAATCTTCCCATACAAACTGAACTTTTCTGTGTTCGTATTCCGAAAGAGGTTCCGTAATAACAGTTGTTCTATTATAAGAGCCAAAGAAGTCAGCTATTGTTGCTTCCTTTATGGACTCGGATTCTGCGCTCATCATTGCAAATGAAAACTCTTGCAATGTCGCATCTATGAATTTGATTTTAGATAAATCCGTCTTCATGTTATATGTTGCTCTTTTCTGTTTTTGCCTTATCTGTGTAGTAACTAAAAATTGGCTCTAACAGTCCCTTAATCATCTTAGATGAATCTGATTCGTCCTGTCTTTTAGAAAAGTCTATAACTGAACAAATCTTATCGTCCAAAGGTATCTTTGCAGCGCCAGCTCCACGGCGACCTCCGCCATATTTCTTACCAAAAATCTTCTGTATAAACTGAGAAACATTAATAGCAAGAACTTCTGTCCTGAAAGATGCTATCAAAAACTTTGGCTTATCAAAGCCTTCATCAACAATTCCTAATACCAAGGCACTATCTATCGACTCAATCTGTAACATTTCTTCACAAATCTTTGCAACTAATGCTCTTTGTTGCGGATTAATGAGTCCTACATTAGATATTGTAAGGTTATTACCGTATATATTAAAACTTCCATAAGCTCTCTTTCTCAACTCTAATAAAGCCAATGGTTTAGGATAATCATATATCTTCCTTAGAAGCTCAATATCCATAACAGAACGCAAAAATTCTATTGCATCTATATCGTTTTGTACGGTTCCTTCAGATTTCAAATCAGCAGTATCTGTGGATATTCCAAGATATAATGCAGTTGCAAGTCCTTTGCTTATAGTCAAACCAAGACTACTTAGCATTTCAACAAGAATAGTTGAACAAGCACCATACGATCTATTCACATAGAAAGGACAATCTAAATGAGGATTTACTGTATGATGATCAATAACCGCATCTGGTTTTCTATCTTTACCTATAAACTGAGATAATCCAATATTGTTCTCTTTACCAAAAGAGCAACTTGTATCTACAACTATAATAACACTCTTATCTATAGTATCTTTGATTTGCTGTATTGACTCTTCCTCGTTCTCTTCATCGCTTTCGAGCTTTGTTGCTGATATGTTCAAAACATTCATCATAACGCTATTTTGCGTATATGGAATTTCTCCGCCATAATAAATATTCGCTATTTTACCTTTACTTTGAGCAAGAATTTGAACAGCAAGAGCAGAAGCTAAACAGTCGGGGTCTGGCTGATCGTGACATATGATTGCGAAAGACTCTCCCTTATCAAAAATCTTTGCCCAAGCTTCAACAATAGATAATTCAAGTTTTATTGATTCGATTGTTTGTTCTGCCATCTTACATCAACCTATTTAGCCATTCTATTCTTGGTCTTTTAGGGGTGTTACACTCAAACACCGCTTGTTCGAGCGAGACCTTCGGCCAATAAGGTGTATCGCTACAATTTACTATTTTTCTAGGGCATTCACTGCGAATCCATCTCATTGTGTAATCAAAGTTTGCGAGAGTATTTGCTGTATGATTAGGATTCACTCCATAGAAGTTTGTTTTATCCCCACGATACCTTCCATCGCATCCGAGTAAAACTATTGAAGAAAAACCCATAGAAACAATCATCTGAACAGCAAGAGCAACAGTACATCCGCCTCCGCAAAGCTTAGATGGATCGTTTGTGAATGTAAAACCGCCTTTTCCAAGAACGAAATGTGTAAAAATATCATCAGAATCAATACCGCTTCTTGTAACTTTTGCGCAAGGAAGAATTCTTAATTCGTCAAGACAGTCTTTGTACAAGGACTCATCTTGCCACAAAAGTATTACCGGAGTTATGGCCTTATAACCCCTATTAATTGCAATTGTAAATCTATCCTTTATGATGTCTAAATCGTTATCTATAAGAGAAGGTCCGTTTCCGATAAGAAACGCCGTTTCTCCAACAAAACGATTCTTCCACTGTTTTATAGGAAACTTGGAACGAGACCTAAAGATCATAATAATTCATCGTCTAAAGCGATTAAACCAATAAAAAACCCACCCTTTGAAGGGTGGGCTTGCTTTGGCTGCAATAACCACTAATTACGTTCCAAATGGGTTTCCATCTATTTCAATGAACTTAGCCCATGAACTCGGAACGTTTAGATTCGCAAGACGAGCAAACCTTGAATAGACAGGACTCCACTTTGGTCTTTCTGGCTTCTTCAGCAACTTAAGACCTGCCTCTTCAGGAGTTCTGTCTGCCTTCTTTGCGTTTACATCTAAGCAGCACATTACAAGGTTATCCCATGTACTCTTTCCTCCCTTTGAACGAGGAATAACGTGGTCAATAGTTCCTGTTTCCATAGTAATCTTCTTGCCAGTGTACTGGCAGGTAAAATTATCACGGATCAACAAGTTCTTCCTTGTCAACTTTACCTCTCTCTGAGGAAGTCTCTCGTAATCGCTTAAAACAATAACTTCAGGAAGTCTTACCTTGCTGTGGCTAGTCTTAATAGCCCGCTGTCCTTCAACAACAGGAAGCTCCATCCACTCTTCGAAAGTGTAAAGCTCATATGTCTCCGGATCCAGGATCTTTGCAAGACCAAGCATTGTCTTTGCAATTGCCTTCTTCACAGGAGTAATAGTAATAGGAGTCCAGCCCTTATTGAGGACCAGAGCTGGTAAAAAAATTGTTGATTGAGTTGCCATTATTTTACATCTCTATAGGAACGCTAAGGTTCTTTTTGAATTCTTCTATAAAATCCTCATTCATGTCAACAACATGAATACTAATCCTGCCATTGTACTCTTGAGAAACAAGGGCCATTTCTCTCGCTACTTCTTCTTTCGACAAGCCTCCAATACCGCATCCAAGACCACCAAAGGCTACAGACTTCTCCCCGTTGCTGATGGCTGTCTCCAAAACGTTCCTCAGCAAAGGCCCTATCGTGCCTATCGTAGTTCTACCGCCGGGGTACTTCATCGTAACCGCATGATAGATTTTCTTCACTCCCAACCTTTTCATTAATCCAGAGTCTGAAATGTATACGTCACCAACATCAAAAGGTCCACTGTTATCAACAACTTCTTTCACAATTTTCCTAATGTTTACGCCGTTGGGACTATCACTAAGGCCCGCAGAGCGAGCAATTGCGCCAGCAACTCCTGCTCCCATAACACCAATTCCATTTGCGGCATTTACTATTACGTCCACATCCCTAACAGAAGTGATATCCCCAACAAAAACCCTCATACAGCCTCCTTTTACGAGTGAAGTATAGCCACCAAATCCTTCATGTAGTTGGGATTGAGTTTCACTTTTTTCTGCAACCTTTCGAGAATCTTCGCATGCATCTGGCTGATTCTTGACTCGCTATAGCCAACATTGTCAGCTATCTCTTTCATGGTCATATTGTTGTAGTAGTGCATGTGAATGATTTTTCTTTCCAGAGGAATGAAGTTTCTTCCCATGAGCTTTTTGAACATCTCATCTTTCAAGACAGAATCAACCGGCTGGTCTTCTTCTGTTGCAAAGCTTTCCAGTTGTATTTCTTCATTAACTGTATCAGTATCAGCAGAGCGACCAGCATACATGCTGTAACATGCTACCGGATTAGACTTCGCCTCTATCTCGATAAACTTCTCGATAGACAGCCCCATATGAGCAGCCATTTCTTCGTTTGTAGGAACTCTTCCAAGTTCCGATTCAAGGGTATTCTTTGCCTTTTGTATACTAGAATACCTTTGCCTGACAAGACGAGGAACCCAATCTACCTGCCTAATATTGTCAATAATAGCGCCTTTAATGCGATGAACCGCATAGGTTTCAAACTTATTCTTTCTTTCTGGATCAAAGCGATTAATAGAGTGGAAGAGTCCGTCCGTTCCCCAAGAAACCAGATCGTTGTAATCCACTTCCTTATACTTCTTCTGCATCTTGTCTGCCACTTTTATTACAAGAGGATAGTAGATTTCCATAAGTGGATTTCTGACAGCCTGATACTCCTTGTTCTTTTCACGCTCTTCCTCTGGGACGGAATTCCTTACCTTTATAAGGTTGTTCCATTTATCGTTTATGAATTCTTCACTTATCATGCAACCTTCCTTTCAGATGCAATTAAGTATACAGCGCCAGTTAGCACCATATACAAACAGAATTTGTTATTGTGTTTTCTTACCCAAGAATGGTCTTTGCTGGATTACTAGAGACAACGGGTGTAAGATATGGATCTTGAGATATTGGTGTCACGGGTAATAAGTCCCCTTCTGTTGGTCTCCAGAACTTTGGCAATTCTGGTGCTAAACCAAACCCTCTAACTCCTTTTTCCTTTTCTCTTACATTTCTAACGAGCTTCATTGTGCTACTAGACTGAATCTGGTGAGCAACTCCCGGCTCAACTGCATTACCAAATATTCTCTCTCTAACAGTGGTTGGGAGATAGGTTTTGGCAACCTCGCCAGTATGAACAAGCTCTTTGACCGCTTTTTCTCTATCCTTCATTTGGGTGAAGACGTAAATAACCGCTGCGACGAAACCCACCCCTAATAGGGCAAGAGCGACCCAGGCGATTTGTTGTAAATATAGAGTTACGGCAACAGCAATACCAAGAGTTGCAACACAACCGGCTGCAACCATAAACGCTGCTGGGGTCTTAAAGAAGAAACCTATAACGAGGCTTGCTCCTATGCCAATAACACTAACCACAACAATCCACGACATCATAGTTTTTAGCATCTTTGAATTTGATGACTTTAGTTCTTTTATTTCGTTTTGAAGTTTTACTCTATCAATCTCTGATGTTTTTGCGTACTCGGTGTATTTCTCTATAGACTCTTGCTGTTTTGCTAATCTTTGCTCTGTATCTTTTAGTTTTTGCTCTACAGCCGAAAGAGTGGCAGAATCCTGCCTCAACCCTCTCGTCTCTTCTTTAATTCCTGAAATATCTGGCTTTACAGCCTCTTTAGCCTCTGGTGGAGTCTTAGATTCAATTGCCTCTGTATGAATATCAATCTTGTCGGCTCGTTCGCCAACATCCCTAGAGATTCCACCAACCTCGGTAGCGACTTTACCAACGTCTTGTTTTTCTGTGTCTATATTTGGAGCTGTCGGAGGAGTCTCTGTTATAACCTTACCTCCGCCTCCAGAACACGAAGTAAGTACAAAAGCCCACCCAAGTGTTCCTAAAACAAAAAGTATAACAAGAGCAAATGGGGTTATCTTCATTAGGCTACTATTCATGTTCTTTCTCCACAAATGTTTGACTTAAAACAGCAAAAGCTTCTTCTTTAGTAAAATCTCTGTAAGAATAAACAACGTAGAACTTACTATTTAGATTCAGTATTCTGGCGTAGAATCCTACCTCGCAGAGCCTATTTTTAGTTAGGGCTGCTACTTCTTCTGTCCAGTCACAACCTTGACCCGCTATTTTAAGTGGTTTTGTCATTGTCAGTTAAAGTTGGCTTATCCAATATGTTCATAAACTCAATTACGGTCCAAGTCAAACCAAGGGTTATCACCCCTGTAAAAGGCCATAAGAACAAACCAGTTATCCAAAACTTTAACGCAATCTCGCCAACCAAGCACGCCCAGAAAGAAGCGCAAACAGTACACTCAAGTACGCCGGGCAATTTAGAATGAATCTTTCCCAAAACAAACCTAAGAGGTTTGGTTATAAGACTAATGGGCCAATCATCTCCTTTTTCTACTAGCAATATGGCTAGAGAATATCCAAACAAAAGAGATAGTATAAGATGTATTATCATCCTTACTCTATATCGGAGCATACAAGAAAAAACTACACTATCCTTCAATAGCGTAGTTTAATTCTTATCTATCCACCAATTTTCTACTTCTGGGAAATCGAATATATAGTTATAACTTTGTATGTATTTAACTATTTCTTCAAAGCCAATAAACTCTCTAAGTTTCTTTGCGGTCTTTATTGTAAAAATGAAATCTGAATCTATTAGGATGAAGCTGTGCTTTATATGTCTATCTAACAATAGATAACTTATTTTGTATCCTTGTGGTGAAATATCACCGTAGAAAGATGACTCATAAAGAATCATACTTTCTTTTTACCAAATCTTGCCTTGTTGGACCTTTCTAAAGCTGATTGTATTATTTGCCACTTTCCGTTATCTTGAGTTTGACTCAAAACAGGATAAGCTTTCATTGTAAAATGCATAGCCAAAACTGTTACATAGAGCCACTTATTTGCAATATCAGATATTGCATACTTTTCAAAGAAGCCCCAGTCAGCAAGTTCTTTATAAATCTGCAACGTTTCCCCATTGATTGATTTATCAGGCCTTGTGCATGCTTCTTTGATCTCGTCATAAATGGTTACTGCTCTCTCTACCGCCTCAATCTTGAAATTCATTGGCTTATTCATCAGATTTCCTCCATCCTACCCTCTTATCGTCAAAACTAACGTACAGCAAAGGAAGCTATCAAAAAATAGACGAAATATAAACGTATGACAAATAGATGGTATACAAACTTAGTTGAACAAGATTTGCGCAAAGAAGCTATTAATTGGAAAGATGTTGGAAAAGGACTAGGTATCGGAGGGATGCTAGGAGCCTTGCCTGCTACCATTGGACTTCTAACCGGCCCTCATAACATGCCTCAAACATCTCAGCCAGAACAAACAAAGCAAGTTGAAACGGTTGCTCCTGAACAAAAGCCTCAAGAACAACCCAAACAACAAGTAAAGCCTCAACCAAGACAAAACGTAGCAGTATCTATAAAAGAAGTACAAGACTTTACAGCTCCGTGGGAAGGGTATAGAGAAAAAGCCTACAAAGATAGCGAAGGCTTTTGGACCATAGGTATCGGTTTTAATATGGACCAACCCGGAGCAGAAAAAGAACTAAAGGCAATCGGCGCAGATAAGGCAAAACTTATCAGCGGCCAACAATCTCTTTCAAAAGAACAAATATCAAAACTATTTGAAAAATACGCAAAAATAGCAATTGCTGATGCGCATAAATGGATACCAAACTTAGATTCACAACCAAAGCAAGTTCAACTCATATGCATTGATATGTCATTCAATATGGGAGGAAGCATAGCCTCCAAATTCCCAGATACCGGGAAACTCATTACAAGTAAACAATATGCAAAAGCCGCGTCTCTTATGGAAAAGAGTAAATGGTACGGACAGGTTGGAAATCGCTCAAGAAACCATGTTCAAGTCATGAAAGAACTTGGCAATCAGGCGACTAAAGCTCCCTAGAGATTTCTGAAAAAATGCGATGAGCAATCTTGGCGGTAGCAATTGCATCAACCTTAGCTCTATGAAGACCCTCTGTGCTTCCTAGACCCTCTCTTATAANNATTTCTTACTTCAGAATAGATATCCTTTAGGTCTCGATGCTCTCCAAACGGAAACTCTATTCCGCTTCTTTCGCAATCAAAAAGAACGCAACGCAAATCCCAACTGCCCCATGTATACCAAATACAGTTTGTTGATTCACAACCGTATTCGCTTCTAAACCACTCTCTAAAATCAAAAATAACAGACTCAAATAAAGCCGCTTTATCAATTGATTCTTGCGTTATAGAAGTAAGTCTTCTGCAAAATGGAGATAGTTTGGTTCTTATTTTTGGCTTAACGAGATTGTTCCACGAAGAGATAACTTCATAAGAAGAGTCGCAAACGACTATTCCCATGTCTATTATCTCGTTAATATCAGGAGTATTAGGGGCCTCCCAACAGGTAGCCTCTAAATCAATAATCAAATACATTACTTAAGCAACTTGTTAAGATTTTCCATGAATTCATTTCTGCGTCTTGTACTCCAACCTTTTCTATTAAACTGTTCAACCAGTTTGCCTTCAAGATTGTCAGTATCAATAATACTCTTCATGATATCGCATTCGTCACCAGCTATACTTATAGCTTGTCGTCTAAATGTCTCAAAAGCCTCGGTAGCAATAGGAGCAAGCTCCTTGCATATATTATACATCGCCTCGGCATAAACCCGAATCTCATACTGAGCATGAGGGTCATATCTAAGCGATATAAAATGGAAAAGATTGTGCAAATCAATCTTCCAATACCATTCAGTATAATACGCTACAGGCAAGAACATTCTTGCAGTCTCTCTTGAGACGCCTTGAGATAAAAACTCTTGGTAATCTCCATACGCTTCAGAAGCAATAGTTTGCAACCTACCAATAAAGGCATCCTTCGTTTCCTGAGACAAACTTCCATCAGAGGCTTGTTTGTTCATTTTGCTCTGTCCCATTATTCTTTCTGGATCTGGTACATAGCAAAGGTCGGGAACCTCAGAATAACGAGCCGAATACTCGTTAACGTTAGCGGTTCGATGTCTTATCCATTGACGAGCAACAAATATTGGCATCCTGGCATGAAACTTAAACTCAACCATCTCAAATGGAGTGGTGTGTCTGTGCTTCATAAGATAAGAAACAAGCCCCTTATCTTCGTTTACAGCCTTTGTTCCTCTTCCATAACTTACTCTTGCAGCTTGCACAATTGCGGCATCTGCTGGAATAGAGTATGGGTCCGTAGGACTTGGCATAGAATCTACTAAACGTATAAACCCTGCGTCAAGAACTTTGTACACCTGAAATGCGGGATGCGGCTTTTCTTGGTCTGGATACTTTACTTTTTCAACTTCTGTCATACATACCTCTTGTAAAAGGACTTTAGATGAAGATATCGACACGAACCCCTAAATCAATCGAGGTTTCACTACCGTCCAATTCTGTGACTTTCTCCGTTATCAAATCGAAACACTCCGAAAATAGAGGAAAAAAGAAGTAGTAAATAGAAGTGCATAATGTGAACTATATTTCTTTTAGCGAAGGTTTTTATGAAATGGTATGAAAGAGCAATTCCGAAGATAGGCGATATACAACCTTATTTGAAAGAGGCTGCTAAAAACATAGCTTCTCTTAATAGGGTAAAGAACGTATACGCATGGGGAATTGTTGCTGAAAAATACGACGATAAAAACTTCCGCATCAAAGATGTTGACATTCTTATTGAATGCAATTTTGATTCAGGAGACCTTCTTGCTATAGACAATAGCATGCAAGGAGCGCTAAAAATAGCAAGAAATGAACTTGAAGACTTAGGCTTTAGTCCAGAAGCGGTTGACTTTACAAAAACAATCTTGAAGCACAAAATTCCGTCAATAGATTTTTGGGCTGTATCAAGAGATAAAAAACTACTTCACTGGGGACCAATGACCGAAACAGTTGAAGAATGGAAACAAGTAAGAAAAGAAGCAGAAAGTAAGGCAGAGACTATTACTGGAATAAAGAAAAAAGAAATAGTCAAAGCATCTGAATCTGATAGAAAGAAGTGGCACGAAGCTTACGAAAACCATATTCAAGAATACTCAAACGGATGTCCTCAAGGCTGGTATTCTTCTCAAAACAATGTTGATAAGATATTTGATAAAACCATAAAACTCTAATGAGTAAGTTTGTTATCAAAAATCCAATATGTTCTATTTGCGGAAGCAAAGACGTTTTATTGCTCAATAGACATTTCTTTTACTCTGTAAAATGCGAAGAATGCGACCATTCTTATATTCTTATGGAAGAGAAGAAGCACTCTTCCTTCATAAAGAAAAAAGACCCAAATCGACTTGAAAACTCTTTTTGTCCATATTGGACGCTTACAAAAAACTATAAACAAATGAAAAGATTTGAAGTTCTCCTAAAAGATAATGAAAGCGTCATGTGTCAGGATTTCTCGCCAAAAAGTCTACAAAAGTTCATGGAGAATACTGGGCTATCTTTTACCATAAGCGTTTTAGAAGGAGTCGCTGTCGTCACCATCAGAGATTAACCTATCCATTTCGCTTTTTAGAACATATCTTTCTTTCCAGTCAATCTCTAGGTATTCAGGAACTTCATCATAAATATACGATAAAACAGTATCATTTAGATATTCAGCGATAGTTTCATTAGTCATATACATAGACGGCTCTTTGATAGGAACTCGATTCCTTCTTTCGCCAAAATACCCATTTATAACAGATTCTACAAGATAACTCTTCTTTGGTCCAACAAGTTCATTCGCATCTAGTTCTAAAAAATGGTCTCTTAGGGCGATAAGACTTTGAATGAATCTTTTTTGATATTCTTCTTTGCTTTTAGCCATATTTATCTCCTATATTGATTATCGAACAAAGGTCAAACGCCTCTATAAAATGAAAGGAATTGAGTCGATATAACAACGGAGGTTAACATGATAAAGGCACTCCTCACTGCGACTGTTCAGCTTGTCAGAAAGGCATTGCGATTGAATGAGAACGGGGACGAGAGCGAATCTCTTCCAACAAATAGTATTACTCAATATGTCGATGAAACAGAGACAGAAGCCCTTCCAGTCCCTAAAAAGGACAAGGTTCTGTTTCAAGCAAATACCGTAAATGCAAGCGGACCTATAGAATGTCCAAATCAATGCTCTACTAAAGTAAATCAAAAGCCAGCAGAAAACAACGTCAAAACTGGAACGTTCAAAATAACTCTAGAGTATAACGAAGCGGCTCTTGACCACATTGAACGTTTATGCAGGTTTTTTGAGATATCTCAAACAGATGCTCTTGCAAGAGGAGTATGGCTCCTTTCTATAGCAAGAGATGTTGAGCTAAACAATAAGAAACTTGGAGTTATAACAACGGATAACAATGGCCTTGTTACCGATGTCACTCCAATCAATATTGTTTAAGGCTTGTCCACCAAAAGTATACCGTCAAGATGGTCAATTTCATGCTGGGCGCAACGAGCTTCTAAGTCTCTTAGATGCTCTTTTACCTTTTTGCCCTCATAATCTATATACTCTATAAGTACATATCTATTTCTTTTGACCATTTTTCTAACTCCGGGACAAGAAAGGCATCCCTCTTCCTCTTCAAAAGGAACGCAGCCATAAGTTATGACTGGGTTTATGAAGGTTTTAGGCCTTTTCATCTTTGGAGTCTTCATAACAAACATGCGAATGTCAAGGTTTGCTTGATTAGCAGCAAGTCCTACCCCTTCATTCACAAGCATGATATTAAGCATCTTGTCTGCTGCTCGGCGCAAATCTTCTGAATACTCAGTTTCTTTACACTTTTGCCTTAGTATTTCAGCAGGTATCTGTACAAGCTGTATTTTTGATATATCCATATGAACACTTCGTCTTTTTTGTCGATAAATCTAATGGTTAGTCACAGATAGGCTGTGGCTTGTTAGTAAAAGGAGTTGGCTTATGTTAACCGTTAGGTGTCCTGTTCATTTTCCGCAGTTAGTGTTTGAAAAAGAGATTTGTTTTCCAACAAACTCATCAAAAGTTCCATTGTATAGGCTTGACTGGTCAAAGTTTGACGCTCACAGTAAGCAAACCTTAGAAAAATGGAACAATTTATACAAACCAGATGTTCAAGTTCCGTTCTTCTCTATCGTGCCAGAGAAGATTGAAGGTCTCTTGAATGATAGGACGTTTTTGCTTGAAGGTAAGTATCTAAGTGAAATCAACAGGTGTTTCAGACAAGCGTTTGAGGAGTGGCAAATCAAAAAGCCATTTGACTCTGTAATCGTTGGTACAACGATGGAGATACAAAAAGCATATGTCTTTGTTGGGTTCAAGTTGCTTTGCGACTGTTTGTTCAATGAGAAGAGTTTCTACTTCGAAAAAAGTGTTTTGAAGAAAATCGCTCCTCATGCTATGGCTGCTAGGTTTTGGCAGCAGTATGTAGGAACTGGTTTAATAGAAGAGTTTGCCTATATAGACAAACTCGAAAATCTTCTTTCTACAAAAGATTTAGGAACGGATAGTATTGTTGTTGAGTCATTTATTAAAGACCTAAGAAGTAATATAAAAGGTCTTGAGTTGTGGAGAGAAGTTCCAATAGAAGCCAAATCAACAAAGCCTGCGAATATTAAAGAGAAACTGGAAAATATTAGAGTTGGATTCCTTATTAATGGTGATATATCAGATCGTTGTTGCGAAAAAGATACTGATGGAGATGGAGATTGTCCAATTCATAAGAAAATAAAGAATCAAAGATAAGTATTATCTCATTGTTTCATTAAAGAAACAGACCACTACGTTCTTTGTAGTGGTTTTTTGTTGGAAAAATTTCTATAAGAATTTCAGGTATTAGAAAATTTAATTGTAGCTTTTCGTAAGGCATCGGGTCAGGTCTGGGCAGGTAGGCTTGATTATTTACCTGAGCCTGATCGGCTCAGAGGTCCGAACCTCCTACGTCGGTTCGAACCTTTCCTGTATTATTAGGTTGGATATTAGATAGCCACAACTTTATCTATTGTGGAAGCGCTTATGTCAATTTAGCGCTGCGCTCGACCTTTCAGCCAAAAATGTAACTTTAAGTAAAATTGCACTCTTGGCTGACCCTCTTGTACGAGATGCTAAGTTGGTCTTTTATAGTCGGTGGGAAGACTTAGCTATATATCAGTCTACCGTCTCCTTTTCGTCTAACTGCAAGGTGAAAGGTGAAAGCCAAGCAGTCAACTAAGTTCTATTGAACTTCGGAGAAAACGCATCAGAATCTAGATTCCTTTGCGAATACTGCCCTTTATGGGGCTGTATGCCTAAGACGGAGGCTAAGGCGGGAGCCTATTCAAGAAAGAAGAAGGGTCTTGAATTCCCTTTGTTTATGTTCGTCTTGGGACACTCTAGATGCCCAATGACTGCTTAGTAGGTGTTGTCGGCAAAATGGTGGTATCAGGACCAGCTTTCACCAAAAGAAAAGACCCCGCCTTGGCAGGGTCTTGCAGTTAAAAGTCTTCGTCATCATCGTCATCTTCTAAATCATCATCATCGTCGTAATCGTCGTCATCATCATCGTCCATAAAATCGTCGTCATCATCGTCCCAGTCATCTAGATCGTCATCTTCATCATCTAGATCGTCATCTAATTCTTCATCGTCGTCTTTCTTCATAACCGACTGATGTATATCATTTAATATTCTCATTAGTTCAGTATCACTATTTTTCATCACTACTATCTCCTTTTCTGAAATTGCTTTTTTCAAGACTGTAAATCTCTTTGTTTATATTGTCAACAGCAATCTTATTTAGATGCTCAAAATGAGATGTTCTAAAGACTCTGTTTCCCTTCAACTTCAAAAAAGATTTCCAGAACTTGATTCTACCTTCAATCCACTCTTTATCACTCAAGAATCCAAATTCCTCCCTTACTGTTTCAGTAGACATAAAAAATGCTTCAACAGGGCAGGCGGAGATTCTTTGAAGGTCAATATCTACAATCAGATTAGCTTCATAATCGTTTTCTGGAGGATTGACTTTGTGTTTTGTCCATAAAACAAGATCGTAGATTCTTCCAGCCCTTTCACCAGAAAAGCCCATTTGTAGAAGTTCATTAAGGGCAAACTTTGCACTATCTTCTTCGTTCGTTCCGGTCGCTGGATTTAAGACATACACGCAATCATGGTAAAACCATGCAAGAAGGACATTATTGATTGCGTCTTCTGTGCATTCACACAAAACTTCTACATCAACAATATCCCTAACCCCCTGAGATATATGACTAAAGTTGTGGTAGTTTCTTGGAATCAAAGGGGAACAAGAAACTGGTTCTTGATACATAGCCATTAGTCTATTAAAACTAGATCTAGTTTCAACTAAATCAGACAGCTTTGCTCCTGCATTTATGGCTCTATCGTAGACATAAAACAGGTAGTCTTCCTGATCAAGACTGTTGATAAGATAGTCAGCGTTATTTTCAAGGATATTCATCCATGTTGCTCCAAAACGTCACACAACACTAGGTGTCGGCGTTTCACTAAAAATCTTCTTCGACATCGTTTTTCTTGAACAGGATAGGCTGTCCTTCAAAAGAAGCAATACTGATATCCAAAGAGCCGCCTTCTGTTTCAGTATATATGGCGGTAGTTTCAACATATTGCATTCCAGTAAGTTCCCTAAACGATTCAATCATTTTCTTGATAAGAATGTTGAATTCTTCTGATGAACTTACTCTATCTTTCTTTAGACCGAATATTTTACAGGTTTCTCCAATCTCCTTATTGAAGAAAGAAGATACCCCTTTCCCGGAAAGATGTTGAGCAAAAAAACTTGAAGATTTTGGCAAAAAAGCAAGAGCATGATCGCAGGATACTCTGATAATGGCCTTTCTCGATTCAAAATCAAGAACATCTTCCTTGTTGATTATACAGGTTGGAGTTTGATTTAGATCAGACAATTCATCAACAACGGCTCCCCATGAAAGAATAGGATCAGGAGGAATTGTGTCAGAAAGCAAAGTCTTGATATTCAAGTTATGAATCTTTTCGCTTTTGGGATTCAGGTTGGATCCAGCAATAGCAAAGAATCTTTTACCATTAGGGTCTATATATCTATATACAAAAACCTTTAGAACTGGTTTGGCAATTTTTCTTCTTTCAACAATTGCATTACCAAGCCTAACAACAAGACGAGCAATCTTCTGAGTCAACTCTTCTTTTGTTGCACAAGGAATAAATGGAACGAAGAAGCAACCAAATATACAATCTAGGTTTTGTTGAATGTTTATATTGTTCAAGTCGTATAATATGGCAAAATCTGTTGTATCAAAATAGATAGGGATCTTTATGTATCCATCTTCCATATCATTTACATCAATGAAGTTTCGCTCATAGCGAACATTGCCTTGAGTAATGAAGCTTGGAAGCAAATTATTAGAATATGTTACTTTTTTCATGCAATACCGCCATCTGTGAAAGAATTAACATTTGCTATTCCATAATCGTTCAAAACAACTTTATCTTGATTGTTTCTAACAGTTTTCCCGCAAAAAGCAAGAAGCATACAGAAAGACCTCAAAAGCATATGCTTTGCAGGAGCATCTATATCCTGAACATCAAAAACCATAAAAGAAATGTCGTTATTTAGAATAGATATAGAACTTTCCGTAAGTAATACATCAATAGAGTTTTTATATTGAATAGTCTCACAAAAACTTCTAATGAATTCTTCCTGAAGAACAATGTTTGTTTTAGCGGTTTTACCCGCTAATCTCAAGCAGGCAACAACTACTTCTGTCATTCTGTTTGAATCCAAAAAAGATGAAGCAGTGAAGAAAACAAAGGGTCTTTTGCCTCCCATTTTTGTGGTATGAATTTTCGTGACAAGATTTTTTCTAGAGCAGAGGATTTCAAACTCGTCATAGTTGCAAAAAAGGTCTTTGCACTCAAAACAGAGTTCGTTTATCTTACCAGAAAGCCGTTGTAGTGGTTTTTCTTGTTCGGAGATTTCTTTATTTTCCATAGCACATCTCAGTCAACAAGGGGTTGACCCTTGATGACCGGAATATCGTACAAACAGTCGTCTCCGAACCTTTCTCTCACATGATCAATCATTACGCCGCTATGAGTTGTCACAATAAACTGCTTTTGCGGGAACATTTCAAGAATCTTGTCAAGCATCTTTTTGTGACGTTTGAAATACACATGCATCTCAATATTATCAACAAGAACAATATCGCTCTTGTCAATAGTCTCAGGATCGCAAAGATTTCTCAAAAGAGTGGCAATTTTCTTCTCGCCAGCGCTCATAGACTTGTAGTGGACGTTGACATTGCCTTTTTCAATGATAAAGTCCTGATAAAAGGCCAAAGAATCGTTTTTAGCATCAGAAATTTGATTATACACCTCTTCTGTGGTCATAACTGCCCCTTGGGGCTTCTTTTTGATTTTATCAACGTTTTTAGCGTATGCTGACAAGGCCTCTTTGAGAAGGTCTTTTGAAGCGCTAACCCCCTCAGAAGAAACTGGTTTTTCAACCCTACAGTTATAACCATAAATAGCTCTTCCTAGCTCTATAAAGTCTTTCACCCTATCCGCTGGTATTTGAAACTTGCTATTATTTATTGGGTGGTCAGCATCAATATAAACGCAGTTTTCAGCTTTCCTATCGCTCAAGTCATTTCTTATAACATCATTATCTTTGATGTGAACAACAAACTCTTTACCATCCTCTTCAAATATTCCTATTATTTCCATTTGGTTTGTATATTTAGTGTATGCAATATATCCCGGATCATAATCCGGATGAAACTGCATCTTTCTAAGAAGAAGATTTTCATCATCATCTGTTCTTTTTGCGTACATTTTGGCCCTAGAAAGAACGGCAATAGCATTCAATCCGGTAGATTTTCCGCACCCATTAGGTCCATAAAAAACATTAATCTTCTTATATGAACCATCTTTGTTGGCAAAATTGAAAACGCTTTTGTTTTCAAATCCAGAATAGTTAGATAGTTCTAGCGACTTTATTTTGAGCATGAAAAAACCTCCAGTTGATATTGCTTTATCGACAACCGGAGGTTTATCTTCTAATAAGTGTAAGTTTATCTTCTACATATGCTCGTTATTCGCCGCCAAGCCGCAGATAAAAGAACCAAAATAAGCATTCCCATTACATGCTTTTGGTGTAAAAGGCTACATCTTTCGGACTCTTTAGCCACATCTTTTAGAGTTAGCATACCATCGCTCCTTGAGAGAATGATAGGCAAATGCGTTTCACACCGTGTAATTTGTGTAATGCATTGGTTCGTCAAGATTTTCATTGTAAAAATACCAGCCAATGAACTGATCCCCAAAGTAGTCGCAAACCACAATTACCGCATGTGTAAATGCAAAATTTATTTCAGGACAAGATGCTCCATTGTATGTATCTTCAAAGATATCTTTTTTGAAGACTCCATTGATAATAGAATCATAGTATATATCATGGTCTGTCCATCCAGAAGCTTTTGCTTCTTCCAGTTTTGAATTGCTTTTTCCTGTAGTTTCAAAAATGGTTTTGAATATTTTTGAGGCAGACCTGAGAAGAACACTGTGGCTTATTATTTTGTTTCTGGTTTTACATTCCAGATTAGCATATGTCATTCTGTAAATATCTTTAGTGTCTTCGCTTTGAAAAGTGAATAAGGCATCCGTCTCTATAATGTGAATTTTTACTTTGAGAGAACGAAACTGAGAAGGAGTTATCGCTCCTATTCTTTCAGGAAGCGGTGTTGGTAATTCCTGAAATACTTTTTTGTCCTTGGGATTTTCAAAATCTTTCTTTCCCATGTATTCTAGATCAATTTTACCAGAGAATTTCCTTCGGATGTTTTGGATAAATTTGCTTGCTTTTTCTTCAGACGGAAAACCATAATCGCAAATCATAACATCCCAGTCTGTAAAATTTCCCTTATATTTCTTTGCTTCCTGCTGAATCTGGTCAAAGGTAGGGCCAAGAGAAGACCCGTCGCCATGAAGAATGTCCTCTATGGAGTCTTCGCACTTATCGGTCAAAAACACTCTCACACAAAAGCGATACTCGTCCATTGTTTCCTCCAATATCTGATTAGGAATCGACAAGTTCGCTGTTTGAATTATTCTTTTTCACGATTACCCGTAAATGGAAGCCTTGTCATACCAAGAAGATGCTTGCTTATTTACATCCTCTTCGTCGTCATCATCTTCTTCATCAATTGCTCTTCTTCCTGCCTCATCTTCGAAGTCAAAGGCTATTTGGTCTGGATCTTCATTGCCGCCAAAAGCAATACCTTCTTGCTCAAAGAATTGTAAAGCATCTCGACCGAGTTGTAGGTTTATTTCCCTATCTTCTTGCCTTGCTTTAGCAATGTTCTCTTGAATCTTCGCGTCATTGAATCCGCTTAGAATATATTCTTCTGCTTCTGCATCGAGATTCTGAATAATGTTCGCAATCCTAATCTTGCTTCTTACGAACTTATAGAATATTTCATCTGGATTGAGTCTTCCGTTTTCTCCCTTTACAACCATGTAATGAGTATTTACTGGCATAAAGTTGTTAATTCTGAATGCTCTTCCTTCTGTCTGCTCGGCAGTATATGGAGACCAGTCAAAGTCATTCATTATAACATTGCTTGCGGAGTTCTCAAGACTGATTCCGGTTCCTCCCTTTTTAGCGGAAATAACCATAGCCCTAGCAATACCTTCTGGATCTTTGAACTTCTCAACAGCGTCCATAATTACAGCGCCGTTATCGTCTCCCATAATCCTTACAACTTGGAAGTCAGGATCTTTGGTTTTAACATACTGTAACAGCTCTGCGTATATCTGCTTACATACCCCTCTAAAGTTAGAGAAAACCAGAACCTTTTCATCTCTATCAAGTATTTCCTTAGCCTTCGCTATCGTGTGAGGAACCTTTAGCTCGGCAAGTTTCTTTCTTTGCCCAGTAAGTCCTGCAAGAGCATGTCCTGCATTTCCGGCATACCTTATCCTAAGCCTATCAAGTTCGTCTCTAAATGCTTCCATATCAAAATCTTCTTCTAAAATATAGTTCTCTCCGATTTTGTGTTCTGGAAGATTTGGATTGATAGATTTTTGAGATCTGCTCAAATAAGCGCCGGAAAGGGTAAGCCACTTTCTAAGATTGTACGCTCTTTCTTCTTGTTGAATAAGCGCGGCTTTTGCCTTATTCTCATCTTTGAAATCTGTTGTTGAAATCTTTGAGCCAACGAATTCTTTGTTAAAGTCCCTAGCATCTAGCTTGCCAAGAGTGTGGTCTACAACATTCAAAACGTTATGAACGTCAATAGCGGTATTGGCTACAGATGTAGCAGATGCTGCCCACTTAAACGGAATAGAAGGAGCAAGCATTCCTACGATTCTGGCCATAGCGCTTTTTGCATTCTTAATAAGATGGGCTTCGTCAAAAATGGCAACAGAATATTTTGCCGTAAAAAGACCATCAAGTATCGCTTGTCTAGATCTCCATCTTTCTTTGACAGCAGGAGCTCCCGTTGGTCTTCTAATAATGTTTCCGTCTTGACCAACTTGAGGGTCAACAGAAAGATTAGAATAGGTTATTATTGTCCATCTCTTGTTATCTGATGGGTTAAATGATACTTGCGAAGGATCTTCTCCTAGCTTATCAACAATTTCATTTGCCCATTGAAGCTGTGTTGCTTTAAGAGTTATGATAAGGCAGTTTCCGCCGCTACGTTCAAGTCTCATTTTGGCGGCTGCAAGAGTAGTAAGAGTTTTTCCTGTTCCGGTTTTATCTCCCAAAATAGCATTGTTTCTTTCATATAGCCAACGAACGCCGTCTTTTTGCTTTGGAAACAGTTCAACATTCTTAACTGATTTCTCAACATCTTTATAGAATGTTTTGTAATCAAATTCCGGGTTTCCCCTTTTGTCTCTTATTTGTCTACCGGCCTCATCTTTAACTTCATATCCATCAAGCTCTCCTGGATATCTTGTTCTTTCCATTTTACCGGCTCGTAACAAAAGGCTTAGAGCTACTCTAAGATTAGTTACATCCCAACCTCTGCTCTTTACAAGAGAAGCAAAGCGATAAAACTCATCAAACTTTCCATAAACACACCATCTGTTTTCTTGCTCAAGTCTCATTCCTGTTGGTTCATATCTACCATTTGGAAGTTGTTTGAGCTGAGGAGGAAGTACATTACCATGAGCTTGAGGCGGTTCTGGTCGCAAATCGGTAAGATTGGCCTTACTTGGGAATGAGAATCTAACAAAATCTTCTAACTCTCTTTGAAGAATCGGTGTCCTTGGGAAAGAGATAGATAATAGGAATTTGGTATTATCGCTTATATCTCTAACGATAATTGTCTTATTTGGGTCTTGTAAATTCTCTTTATTTTCTTCAAGAGTTTTCTTGTATTTCTCAGTAATTTGAAGTAGTCTTGTAACATCAAATCCCTTCTGTCTCATAAACTCAGCAAGAGCCTCTAGTGCTGATGGAAGAATTGGGGGATTGCCTCTAAGCAAGAATACCCATCCTCCTTTTCTTCCTCCACCAACATCAACTTCAGGATTCCATCTTGCTCCAATCCTGTTCATTTTAATGAAGTTTGTAACATCGTTGTTCTTTTTGAAGTTTAGTATAAACTCGTCCCAGCTTACTTCTGTAATCTGTATAGGTTCAAAAGCTGCAACTTGCTGTTCTTGTGGCCCTTCTATTTGTTTTGGTTTCAAGAATCTCTGTATTTGAGACACATCAAAAC